GGTCGCTCGCGGCTGTTGGCTGAGTCGGAATGGCGATGTCGATATGCGCATCCAAGCCGTCCACGATCCGCCTGGAAATCTCGGCTCGCGTGCCTTCCGTATCGAGTCCCATGGATTCCGCGATGGCAATCACATCCGTTTTGCGGGGCAGTTCGGCAAGTGATTCGATGGTGTGAGGCGTAGCGGATTCGTTCATGGTGTCGGGTTGGTTATCGGATTTTGACGTTGAGACCAGCTTGGAAGTCGGTCACTTTCTGGAGCATGACATCCTGGTCCAGGCAGGTAAAGGCGAAAGGATACTCAGGGTCGCCGGCACACTTGTTCTTCCGCTTGCGCACGTCCCTCCAGTGCGCGTCGAACGTCGAGTCGGAGATCGGCTCCGCTACCACGCCGTCGTCCACCTTCGGATAAACCTCCCGCAGATCCTCGAACATGAACTCAGGACGCGGCGGACGCTCCCATCGTTGCCACAGGCGCAGGGCCAGCTCCGCGGCTTTCTGCACTTCCATGGGCGCGTAGATGAAATACTCGCGATGCGTCGGCTCGATCTGGAACTTGCTGTGATAGACCAGCAGCGTCACGATGTATGGCACCTGCGCACGCACAAGCGACTCGCGAATCGGATCTCCGGACTGTCCGCTATCGTCGTAATTGCCGACGCGAGCCATCCCCTGGATGTAGTAGGTCCGCATCTGCTTGGCGGACAGCACCGCGCCGTGCTTCGGATTATCCACGGGCCGCCCGAGATGATCCCGCAACTGCACATTTTTGAAAATCTGCGCGTGTCTGGCTGTGTTTTCCATGCCCCAGTAATGCGTCGCCGCCCGGATTCCGTCAACCCGTTTCTCTCTAAGCAAATTACGTTTCGCGCCGGGTATCATGGGTCGGTGCAGTGTATTTGACAATCCGTGATACCCTGGTCTCGTGCGCGGCGCCCCCGAACGCGTTGAGCTACCGCGTCTTACAGATTTCGACTCGAGTATCATTTTGCCTCTTTTGAACTTCCCGATCGAGTATCATTTAGCCGTTTGCATGATACCTTTCTTCTGGGTCCTATAATGCTGGCGGCAAAACCACCTCGCGCGTGATGCGCAGAGTCTCGAACTTTCCAGGCTCCAATTTCAGCGTGTGGATGTAGTATCGGGTCGGCAGATTCAGCCACCGCGTCAGTTCCTGTTTCGCCCGTGGAACACTGCCCTTGGCTGGCTTCGGCATGCCTGGCTCTTGCAGGGATTTCAACCGCATCAGGTAGAGTGCGGTGTCTGACGTCGGCAGCGTGGCGACGTTCGGCGAGATCATGTGATACTCCGCGCCCCTGGAGCCGCCGCTGCCTTCTTCGCGCGCCTGCGTGGACTTCTCGCGAGACTCGATCAGCTGCGCTCGTGCTGCGATCAGATCGACCAGCTGCAGGTCGCCACGATCGGACGCCGCCAGGTTATCGTCCACTTTCGCTTCCCGCAGCCGCTTCAGATCTTCGGCTTGCATCGCGGCGTATGCTTCCAAGGACAGAAGCTCTACCCGGATGTCTTTTGCGACGCCTTCGGAATCGCGGTAGTTGAGGATCTCGATCGTGGTGCCTGGCGCTGCGCTCAGTAGCGCGGCTTTGATTTGTGTGATGTCGTTCATGATGATGTGATGGTTGTTGGTGTACGCAAAAAGCCCGGTCACCGCACTGGGCGATGACCGGGCAGATGAACCGCAAAGAAATTCTACATTTTGTCCTACGCGCTGGCCACGGCGTCCGACGCAACCGCCGGCTCGAGAATCGGAGACTGCTCCTGCTTCATCGCCATGAACTGATCGACAGGGTCCGGGTTGTTCGGCTGCAACCGTTCGCCCTGCTCCTGCATCATGTCGCCGCCCTCGGCATCCTCACTCATGCCGCCGGCAGAGTCAGACGTGAGTTCCTCCTGCATGGCGTCGCTGACTGCCGGATCTCCGGACGGCATCCGACCTTCAAGCGCGGGGTCCGCCGCCAGCATATCGTCGCTGATTGCCGGGTCTTCGGCCATCATCTGTTCGAGCTCTGCGGAGAGCTGTGTGTCCGCCGCGGTCTTTTCCAGAATCTGCGGACGGAAATAAGTCAGCTGCAGCAGGGTGGCAATTCCGGCGAATTTTTCGATCTGCTCTTCGCCGTGCGACAGGACCTCGTCATACAGACTCGGCACGAGATCGGCGAACTCCGCAGCGGCCAGCGCTGCGACAACGGGCCGGAGCCTGGCGGACTTGCAGATCGCAACCGCCGCAAGCGCGCGCTCTGGTAGCGGCAGCGGCTCATCCGATGCTCCGCGGGCGAACTCCACCAACGCTTCCATTCCGCCGTCGCGCTGGGTTTGCACCATCCCGGCGATACCATCCCGGGCTGCCTTGTGCAGCAAGTCCGAGGTGACACACACCGATGCCGATTTTTCGTGGGCCATCTGATCCACAGCCAGCATCAGGAATTCCTGGGCCGCAGCTTCACAGTCCGCCTCCGCCCACAACGTCGCGGCCGACTTCAGCTGCTCTTCGTCGCCAACCTCCGGCTCACTCAGGTGGCCGTCGGCAGCCACCTGGCGCACGCGCTTCGGGTATCTGGACTTCGGTGTCTGGACTGTCGGAAAGGCTTTGCGCAGTGTCGCGAAAGTGACCCCGCCGGCCGCGAGCGCAGCCAGCAGCGGCAGCGCCACAGGCGTCGCCGAGATCAGGTCATACAGATTCATCTTGGCATCCACTGCCGGAGCCGCCGCGGCACGTTTCGACACCTCGAGGTCCGCGGCGAGAAGCGCCTCGCCCTGCGCTTCGTCCAGCAGCTTCTGCTTGTGCTTTTTCTGCAGGTAATTGTAGACGGCCTGGGTCAGCGCGTAAGCGCCGCCGGCGCCCAGAATGCCGCCCGTGACAGCCAACCCGGGCGCGATCCACCGATTCACGTCTGACGCAGACTTCTGCTGCGGGTGCGGGGATGAGATGTAGAGCGTGTCGTCGTTCAGGCGCGATTTGTCCGCGAGCTCGTTCTCCTCGCGCAGCGACTTCAGATAGTTCAGCAGCGCCACGACCGCGCTGGCGCCGGCCCCCAGGGCCATGCCGCCGACGGCCATGTTGCGCACGAGACTTGTTCCGCGCGCGTCTTGCGCGGCGGCTACATCCGGCGAGTTGACCGTGCCGGTGAGTTTACCGGCGGCTCCTCTTGCTACAGTTTCGATCAGGTTGGTTGGCATGGTGTCAGAACTGCATGTATTGGACTTCTTGGTAAGTGATGAACACGACCCAGGAGCCTTCGTAGGGTTGCTTTTCCAGCACGGAGATCGCCAGCGTCGGCGTCTCCGGGTCTGCGGATGCTTTCAGCAGGCGGTTGTACTCGGCCAGGTCCGCCGGTTTCGATAGTGTGAGTATTTTGGTCTCGGGGTTGACGAGTCGCACGGATGACGGCTGCTCCGCCATCTGCCCGCGGATGGACGGTTTGCTTCCCCACCTGGTATCGGTCGGTCGCGTCGGCGTTTCGTCGTCATCCTTGGTTGCGTCCTTGTCGTCCGGACCCGCGGGCGGACGGTCTTCAAACCGATCCGCATCGACTTTCGCGAACTTCTCCTGGTCCTCCGCCGAAAGCGCGGAGGCGGATTTTTCAAACATCTCTTCAGCGCTATCCATCAGCGCGGCTTCCTGCTCTGCGGGCGTTGAGCGTTTTGTTTTCGCGTCAGACATTGTAGCGTGAGCGTGTTGTTTTTGCGGCGGGTTGAACTTCGTTCGCCATGTCCTCCTCGATGTCGTTCTTCAGCTTTCGATACGCCTTGACCTTCTCCATAATGATCGCGTTCTCCGCCGATGACTGCTCGGCGTTGCGTGACAGCAGAAACGCGAGCGAACCCAGTGCAGTTCCGGTGAGCGCACCGCCGGCTGTGAGGGTCTTGAGGATGTTCCCGCCGATGTTGTCATGCAACGCCACGGCGGCCGGCAGCAAGGCAGCCCCGGCCTCCTTGCGCAGCTCCTCCTGGTTTGCGAGCGCGCGACGGACACTGTCCGTGAAGCGCCGATAAGAGGCGTGCCACGTCGCAGTTTTTTCGAGGTTGCGGAAGAGAATGCACACCGGCGAATGCGCGTCGCCGAATCCTTCAAAAAGATCTGCGGCCAGCTTGCACAGCTGACGCTCAAAAGGGATGCCCTCTTCGCTGGTCATGACGCGCTGTCTGCCCTGCCGACGCAGCATCTCGTTGCGTCCGATTCCGAACGCGGAAGCGGCCAGTCCTTGTCCAAACGCGAATCCTACAGCGGTTGCATTCATAAATGTTACAGATAGTCGGTGATTGAAACTTGTCCCAGAATGTTGCGGCTCGGACCGGCGTCGTAGCCATACCCCATCGCGCCGCCCAGCATACCACCCGCAATCATTGGTAGCAAGCCTTTGGAGCCCAGAAAACGCACGGCCAGCGCGCCAATGCCGGCACCAGTCGCAGTGCGGAGTAGGCGATAGAGGTCCTCCTGATCGGAAGATCTGGCACTCGCAAGAGCGCGCAGGATCAGCGCGCGCTGTCCGGAGTTGATCGACGGATCGCTGTTCAACAGTTGAATGACGAGAGGCAACCAGTCCGTCGCTGCCTGCTTTGAGAGCCACGCCTCGCGGCGGTTGTGCTTGCTCTGCGCCCATGCAGTGCCGGCCGCGCCAACGCCGCCGGCAAGCAGCGCAGCCATGAGCGCGCGCTTGATCGGACTCCCACCCTCCCGCTTGCTGGGTCCCCACAGATAGCCACCCACTCCGCCGGCCAGCGCCGACAGCAGCCCGGCCGTTCCGACGGCCTTGCCCTGCGACGAACTCCCCCAGTCAAGCGCCTTGCCGATGCCGCTGGCAATCGAATCGTTCCACTGCCGCGCGGGGGTTTTCGGAATGCGCTGCAGCGGCGCATACCCGTTGTTGGCCGCTTCTTGCAGATGCATCATCCGGTAGGCCGGATCGAAACTCAGCTTGTACTCGTCGGGAGTCATATACACCCGGGAGTCGTCTGGCGAGAGCCCAATGGAAGCCTTCGGATGTTGGAACGAAATTTTACCGTCAGGTTCGTTCCGAAAATCCCACACCTCGCCCTGCAGGTGGTGCGGAATGGACTTCGGAACCGCGCCGTGCGGTATGAGCGGATGCACGATCTCCTCGCTCATCGCCGTCCTCCACTTCCGTTCCCGACGTGCGGGGAGTTCTGTCCTGGATACTTTGCCACCCAGTTCTCCGAGTCAAACCGGTCCGCTGCGTCTGTCGCACTTCCACGCGGAGTCGCCGCGTGATCGTGGTCGAAACTCAGTTCGCCTTCCGTCAACTTCTTGGACGCGGCTGCGGCAACTTCCTGCACCGCCGCCTCGCGGAGTTTTCGTGGGTATTGGGATTTCTGGTGAGACATCGCATCGAGACTATACGATTATTGCTGCTGTCCGGCAAGCATTTGCCCGACTTGGGCGCGACCTTGCGAACCAGCCTGCGCGCGCATCTTTTCCATGGCGTCTTTCGCCGCGGCGTAAAGCGTCGGATTGATTGCCTCGGCCCGCTGCATCTCCTTGCGGTGCGAATTCGGCTGCTGCGTGTGCATCTGGATCCACTGCTGGGCGATCTCCTGGGCGCGCTGCTGCACCATGGTCGGGTCAGCATTTGTATCGACGGCGTAATCCAACGGAGAAGCGGGGGCGCCGCCTGCGCCGGCCGCCGCACCAGCCCCGCCCTGAGCGGTCTGCTGCATGGACTGCTCGGCCGCTGCCATTGCGAGATCGGCCATGGAACCCTGCGTGCGTTCCTTCTCGTAATTCTTCGCAAGCTCTTCGGCTCCGCGCTGAATCTCCTGATCCTCCTCGATGGCCCGAATGTTCGCGGCCTCCGGGTCGGTGACTCCGATGTCCGGGTAGACATCCTTTCGGGGGATCTCGCGGTTTGCGGCGAGCTGCATGCGCAGCTGCATCCACTCGGCGTTGTATGCCACGACCGGACGCTTGAGTCGCACCTCCATCTCCTTCGATTCGAAGGCTCGCTGCACCGTGCGCGCGATAAATTTGAGCAGCCCGTCGAGTTCTGCGTAGAGCCACTCATACTGCCGCTCGAACATGCGAATGGCATTCGGCAGCTGCTCCGGATTCAGCGTGCCACGGAATAATTCACGCGGGAATCCAAGCCCGTCGAACAGCTGGTTGGTGTATGCCTCCACGACGTCATACAGCACCATGGCCTTGCCTCCGCCGTCGAAGGTCTGCATCTCGATCGGGAACGGCACCGCGTGGATCGATGTGGCGTCCCTCCGGCGCGCGGCGATCATGTTCTGCATCTCCGAGCGCCAGCGCGACATCAGTGTGGTGAGCACGGCGTCGCCGATGTTTCCACCGAAGTTCGGACTCAGCACTCTCGTCGGATGCAGGAATTCCTGCGCGACGGCGAAGTCCGCCTTCCGGTAAATCGCCAGTTGGTAGAGCGCATCGTAGTGCATCAGCACTTCCGGCACTGCCCATCCGGAATCGGAGACTCCGCACGGCGTCGGCGATCGAAAATGATGCACCTCGCCCTTGCGGAATCGATAGTCCTTGTTCTTCGAGATCGCCTCCAGCAGACCGCGCGGCGTGTTGTTGATCTCGTGCAGCTTGTTGTGCTTGACCCTGGCCTCCATGTCCGGAGGAATCCGGTAGATGTATTCCGTCGTGTCCGCGTGGTGCGGCGAGTCCAGATCCACGTAGCGCGGGTCCAGGAAGATGATGGAGAAGCGGTCAGGCGCAGCAGACGGCTTGTCGCGGAATTCCAACCTCACAGTCGGCAGATCGGCCATCTTGCGCTTTTGTTTCGGCAGCTTCGCCGCCGCTGCCATGTCCGGCACCTCGTAAACCATATCGGACCAGTGATACTTCACCAAATGTTCCGGAAATATGTCCAACGAAATGGCGCGCTGGAGTCCGTCGCGGTTGTCGACGAGCCAGCGATCGAACGGCTCGACGCAGCGGACGAACGCCTGGCCGTAGATGGCCCACTCTGTGCCGGCCTTCTGCATCTTCGAGAAGATGCGCAGCGTTTCCGTCAGCAGCCGCTCCAGCTTCTTCTGTTCGTCCTTGTCGCCCGCGTCGACGAATTCGATCCCGGTGATGAAATAGGAAATTACCCGGTTGCATACTGCTCCGTACAGACGGTTGGTCCGGTAGAGATAGAGACACAAGTCGAACGTGGACTTGATGTCGCTCGGGAATGAATCTGTCGACGGAAGCAGGAATGGATCTCCAAACTTTTTGGAACCGTTCAGAAAGGAGTTGGAGATGACGGCCATCGGTTAAAGCGTGTCAGTTTGCGCGCGGACGATCGAAGTCCAGCCTGGCTGCCCCGGCGACATTAGCGACGGATTTGCCGACCTCCGGGAACCGCGCGCTGGCGCTCTTCTCGCCCTCCGCAATGGGCTCGCCGGTTTCGTCGTCAACGCGATCGCTCGGTCGTCCGGAAACGACCGAAGGAACTCCGTCATGTAATACGCCTTGTTTTTCCACGCTGGCAGACTGAGGCAAAAAGCAGAGCAAGTCAATCCCAACCCCCGGATAAAGCTGCATCGGCGGCGCCAGGCACAGCACGCGCACGCGCGGGGAATCGCGGTGCTCCAGAAAGCTGATCTCCAGTTCAGATCCCGGGTGCGGCGCGAACATCGACTCCGAAGATCTCACCATGATCAGCAGCAGGTGCTTGACGCGATGCAGATGCATCGGCTCGGCGCTGCTCCACGCGACTGGTGATTTGACGTCGCCAATCGGCGTGTGGAACACCAGCGTGAGTTTCTTCCTGGTGCGATCGCTCAGGCACTTGGCCACGGCCAGCAACTCGCTCTCTGCCTCGGTGCCGAGCAGTTGCACAAGCACCGGTGGTATGCGTATTCCCGCTTCGCGAACCGTGACAATGGGCGAGTCCGGAATGTCATACTCCGGCGTCGGGACCGCAGGAATGCGAATTGTGGCCTGCTCGATTTCGTCCGCTTCGATGACCTCGCTCAGGTCTCCGCTGCGCATTCTCGCCACCAGCGCGTCGGTGGCGTCACCTGGGTTCGGGGGTCTGGATCCGGACTTCGCGCTCGAGTCCGGCGGCATGGTGGGTTGTGAGTGCATTGATTCTGGTAATGTGACGTTCGACTAGGTCGTAGGTCATGGGTTGCTTGTCGATTCTGCCGTCTATTTTGTGGTGCCGGCTGACGAACATACGGCGCTGTCCATCTGCGCCCCGTTCCATCGTCGCGACGATTCGGTGCGGTGCGAATTTGTCAGCCAGCGGTATCAGCTCCGGGTGCTGCGTCAGGGAGACGTCCACGCTCGTCGGCCAGCCGGCGTCGTAGCGCAGCGTGAACCAGCCGCGTAGCCCGAACGCGTTGAACGCGAGAACGCAGATCGACAGCGCGCAATCGGTGGCCAGCTGCATCGCTTCCGAGAAAGTTGCCGCCGACGCCCATCCCACCATGGCCTCCACGCAGGTGCGCGTCACCCGCGCGGGTGCCACGCTGCTCAGCGGCTGGCCGACGACGTCGCAGATGCGCGCAGCCCGCCCGGTTCGCATCCGTCCGCGATACGGCTTGCTTTTGGAAAGCAGCCGCTTGGCAGTAATCTGCGAGCAGTTCAGCAGCTTCGCAACCGCAGCGCAGCGGTTCGGGAAGCCGTCGGCATACGAGGACAGGTATTGCATCAGCAGCGGAGTCGACTCCGCTGGCAGCAGACGGTTCTCCGCCCTGCCGATGACACCACCGGCCGGTCCCGCTGACATTTACTTCGAGCCCATGATAGTCTTGAAGAATCCGGACACGTTGCGCTCGCGCCGCGTGTCCTGCTTCACATAACTCGCATTCAGCGCGCTGCGGCGGGGCTCCGCAATGATCGCTGTGCTGTTGCCGTAACCTTGGTGGCGGGCGTTGCGGATCTGCTCTTGTGTGGGTTGGGATTGGCTCATGGAATTAGTCGGGTAGTTTGAGGGTCTTCCCCCGCAGGTTGCTGGGGCTGACCCACTCCTTCTTACCCGTGCGCCGGTTGACGAGCAACTGATAAATTCGACCGTCAGATCCGACACGTGCGCCGTGCGCCAGTCGGACGTCGATGCCGGCTTTTTCAGACTCCGGCCCCGCGATCGGATCCACGAAGCCGAACTGCGTGGCGCTGACTGCCGTCATGTCGTCCGTGATGGCATTCGGGTCGCCGATGCCGCCGGGTCCCATCTTGGTGATGCGACGCTTCTGCTCGAGGATGTGCATCGGGTTGATCTCCTCCAGCGCTGTGACCAGCGGATTGGACTTGAGGTAGCCCATCGTGTATCCGCCGAACGCGTCCGGGCCCACAGGGTCCAGGGTGCGCATGCGGCTCAGCCGTCCCATCATCGCGCGCAGGGCATGTCCGTGGTCGAGCTTGATGCGCTCGGCCATCAGGCGGTCCACCGTGTGGACGCGGTCGTTCGGCAGGCTGTCGCGGTCGTCCGTCTCAGCCAGGCCGCGGTTCACGGCCAGCAGCTTCTCGGTGGCAGCCAGCAGGCCGTCGATGCCCACCGGTGCATACTTCTCGTGCTCGTCGTCGTCCGCCAGGTAGCGGTGATGCGCCATGGGCGACTTCATCGGCGCTTTCGGCATCGGCTTCGGGACACCGATCGGGACGTAGGTCGATGCCGCCTTCGCAAACGCAGTCGGGCCATAATCCTGCGGATTGGCAAGCTGGTCCTCGTAAATGGGCACCTCACCCATCAATTGCCGAAGGGCGCGCGCCGTCACATTGCCGTGCAGCGCGTTATCCCGATGGGTCAGGTTGAACCGATCCGCCACCCACTTCCGACGATCGTCAGGCGTCTTGTCGAAATTCCTGATGAAGCCCTGCCGGGTGTTGAACGTCATGACGTCATCATCCACCATCTCCACCCGATGCAGCGGCTCATCCTCCTCTGGCTCGATCTCGGGATGTTCCAGCCCCTGCGCGACGAGGTAGGCGCGCAATTTCTCCAGTGCGACATCAGCGTGCTTGTCCTCCACCGATGCGTGCACATCCCCGGTGTGGGCGTCATTCACGGCCAGGCCCGAAGCTTGCAGCTCCTTGAGGATCGCGTGCCAGTTCTTCCGCAGCCCCACGCCCTGCAGCTTGTCGCCGGACAGCCGGAAAGTCTTCGCCATCTTTTCCATCGGAAACTCCAGATACTTCGGATCAATCTTCCCCGTCGGATGGATGATCTGGACGTGCGGCACGTCGCCGGCATACCGGCCGTGCCCGGGCTCGAAGTGCTTCCACAGTTCCTTCGGATTCTTCGCGCGCTCGATGAGCTGCTTGATCTCATCGATCTTCAGGTCGTGATGCCGCGCGGCAAGGATCGGCTCCTTCTCTTCGTCCGACATGGCGTCCCACTCCTCGTCGCTCAGATGTCCCCACAGCGACTTCCCTGGGGCCAGCTCGACGCCGTGCAGGCGCGTGTCTGGCGCGTCCCGCAGCAGGGCTTCGAGATCGATCCGCAGCGGCACAGACTTCCGCTGGTTCATCGGGTGCGTCGCGTCGCCCTTGATGCGGTCCGTGTCGGGCTGGCCGAAGAATGCGGACGGGCCGGCGAACGACGCCTTCCACGGTTCCTCCTTCAGCTTCTTCTCCCGGAATGCCAGCCACTCGTCGGCCGCCTTGCCGGGGCGCGCGAGTTCCAGCAGGTGCCGGTTCTCCGGGCGCGCAAGGATGTCGCCGGACAGCAGCCCGTGCTCACGGACGGAGTCCAGCGTTTCTTCGGGGATGTAGGACAGGAGTTTCATAACGTCGCGCAGGTTGGTTGCGGCATGCTGCGTATCCAGACTGCCTCCACCCTGTGCTCGATCCCGCTCATGCCCAAAGGAGGGCGATGAGTAGTGACGTATTCAAGCGTTCCGCGCATGAGATCAGTCACCGCCTTGATTTGAGCATCGCACGTGTCTGACAATTCTTGCGTCAGAGTCCCGTCGCCGGGCAGAGAGATTACCATGAACCACATGTCTTCGTCCGCCGCCTTGCGTATCTCGAAAGGCAGAGCGAAAACTCCCAGCGCCTCATAGCCTCCATGTTGTGCTTGTGTCATTTGTGATTGTGTCATTTTATTGTAGATCCTCCGGTTTGCTGTATCCCCCAAGTGAGCACTCAGACACGCGCTCCGTGCCAGGTATCTGCACTCGGTAATGACGCACCTGGAATCTTACATCATCCCGAGGTTGCCTAAGCCCGCACGTGAGCAAATTGATCACATCTTCTTCCTGATCCCTGGTAGGCGGGGCAGCAGACTCCGTCGTAATTTCCACCTCGAATTTGTGCGTGGTTGTCGTCACGACAGATCCTCCGGTTTGATGTAGCCCTCCAGCGCCAGCGTCATCAGCTCCCCAGGTCCAGGGGTGCCGACCGCGTCAGCGCCGCGACCGCGCGCCAGCTTAGCCAGGCGTTCGCGCTCGGAGTCGTCGAAGTCGTGCCGCTGCATGTAGTGGCGGACATACTCCTTGCGCCGGTAGCCTTCCATCCCCTCCTTGAAGTCTTCCCGCTGCTTAGCGGGCAGCAGCTTCAGCGGGTCGATGCCCCAGTTGACCAGGGCGAACGCGCGGCGTGGTGTCGGCTTGGCCTCGAACTGCGCGCCGGTCCGAGCCTTGAAACTTTTCCACCTGGCGATCTGCTTCTCGTCTGTCTCGCCGCGGCGACCGGTGTGGTAGTTCTCATACCACTGCAGCCAGCCCTGCTTGTCGGTGTCGTCCAGCCAGTGCTCCGGCCACGCGCGCATGGACGCAAGGCGCGGACCTTTGCCGCCGTAGATCGCGTTGTAGGACTCCTTGAGTTCGTCCGGCGTGAAGTCCGGGGAGAACGCTGCGCGCTTGGTCAGCGGCACGTCGAACGATTCCCACTGTCCCCAGATCTGTTCGGGCGTGAAGTCAGGATCGAACGGGACGGCTGCCGCCTTGGTCATGCGGTCGGCTGCGTCGATCGCGGTCCCCGCCATCCTCCAGCTTGCCGCCTTCTCGTGGCTGTAGAGGTTCGGCAGGTTCTGCTTGAGAATCGACTCCGCCACCTGGGCGCGGTCCAGCGCCGCCCGGATGTCCTTCACGCGGTCCTCTGGCGCACGCGCGGGGTCGCGCTCCCACTTTGGGATCACCTTGTTGTACACGCGGTCCAGTGTATGCCTCGAATACTTCGCCCGGTTGGCTTCGAGAATCTCCGGCCCCCACCGACGCGCGAGCTCCTCGTCCGTCACCCCGAGGTCCTTGAACACCGAGTAGGCGTGCAGGTCCGACGATCCCACCTTGAGACGATACTGCGCCGTGCGCGGGTCGAACGACACCCGCAGGGCCGAGCCGGTGCCGGGGCGCACGTTCAGATGCGTCTCGAGCTCGCCATTGTCCCGGCGTCGCGTGTAGGCCCCAGGCAGCAGGCGCGACTGCATGGCTGGGGCATACTCGGATCCGTTCTCGATGAACGTCCCGCGCTCCGTCAGGTAAGGCACTCGGGCCAGCGTCACATTCTTGCGCTCGTCGAGCACCTCGTTGGTCACGTCGTCCACGAGCCGCATCGTTCCGCGCAGCCGGCGCACGAGCGACTTGTCGTCCAGCAGCGCCTCGCGTTGCTCGGCTTTGGTGAACCTCGCCGGACCGACATGCTTCATGTCTTTCAGCTCCAGCCGGACTCCGCCGTAGGCGTAGCCGTTGACGTAGCGCTGCATGGACTGCATCACAGAGGTATCGATCGCCTCCCGCGTGGCGTCGGAATCTTCCGGGTCGCGCAGCGTGACGCCTTCTGGCGGCTCAGGGATGTCGGAGGATGGATTCGGCACGTACAGCTTTTACCGCAGTCTGTCACTCGTTGCAATCCGTTACATTATCGGTTCAGGTGTTTCTCCAGGAAGTCGTGCTTCGCATCGTCCGCCTCGTTCGTGTAGTCCAGCACCAGCTCCAGGTCCGCATTCGCGCGCGCAGACTTCTCGTGCAGTCGGTCAAACGACTCCTTCGGAATTTCGTCAGGACGACGCAAGATCTGCAGCGGCTTGCGCGTGGTGGACCGCACCCATTCCAGGATGTTCTTGTCGTGCATCTTTCGCATGCGCGACATCACCGTGACCGGCTCGGCGCCGCACTGCTCCGCCAGCGCATCCACGTCGAACTGCCACCAGCCGTCCTTCTCCACGCCGACGTCGAAGATCGCGTCGCGCGTTTCCGATTCCTTCTTCGTCATGGTCGGAATGACTTCCTCAAACCGGATGCGATGCTGCCGCGCGGCGTCCGCGTCGTGCGCGAAGATTCGCTCACCCAGGCAGAACGACATGATGGCCTGGGTCGCGAACGGATCGATCGAAGCCCGCTTGCATATCTCATCGCGCGACGCCGTGATCGCCCCGTTGGCGCCCTCACGCATCTGACTTGCCGCCTTGAAGAACGCCTTGATGTCCTCCGGCGTTGGATTGCCGCAGCGGATGAAGTGCTTCCGCGTGCGAATGCCCTCAGGAGTCGGGATGATCGTGCAGTAGGAGTCGAGACCGTCTCTGCCTGCGCGACCCGCTTCTTGCGCCAAAGCCACCAGAGTGCCCGGGATGTCGAAGTGCACCACGTGTCTGATATTGCTTTTGTCCACGCCCATGCCGAACGCGTTCGTGGCCACGATGACTGCCTCGGGGTCCGCCATGAACTTGTCCTGGTTGAACCGACGATCCGGCTGCAGCATTCCGCCGTGGTAGAAGTAGACCGGGCGGTTGGTGTAGCGGCTGATGGCCGCCGCGTATTCCTCCACCCTCTTACGCGTGGAAGCGTAGACGATGGTCGGCCCCTCGCAGTTCGCAGCCACCCAGGGTGCGGCCTCCGACATGCGGTCCAGGAACAGGGACGCCAGATGCAGATTCGTGCGGCGCGGGTAGTGGTAGATCAGCTTGGCCTTGAGGATGCCCAGACCGCTCCGCACCTCCGCCTCAGCCTCCTCGGACAGCGTCGCAGAGAACGCCGCCACCACTTTCGGCTGCACCTTCTGGATGAACTCCCCGGCGAACTTGTAGCCGGGACGGAAGGTGTCCGCCCAGTCATGGAACGTGTGACAGTTTCCTATCACGACAACTTTTCCGCTGCGTCGAACCACGATGCACCCGGTGGGTACAGTCACGCAGTAGACCATTCCGTCGTAGTCCGTCACGCGCTTCCTGAATTCCTGCGTGTCTACGGTTGGCTCGCCCAGGCGAATGAACAACCGGTGTACATCGCTGAATGCGTCCGACCTGTGATCCACCTGCAATGTTTTTCGGGCGCGCAGTCCAGCGCGTATGCAGACTTCCTGGAAGTAGTCTGTGTTGTCCTCCACCGTGCTGCTGTAGTAACCCAGCGAATCGCTGACGTCGCTACCATCCCAGGCGATGCATTCGTCGACCAGCGCGCGACAGGCATCAGCCGACAGATCGTTGTAATCAAGCACCTCGCGCATGATCTTGGAAAGCCCGGGCACCCCCGTCACGATGAACCTTCGACGGCTACCATCTGATCGGTCTTTTACCTCGTTGAAGGCATAACCGCCGTCTTTCATGATCTGCAGGAATCGCTTGATCTTTCGCTGCTTCACGAACGAAAACGCAGCAGACGATTTGCTGTGGGCGTTTCCGTCCGCCTGAAAAGCAGTCTGAAGACGCTCCCAAGGTGTCAATGCGGAGCGTCCAGTGCCGGCGCCGGCTGCGGCTCTCATACGCCACATGTAGCTGAACTTGGCGTCCGCGGCAGTTCGCTTTCGCCAGCTGCCGTCAGCCCTGTAAACCAGCAGATCGTGATTCGGAGTTACCGAGATGTCTATGCCGCTGGTCGATTCGATGTGGATCATCTCTCCTTTGTGCCGCCTACGTATGACGCGCGACGGAACGACCAGCGTCATCTCGTGCGTGTCCGGATCCACCTGAGCCACCTGATCTGCATCGTCCAGTGCATCGAATCTCACGAATCCACGACCCGTGAGAATCTCAACGTCAGGCGCAAAGCACTCGTCCATCGCCACAAAATCAGGCGGGAACTGCGACACCACGTTCGACCACTCCGGATTCGAGAAGCGCTCCGGGCTGACCAGCATGAACTGCAGCGTGCCCGACGCCCAGTCCCGCAGCACCGAGGCGTTGTGTCCGTCCGTCTCCTGGCTGGAGATGGACGCCGCAGCAAGCCCCTTGCGCTGCATGGACGTGGCCTGGTCACGCATGAGCGCGATCAGCGGGTAGATGACGATGGTGCGCCAGCCCATGCACAGCGTCGGCACAACGAAGCATGCACTTTTCCCAGACCCGGTTGGCAGGATCGTGATCGTGTCCCGCTGCGCCATGATGGACTTCACCGATCGGTCCTGCCCCTCCCGGAGCGTGCTGAACCGCAGGCTGTTCAGGACCGCCGGCATCTTCTTCATTCCCTGCATCAGCGCCTGTATTTCGGCGGTGGTTGTTACGGCTTTCCGCGCTTCGATCGGAGGACTTTCAGTTTCGGATTCTTCGGGTTTCGGTTTGGTCAGAGTCGACATGATGATAGTTGCACGGCGATGATCATGGAGAGGTCATCGCCGACTTTGAATGTGTGGAATAAACCTCGACATCTCATGCGTTGCAGCGCCGCCAGCATGTCCGCCCACGGATCGGCGACAGCCAGCCATAACGACTCCGGGCCGGATGCGGTCGTGTCCTTCACCACATACATCGACCCCGGCGTCGACAGCAGATGTTCCGCAAGCGGCGTCGACTCCTCGTTCATGATGTCCGTCGCGACAGCCGCCACCCACGGATACAACCCGTGGGTGGCGACGATCAACAGCCGCAGGGGTGAGTCGGCCGGCAGGCTGTCCACTGCCGCGGTCTTGACATCGTCGAGAGCGTCAGACGCCGGCACTCCCAGCAGCTTCGCCAGCATGCGGCTGACGACCGAGTCCGATGCCTTCACCGGCGACGGTGCGTGACGCTTCACGGCACCACCTCCGGCTCGGCGCCGTCATCCTCGTCCTCGTCATCAGCGACGTCGTTCTCGGCGGGCACGATATGTTTGATCGCCCGCGCATACCCTTCGATGTCCAGCTGACCGCCGATATACTCGATGTGCTCAGGGTGCGTATGCAGCGCGCGCATCAGCTCCTCGGGCTTCACAGCCACGCAGCCCAGCGCATCGCAGGTGTAGAGGTCCTTCTCGACAGTCGTACCGAGGAACTTGTTGGTCACCATCCAGGTAGCGGTCCGGTCTGCGTAGGTGAACGCGGGTGCCTGATAATCCTCAGTGTCCTCATGGCGGTCGAAGAACAGCGTCATGTCGCATGTCCTGCCCCTTGGTCCATAGGAGTTTTTCAGCAGCATCACACGCAGGACATGCCCGTAGACCTCCTTGTTGCCGTCCTTCGCGCGAATGTCCGTCGTCGACATCATGGTCATCCGATAGGCGCACAGGCGCTTCATCGCCCGACCGCCGACACGCGTGTCGTTCTTCAGCGGGCTCGGCGCCATATAGGACGGCAAGGGCTTGGCGGCCATGTCGACCTTGTCGTTCTGCTTGTTGATGAACACCACCGTGGTGTTGTTCTTCTCCATGAACGCCGGCAACCAGCGCGCCATTCCCTGCGCATGCTTCGAGTGTCCGAAGTTGGATCCGTCCACCGTGTCCTTGGGCGCTTCCTTCTTCGCGTTGGCGGCCAGACCCCAGTCCGTATTGCCTACGGCCTCGCTCTTTGACATCAACCCGCTCCACGGATCAGCGAAGAAGAAGATCGGATTGCCTTTCGTTTCGGGATCGCTGTCGCACCTCTTGCGCAGATCTTCGACCGTCTTCCGGAGCGTGTCGTCGAACTGCGGCAGCGACCTGGCTTCAGTGTATTCGATCGAGTTGACCTTGATGACCGCCAGCTTCGGGTCGCGGTCCATGATGCGCTTGATGCGCTTGTCGGACATCTGCTTGCCCTCGCACTCGCAGTAGATGGCGTAACAGCCCATATCCAGCAGCCGGCTGATCCAGTCGAACACGAACGTCGTGCTGCCGACGCCCTCCTGCGCGATGATCTCGATGGCCAATGGGTAGCGGAAACCGATCGAGCCCAGCATGTTCTGGAACTGCAGTTCGTCGTATGGAATCATGTTCCTGCGCAGCATGGCCGGGGTGAACAGGCGGATGGGCCGCTGCTTCGATCGCTCATGCAAGACGTCGATGCTCTTGCGGATGTTCTCGGTCATCTTGCTGAGGACCTTCACCCTGTTACCGGCGTCGACCCGCGGCTTGAGCAGCAGCGGCTGGAACTTGTCCGGGTCTTCGATCTGGAGCTCGGCGGGCGTTTTGGTTGGTCTCCGCGCGACTTTCTTGGGGGCGGGTTTTGCAGCCGGCACAACGGGCTGCTTCTTGGGTGTGCGTTTTTTAGCTGGCATATGATAGGTAAAGGAACAGAGACACCGGGGAGGACGGCCTCCCCGGTGCTCAAGTTACTGTTGGTGTGGGTGTCGTTTAGTCGAGCAGTTCCATCAAGCCGGAGACCACGTCATCCGGCAGTTCCGTGCTGCGGCCTTTGTCGGTGGCGTTCCACGCGCGTTCGACCAAGACTTTGGCCTTCTTCTGCTTGTCGGCGGCGAGCCGCTGGAAGCTGCCGGCGTCAGGAAACAGCCGCGTATGCATGCCCTCCAGTGTCACCTCGCCTGCTGCTGAACCAGCGGGCACCGTGGGCGGTTCCTCGTCATCCGGCACCATGGGTGGTTCTTCGTCGGCTGGCACCATGGGTGGTTCTTCGTCGGCTGGCACCATGGGTGGTGCGTCATCACCTGCCGGCAGAGTGACCAGCCCGGACTCCTCCAGGCTGACCCACGTGTTCGGCCTGATCATGACTTTGACGCCTTCGATCTGTCCGGCGTCTGTCATCGCCTGGAGTTCCGCCAGCGTTTTCTTCGCCGGTTTCACGCCTGACGCGCCCGCCCAGAACGGCGAGGCGAGGTCGCCCGCCTTCGCGATCGGTGCGTCAGCAGGCGCGCGCTCCTTCGGAGGGGACGTGCGTTCTGGCATCGGCGGCTTCGCGTTGGTCGGAGCGAGACGCGAAGCAGCAGGGCCTCCGCCGGTCACAGCGGCGACTGGATCGCCGTCGTCCGGCGCGGCTTCGCGCGACGTACGGCTCGCGCGCGACGTGCGAGTCTCCGCGTTATCTGGCGACTCTCCGTCCGGCGTGCGCGAGGCGGCTCCCGCTGTGAGGCGGACATATTCAGGACGGTCTGCGGGCAGTTCCCCGCTGTAGCGCTGCGCGCAGGCGCCGCGAATCATTTCCATCGTGACGGCCGCGTCGTAGGTCTTGATCATGTGATCCACCTGCTCCTCGTAGGTGGGGATGTTCCAATTCGCCGGGTCCGGCAGCAGGAAGCGGCTGGCCAGCACCTCCGCGCTGATCTTGTGGATCTTCGGCTTTTCGTCGAGGATCTCGGCCCGGTCCGTGAAGCAGATCACGTTGGTGTCATACGGGTCCTTCGGGTCCAGGTTGACCTTGTCAATGTGCCATTCCAGCGCGCTGGTCGGGTCGGTCGGATCGCCCAGCAGGTAGTGCGGCCAGTTGGGATCGCGCGCCGGCCCGTCATCCGAGCGGTGCGCCCAGCGCATCTGCTCGATGCAGTAGGAATACGCCGCCTGCGTGATGGCAAGGACGCCGTTGTGCCAGCTGTGCTCCTTGGTGATGCAGCGCGCCAGCGCAAAGAAACGCAGCGAGCGTCCGGGCACCAGGGCGTTTTCCTTCATGGACGGGGCCTTCAGATAGAAGTCCTTCTTGGAATCGCTGAACGCCTTGTTCCGGCGAATCCAGCGATTGAGGTCATCGAACGCGTCCGCGACATCATCGTTGCTGAGGGTCTCGCCTCCGATCATGTTGCGACGATTCGACGGTGAGAGCCAGTGCTCCTTCTTCTCGCCGAGGAACGGGTAGCACGTCAGCGGCAGCGCGAACGCGTTCGGCGTGAAGTGCCGCGGCAGACGCTTGTCGGGTGTGTCGCTCCAGCATGCTGCGACCGAGGCGGCGAACGCCTTGTCGTCGAAGGAGAGCGTCCAGTCGTAGGACGGCAGCAGGAAGCCGCGGAGTTTGGCGTCGATCGACTGCTTGCCGATCATGTAGAGCTTGAATGCGTCCCCGCCGCGCGGCGTGGCGCCCAGCAGTGGGCGCCAATCGCCCTCTCCGTAAGCGGCATCGGCATCGACAACAGGTGTGAATTTCTTGGACATAGGTATTTTGGTTTCTGCGTAGTTTCTGAGTGCGCAAAGGCGGACCGAATGGTCCGCCTTTGCAGTGATTGATCCTCGTGTGTGTCGGTGAGTTAAGCGCTCTGAACTTCGGTCGCTTCCTCTTCGCCTTCCTCATCAATGGCGTCGGGGTCCATCTTGCTGTCGGACGGCTTCGTCGCTTCGCGGCGGCTCGCCGCGTTCAGCTTGATCTCGACTGAGTTTTCCGTCGTGTTGACGACCCGCCCGAGATTGCCAAGCCGCGTCGATGTCTCAACCGGCTTGCCAGACGCGAACAGCCTGTCCAGCTCGAGGATGATCGCGGCCGACTGCTCGAAGCGCACGTTGAACGGACGCTGGGTCACCCGGGCGACCACTCCGTCCAGATCGTATTGCACGATCATGGTGGTGACGCCGTCCTGCGACTTGGGCACGACTCCCGACCGGTAGAGCCGGTTCGGGATGATGTCGAGCCCGACTGCCTTGCCGGCGTCGTTGGTGTGCACGATGAACTGGTGGTTCTGCAGTCTGTCCAGTCCATCCGGGACCTCGCCAACTTCGTTGGTGCCTGCTGCGTAGAGGAACAGTGCTTTCGTGGTCGGGCTGTGCTGCTGGTAGCTGCTGCCGTCAATGTAGGAGAGAAGGACGATGTTCTTCCCTGTGTTCGGGTCGAGCCGCGTCTCAGGTGCGGTGATCCGTTTGGCGATGGTTCTGGTGGCGGTTGCGCGTGATTTGATTTTCATGTTTTAGCGGAGCGTTCATACTCCGCGCGCAATTTAGCCGCCTCGTTCTCCGCCTGCAAGGTTTTTTGTTCAATCTCTTGAAGCAAGTCCGGATTGGTCGTCGTCTGAATCCGGTGCTGCTGGCAGAACTGCTCGTGCTCGATCACCGGCGTGCTGAAGGATGCCGGCTTGCACTTCGGGCAGGACGCGATGTGGTAGTGCCGCCCGTTCTCAAACACGAAACCCGTCGCCTGCTTGCCAGGCTTGTAGAACCCCATCAGCGACCGGCATCCCAGACAGACGATGCGTGGCCAGTTCTTGAACTCCTTCCGGCAATCCTCACACAGCAGGTCCGTGTAGTTGATGCCGGGCGCGATCATCACGCCCTTGCAGAACCGTCCGCTGTGCCACTTCACTTCCCACGCGATCACGTCCAGCAGCTTGCCGCAGAGGCACGGCTCGTAGCGCGTCAGCTTCAGATCTGATGCCGACTGAGTCGAGACGCCTCGCAGCATCTCCAGCATCGCGGGCGTGAGCTTGAAATCATCAGGCTGGTCAGTCATGGCGGCAGTCGAGCAGCACACGCCGATGCAGTCCATCGGAATTTCGTCAGCCAGGTAAAGAAGATGAAGAGCCGGGGACCATGTCCCCGGCTCTTCCCACGCGAAGTCATTCCACGCTTATGCCCTGCGGCTCAGGTGTTACCCTTTGCCGTATCCTATGCGGGAGGCGGCATAAGCCGCGCCTCCCAAGCAGGCGAGTGCCGGTATCGACAAGACGATACCGTTACCAAGACCTTTCAGCACCGCCACGACGGCGGCAGCTGAGAAGCCTATGCCTGCCAGGATCGCCACCGCGCAAGCGGCAGCACCCAGAGCACCTATGATCATTTTGATGAGGTCATTCATGTGCAATACATTATGACACGCCAGGCTGCGCTTTTGCAAGGAGCGCGACGCGTCAGTTAAGCGTGCCGTCGCCGCGGATGTCGCCGAACTGGAGGGCATACACGCCCACGAAATATGGGTCCGTGGTGCCGTAGCCGCTCTGGCACGCCTCGGCGCCTGCCTCGCGCAGCATGATGTTGCCGAGCTCGATCATTGTTTTCGTCATTGGTGTTTTGGCTGGGGTAGTCCGGCGAGCGCCCGCTGCAAACGCAGAACGTAGGCGCGTAGAAACTCGAAGAATTCGTCCTCCGTCCTGGTCCACTTCAACGTGTTGCAGTCGTAGCAGGCGATGCGGAAGTTCGCCGTGTGGTGTGCGCCTCCTCGATCGCACGGGGTAGCGTGATCGACTGAAGTTGCTTCCGGGCGTAGTGGATCAGTGCAGTAGTAGCACTCACCTCGTTGTCGCTCGAATATCTGCAGCAGGTCTTGCGGTTTGCAGACGTAGTCCAAATCCTTCAGCGCCACTTTGCTCACCTTCACGCCGCGTCGTTTGGCCAACGCTTGTCGGCCGGCGGTGTTACACGTGTATGCTTTCTTGCGCCACCATGCCTCGTCAAAACCAGAAGACCGGCGAGAGTCCGAGTTGTAGACGCGCGTCAGACAAGTGTCGCATATCTTGTTCAACTTTTCCTGGCATCGTCGATTCTTTCTCGGTGAGAACTCGCTGAGAAGCTTATGTCGAAAACATTTCACACAGACACGCCGCCCAGACGCGTCGTCCGGCGCGGCTAGGAGTGCCAGCTTTTTATCTCGCCGCTTTTTCGCGATTTCCTCTTTGTTGTAGCTGCGGACGCACGCCAGACACCTCCCTTTGGATTTGCCACCGGAATAGTGTATCGGCGCTCCTGTGTCGCAGTGCGGGCATATAGGATCGTTCATGGCGATCAACTTACACCATACGCAGTCTTGACGTCAACAGGCTTCTGTAGGTGCCCCAAACCCGCGAGCATAAGCAGATTGGGGTGCTGCTCTAAAAACTTCAACTTGCTGGAAGGTGCGTGAAACTCTCGATCATCCAACGTCCGCTGATCCTCATCGTTCGGTCGTGTAGACCACCGGTAGTTGAACTCGTTCTCGATAGAGTAGCGCAGCGTTCTAGCTCCGCGCTCATCGTTGTAGTCCCAGGTGTTCAACTCAGACATGCAGAGCGTGTGTAACCGCGCGACGAGGAATCGCTCCTCTAGCGGAGCCAGCGTCACGACGGAGTCATATAAACAGATCATCGGACGCGCTTTCATTCCCAGTCTACGATACGCCATCAGCAACCAGTTACACGCTCGCGCTGAGGTGCTTGCAACTGATTCCTGCATGGCGTAATTCTTCATCTCGCGACCCAGGGCGCTGTCGATCGAGTTGCGCGTGCGCCAGCTCACGCCGCTACCGGCCGAGTGCGTCAGGCAGTGACGAATGCGTCCGGACGCTGCGCGATACATACCACGCTCCTTCGGCGTCCTGGCCATCTCCTCCAGGAACTCTGTCGCGCGCGGTTGACGTTCGCGTATAGCTTCCAGCCCACGCTCGCCGGTACCCTCCTCCGGCTTGACGCCGGTGACAGCTTCGATCTGTCGCTCTAGCGAATTTTCAGAGGCGCCATAGGCGCTAGAAAAGTTGAGTACCTTCCCGGCCGCTCTATCCTTCTTGGCCTTCATCATCTCGCGATACTTACCGTATGTGCTCTCCACCAGCGACCAGTGAATGTCGTAGCGAGTGTGTACCACGGCGCCGGACTCGTCCCGCAGCAAATCGCTCTCCTCGACCTTACCAAGACACACACCATCCGCCCATACGTGCATCAGGAATTTCGGGTTTTGCGCATTCTCCGGGATGCCAGATGTCTTCGCGTCAGTGAACGCCACCCTCACCACGGTCGCGCCATACATCTTACTCTTCAGTCTCGCCCACTCGGGGTCCGGATCAAACAGAATGCGCATCAGATCCTTGTCCCCGGAGATCATCGCCAGCGCGACCATCTCAGCCGTGACGTAATCGCTCTCGACCAGCACGTAGCCTTCCGGAGCCTGCACGCACGACCGTATCGACGGCAAGTCGTCTGCGTCCCTGTCGACCCATCGCAGCAGATTCTCCGGCAGGTCGCCTTCCTCGTGGGCTTCCTTCACGCAGCGCGCCACAGACGCCGAGATGCGCCTGTTCACGAAGCTCGGCCAGTTGAGCACGTTTGGGAAGAACGTCCGCGGCCGGCCCGTCTCCGTCGATGACGTCTGCGGGTGGATGCGGCCGTCGCTCTGCAGCCACAGGTGCAAGCCGTTCTCCTCGATGACTTCCTCGCCGGTGTCCTCGTCGATCTCGATCGTCGGCTCCTTCAGGAACGCCTTCGACAAGTTGCCGACGGCGTTCAGGTTCAGAAGCTCGTCGATGGCGGGCAGCTGCTCCGAGAGAATCGCGAGCGTCTGCTTGTCCACCGCGGGCTTGTAAAGCGACTGGCGGTCCTCAGGCAGCTCCAGCACTTTCTCCCACGCCATGGACGGCAGGCCCTTGGCCTTCTGGTTGGTGGACTTGATCGGGACGAGCTCCTCGAAGTCGAACAACCAGCGCACCATCTGGTCAGGAGACCGGATGTTGAACGCCGGGGAATCCTCCCAATGGGCGATCCACTTGTTCCACTTCGGCACCTCCGCGAGCTTGCCGGCGTCGAGCAGCATCTGCTTCACCTGCGTGCGCAGCAGCTCGCCGTCATGCGCCACGATCGCCGGCAGGCACAGCTTAGTCGCCGCGACACCGAACGCCTTGATGAGCTTCGACCTGAGCTTCGACTCCGCCTCCGCAGCCACCCGTCGCTTGAACGTCTTGTCCAGACGCAGCTTCGCGAAGGTGAACAGGTGACGCAGGTCGTCCATCATCGAGATGTCCATCGGCAGCCCGGTCATGCAGAACTCGACGAACACGTCCGATGAGAACGGACCGAACATGTCGCGGTAGTAGGCCCACAGCCGCTGCGCCTCCAGCTGCCGCTTGATCAGCGGGTAGGCACGATACGGCGTGATGACGTCAGCCGCAGCGTAGGGATGCAGGATGGCGCTCGGGATGAAGCCGTAGCCGCCCTTGCAGAGATCCTTATTCTCGCGCTTCCACATGACGAGCTCTTGGTCGTATCGACCCAGGCTCGTGTATTGCATTGCGATGCGCTCCAACCCGAGGTCCGAGCTTTCGTCGGAAACCTGCTGCGCAAACTCCGTGTCCATTTCCAGCTTCCCGTAGGTCTCCATCCCGAGCCAGTGCTGCATCCACGGGGCGTCCGCCGGGAAGTGGTGGCCGATGTAGCGGACGCCGAGGCGTGCGAAGGTGCTCGCGATCGGTCTGCCGATGGTTGCGTAGCGGAACCTGTCGACGACTTCCGGACACGTCTTCTCCTTTTGCAGCGCCGCCAGCCGGTTGGCCTCGACTATGAAGTGCACGTAGGCTTCCCTGCTTTCTGCTGGGTTCGGTGTTGGCATCTCGAAACTCCACTCACCCTTCTCGTCCCGAAACTCGATCACCACGGCGTCAGTCTCCGACCACGCGAACTGAATCGTCCGAAACTTTCCGTCGATGTGCGTCCTGCCGTGCCACTCGCCGTCCACCGACACGAGCGGGTTGCCGTGCTCGTCCTTGAGTCCCGGCCAGCGGTCCTCCTCGACAAGCGTCTCCAGGTGGCTAAGCCAGTCCTCCAGTTCGTCCATGTTGCGAATCACCTGATGCGTGAAGGTCTGGCCGACGATGTTACCGCCGTTGTCCAGGATCTCCTTGCGCCGGGCCGCCTCCTTGAAGTCGATGCGGAACATCTCGTAATACTCCGGCTTGCCGACCAGAAGCGACGGCGCATACATCACGTAGAGGTGCGCCTGGTGATCCTCTGACCAGAACCAGCAGCCGTGGGCGTCATCGAAGCTGATCTTCTGCGGGCTGAGCATGTCGAACACGTGCTTGCCCAGGCAGACGATGATCTTCGGTTTCACGCGGGCGATCTCGTCCTCGAGGATCGGCATCCCCCACTTCATGATCTTCTTCGCCGGCTTCGACCGCTGCGCGCGCGGCAGCAGCCACTTGCAGCACGCGGTGTAGTAGCACCGCTCCATGTCGATTCCGGCCCGCAGCGCCACGTCCTTGATGATGCCCGTGGACCCTTTCAGATACTCGGCCGGCTGCGGGATTCGCATGCCGAACACCGAGGTGGCCGCAGTCGCCGCCTCGTCCTCCTCAAGGGAGGACGTGACGAACATGATGTCGTATTCCTCCTGCTTGTCCACCAGGGCCCGGCCTGCGACGTAGAGCACGCCGTCGATGTGTCGGGTCTTGGTCAGCGTCCTGGGGCACTTCGCAGCCTCGTCGTAGGGAGGTTGCAGCTCCTCCAGTGTCCGCCCGCGGCGGGATGGTGTTTCGCTCATGGTTTCGGTTCAGTATGTTGGCGGTCCGGCTTCGAGCCGCAGCAGCCGCCGGTGGATGTCGATCAGCTTCTCCTCGGTGGTCTTCGCCATCCACGCAGCCAGCGCTTCGCGCTGTTCGCGCGCGCGGCAGTTGTTGCACTTGTTGTTGGTGAACGTCGTGTATTCCGCGCAGACGTCACAGTGTTGTCGTATCACGTAGGCCATGACTCAACCCTCCTGCATTCCGGTTGCGGGCAATTCGGCGATCATCGGCATCCGGCCCAGCGCCTCGCAGGCATCCACGTATGCGTGCGCCAAGTCCAGCCAGTCCTCGTCGGCGGCGCAACCCTGCACCTGCCCGTCGCGGTCTTCGATGACGCCGCCGCTGTTCTCGATCGTCCGCACCAATTTCATCAGCGCGGCCTCATAAGCGAACTCCTCCTCGCTCGACAGCCGGTAGTCAAGATTCCACTCGTCGTGGATGCACTCTCCGTCCTCCCCGCCGAGATGCACGCTGGCATACACCAGCCGCTCGCTCATCTCGCCGGCGACGCGGAAGAGCTCACTCAGGACGTGCTTCGCCTGCTGCTTGGCCTCCGGCAAATTGTTCGCGCGCCGGTCCGCCGACCATCCGGTAATGTGCCACGTCTTGCCTCTGCATTTCTCGACGGCCATCCGGTCGTAGCCGAGGATTGTGTATTTGGAGTCTGAGTTCATACGATTTCGCGTGGCGTCGGGACTCTTCGGCGGATGATCCGGAATGATGACATCGCCGAGTCGGCACCGCAGGCGACGTAAATCGGATCTTTGACACCCAACAATTCTGCGGCGGTGTGCAGCAGCGCGACGATCTTCCCTTCGTCGATGTCATCCGGCAGGTGCATGTCGATTTGCGCAACTTTCACGAACTCGCGGTCGTTGCTGATGATGATAAGCTGACTGCCTTTGTTGGCGGCTTCTTGTATGCTATTGAGGTTCATATGGTTTCAGTCGTTGTTATTCGTAGGGGATTCCTAACTCATCGAGCTCCGGTCGTAGCCGAGGATTGTGTATTTGTAGTCTGAGTTCATGTGATTATTGGCCGGAGACAGCCGGCGCGCTGAAGACTTCGATCGTCAGCGAAGCAGCGTGCTTGTGCACGTGCGCCGCTGCTTTGCGTCCGCCGACCGCCAAGGCCAGCGCACGTATAGAGTTACCCAGCGCAGAAGGGTCTACGCTCGATGCATTGTTAATTAGAATATCCGCGAGCTTGGTCCGCCCGCGCATATCCATCTTGTCGATTCGCAGTCCTTCGTTTGCCGCTCTTTCGACAGCGGCGTGTATAGATGTGCTCATAGTGTGTTTGTTGTTATTCGATCAGTTTGTTATCGATCATGCGTCACGGTACGATGTTCGGCGGTTCGGCGTCAGCATTGCCCTCGCGGATGCTGCGGTAATACCGCATGACGTGCGGGTCCACCTTCGCCACGAAGTCGTCCTCGGCGAGTATCAAGCCCTCCGGCGACCGCAAGCGGGACAGTCCTACGTAGACGTGCCCGGATGCAAACGCGCGGGAAAGCGCCAGGATCGCGCTGTCCATCGAAAGGCCTTGCGATTTGTGGATTGTGATCGAGGTAGCCGGGATGAGCGGGAACTGCCGCACCGTCGGATACAGGCTAATCTCCGGCGGCAGCTTCGGGTTGTCGATGTTCATGCGCCATGAAGGCGGAACGACGATTAGTTCCCTCGGGTCCTGCTCGCGTGTTCGCGTGTAGTTGTGACGATATAATGCCACAAGCCGTTCCTCGTCCTCCGGCTTGCGCCCTGGGACACCGATGACGATGTTGTCCTCGTCGTAGCTCTCACTGTCGCGCGGCAAAATGTTGATCTCGCGCACGAAGCCGCGCGTGCCGTTCACGAATCTGCCGTCGGGGTCGTTGACTGTGAACATCACAGGATACCCGATGCGCACGAACGTCCGCTTGTCCAGCAGGCGTCGCTGCAACGCTTTAGTCAATTCATCCTTCACGCCTTCGACGTTCTTGGTCTCCCAGTCCTTCATCTGTTGCACCCCGGGCACGATGCAGAACTCTGCGTCGAGTGGTTGCGTGGGGGCCGGATAGTGTTCCAGCGCCTGCGCGTTGATCGCTTTCGCCTGTTTGTTGGTCGGCACCAGAAACGTGTAGAACCGCGTCTCCTCCAGCGTCATGTCCTTGCGCACAAACCTTCGCGCATACGCCCGGTCGTCCTGCGTCGTGATGCCCACGCGAATGTTATTAAGGAACTCGACGAACCGATGATCGCCCTGCCGAAACACCTTCGTCAGCGCGATCGGTTTCACGCGTGCGTCGTCCCATGCGCGCGCCAGGAATGCCCAGTCGGGACGCTCATCGTTCATACCCTCCTCGACCGGAGGCAGCTGCGCGAAGTCGCCGATGAATACCATCTGCAGCCCGCCGAACGGCTGCTCGTTGCCGCGGATACGCTTCAGCATGAAGTCCAGGTAGCCGAGCATGGCAGCGCCGGAGAGCATGGAGACTTCGTCGAGCAGCAGCACCTCGTGAGCGCGCAGCCGCGCCAGCACGCCGTGGCGCATGAACGGCTTGATCTTCGGATCAGTCATCCAGCGCTCGTAGAACATCTCATACCACGCGTCCAACTCCTCCTTGCTCATGTCCGCCGCCCGCGGCACATCGGCGCCTGGCCGCACGTCCGCCAGGAACTCGCACATTTTCTTCGGGTAGCACGGCGGCCAGTCCGGCCCCAGGCCAATCCCGAAGAACGAGTGCATGGTCTTGCCGTCCAGATGGCTGCCGGCGATGCCGGTCGTAGCTGTGACTGACCAATGCATGTTGCGATAATCCAGCTCCGGCATCACCACAGCCTTCACGAACGTCGTCTTGCCGACGCCAGCACCTCCGGTGATCAGAACGTGCCGGTGCTCGGTGAAGATGGACACGAGAGCATCCAGATGTTCTTCCGTGCCCTCGAACCCCGGAGTGTTCTTCTCGTAGTATTTCAACCGGGCTGCGAGTTCGGCGCGCTCGATGCGTTTGCGACGATTCGGCGCCTCGGCGAACGGGTCTTCCGCCGTCTGTTTCAGGAATAGGCTCAGGTCCATTTACTCGCCCTCCTTTTTGTCGGCGCGCGCCTGCGCTGCGGCGTCGGAATACGTCCCATCCTTGTAGCGGGCGTTCGGTCCTCGCTCAAGCTTCACGATGTTGAGTTCGCGCAAGCGGTCTTCGTCGATTTCCAGCAGCCCCGCCATCTCACGCACGACCCAGCAATCCTGCAGCAGCAGATCCCTGAGTTTGTCCCGGTCCAAATCTTTGCGATAGAACACGTGCTTCTTGATGACGTCCAGGATGTGGCCCGCCAATACGGAGTGCATGCTGATGAGGTTGCAGAGAGCGTCATCCGGATACGGGCACGAAGGCGGACCCCACGGCATCGCCCACGACGCCGGCATTGACAACTCGGCATCGCCTAGCTGCACAAAACCCGCGGCGATTCGCAACGCGCCCTCGTAGAACAGATGGTCGCCCAGCTCCTCGATAATGTTTTCGGCATCCAACTTCGGATGCAAGATCGACGACAACTTGAAGCCGGACATTCTGACTCCGATCGCCGCTTTTTCAAGTTCCGCCGCTTCGGTGGCGATGCCTACGGCGGCGTGCAGCATCGAGAGTGCGTCTGCGGTGATCCCCGTGATGATCTGATCGCCGCCCTTGAAGAGGCGCGCGATCAGGTCGAGGTGTGCGGGTGGAATAGTGAGTGGGTTCATCGTTTGAGTGTAGTGGATTTGTTCTTGTTGTAGGAGAACTGGACGTTCTCCCGCTTGAGCCGTTTGATCGCGTCCGAGCCTGTCGAGCCAGCTTTCTGCGCGCCGTGAAGAAGTAACGCGAAGTCATGTCCGTCGTCCGCCCTCGCGTGACTGTCGTCGTGGTCAATCTCCAGCCCGAGCCGCTCGGCCTCATCCGGGTGGAAGACTATCCGGGCGCTGCGCAGCTTGTTCGGTTCGATCAGGCTGTCCCACTTTCCTCCCCATGAAGCAGTCAGCACGAAGTTCTTCGGTACCTTCTTGCGGTGGGCGATCCAGATCGGAAGGCTTTTGGTGTAGGCATAGAACCACCGGTTCGGGTTGCTGCGCGCCGCCGCCATCCAGGCCAGAAAATAATCCTGGTGGTAGAAATCCCCGTCCACGTGCACCCGCACGTTGTGCAGCCATGCCGCGGGCAGGGACAGGTCGATGATGTTCGTCATCCGTTCCGTGGTGCGCGCCTCCTGTAGGATGGCCAGATTGCGATCCACAGACGCGCGCAGCGTCGGTGTGTAAGCCTCCATCGAGGCGGCGAAGCAGCGATGCTCTGACTTCGGTCCGTCGACGAGTCGTTTTTCCTTGCGGTCGAACCACGCCAGACACTTCTCGGCGCCTGGGCATGTGTAGCCGGCCGGCAGTGAGAAGGTGGCAGTGCCTTCGATTTTTGCGTTGCCGATACCGAAGAAGAGCGTGCGACGCTCTTCAGGATACGGAGGCTTGAGTTTATTGAATGGTGAGTAGGTAGACATTAAAGGCTGCGTTTTAAGCGCTTGAGCGCTCGGTTAAAGATCCTCTGGTATTCTTCTGGCGTCAGGTCGCCCAGGTCCTTCCCTGCTGGGAGTTCCAGTTTGGCGAGCGCCAGCATGATCTGCTCCTTGTGCTGCGTGGACCGCAACAGCTTGGCAATCTTCTCCGTCGCCTCGCGGCCAGCGACGTCGTCGTCGAACGCCAAGAACACCAGGTGAAAGTGTCTTACCACCTTTGCGGCGTTCTCCAGGCTGATGGACGAGCCGGTGACGGGGAGGACACCGGGGCCTCCGCGCCCGCCGTCCAGTGGTCCTTCGGTGAGCACCGCCCACTTGAGATCGTCCGGATCGCTCTTCGCGCGCGCGATCGCCGCGTCCCACCCCATCAGCTGCCGCTGTGAGTATTTCGCGGTGCGATACTTCGACGGTCGGAACTTGAGCGTGCCGTCCTTGATTTCGTCGTATGGCGGCATCGGCTGCCACGCCGCGCTGGGGTTCGCGCGAGTGTGCGTGTGGCTCCAGACGCACAGCCAGTAGCCGCCGCGCTGCTCGTCTCGCACCATCCGCATCTGGTCTCCCGGCCCGCCCGACTTGAACGATGCCCTGTGCGATCTGGCGATCGTCGATAAGTCGAACCCGCGGTAGAAGCCGCCGCCGTATGGATGCAGCATGTAGCGGTTGAGGCCATCCTCGGACTCCCGCTCGATGACACGCGCCTGCCAGCCCAAGGGTATGCCGTCCACCGTCGCCTTGAAGATGATGCGGTGCTGCGGCGTGTCCTTCCAGCCGCCTGGCATCTTCCGGTAGAATATCTGCTTCTCGCCGTAGGGATATTCCTTCACGCAAAACCCAACGTCGAACTGCTGCACGAGCGCCTTGATGTCGTAGCGCCGGTTGACCAGATACCGGACTGCCGGATGCTCAGCAGGCAGCGTGTCCAACCCCACCACCTCGCCGGGCGGCGGAGGGGCCAGTTCGCCGCTCTTCGGATCCTTCTCCCACATCTCCTTGATATCGTCCGCGACGGCCCCGCCGCGCATGTCTGCGCGCGTGGCGATGTCGGGGAATCGTTCGGAAACGGTTCCCATGTTCAGCAGGTCATCCAGCGGGATCATGTGCGGTTGCCGCGATGACCGCGTGCGCATGCAGATGCCGGCGCCGTATTCCTGCTTCTTCCGCAGTTCCTCGCGTTCCTCGAACATCCTGGGGCGCCAGGCTTGCCCGGCGGTGGTGTCCCGGAAGTCGCCAAGGCCGGCGAGCACGCTCAGGTTGATCGCATATTTCGGATCGTCCAGCTCGCGCCGTCCGTGGTCCTCCAGGCACTTCGGACACGGGATGTAGAGGTGGTAGCCGCTGACTTCGCGCGCAAGTACCGTGGGGCACCCTTGCAACTCCGTGATCCTCTGCGCCCATTTTCGAACCTCCTCCGGCGCGTGCGCCGCGCTGTCGTTCGTGTGAATTTCGCTACTCATGTTGTGGTTATCACGCCGGCACGACGGCCGGCACGTCTTGTAGGTGTCCCCAGTAGGCGGCGAGCTTCAGCTTGCCGGCCCTGTTCCAGTCGCAGAAATCCTCGCCGTTCGGCTTGTGCTTGACCCACAGATTGATGCCGTCCTTATCGATCGGAGCATCATCGTCATCGGCAATAATCGGCGGCTCGGGAATGCCCACCGCCCCGCCGCGCAGCAGGAGCGAGTCTGGAAACATGTCGAGCAGCTTCGGCAGCACCCTGCGCTCCAGCTTCGACATGCGGGTGAGCGACACGACTGGCAGGAAATGCACCGCGTAAATCGCGTCCGCCTTGTGCCCCAGCGTAACCATCATCTGCAAGGCTTCGCTGTCGTGGAACGCCTCGGGGTGCTCCGCGAAGTCAGCCCGGGCCTCCTCGAACTCGTCGAGCGCGTCCTGCAGATCGATCGCCGGCGCCCGGTTCGGCAACGTGTAGGCCCGCGTCGTCCTGCCCATCTGGCATTCCTCGGTGCCGCACAGCTCCGCCAGGTCGCCGCGCGCCACCAGCTCGTCCAGCAGCGCCAGCGTGACGCCGGGGATGTCCCTGCGGACCTGTGTGCGCGGTACGCGCCTGTGCGTGGATTTCTCAATCGCTTCCTCCATCGCCCGCTTGGCCACGGTGAGCCGGGGCGCTGTCACGAAGATGTCCCGCGGATGCCTGAGGTTGAGAATCCGCTTCTCGAACCCTGCCTGCCCGCTGGCCATACGGTAAATGTAGCGAGCCATCCCCTGCGCAAACTCCAGCGACTTCGCGTCCAGCTCCACATCGCGCAACGGACCGTCCCGGTTGGTCTGTGCGGCCTCCAGGAATGAATTGACCATGGCCGCGCGCGCGGCGAACAGGATGGCGTTCTCCGGCGACGTCGGCGAAGTTTCCGCCAGCTTCACCTGCCACGCCGGCACCTCGGGAACGTCCAGCAGATGCGACAGCTGCCAGTTGAGAAACTTGCGCCAGCCCGCAGCAGCGTCGGCCGCGAAGCGAACCTTCACCCGCTTCTCCTCCGGCTTGTCGCCGAGCGCGAACACCCGACGTGCCAGCGAATACAGCACGTCCGCGCTGGTGCCGCTGAAGACGCCGGGGCGTCCGGGAATGACGATGGTCGTGCCGATACCAACCTGTCCGGATGCGGTGGTCTTCACCCGCTCCAGCAATGTCGTCAGATGCTGCTCCTTGCAGCTGCAGAAGAAGTTGAACGCCGGACAGACGCCGGTCAGCGAGTGGATGAGCGCGCCACCAGTCGCGCCGGCCCGGATGAATGTCTCGTCGGTCGTGCCTTCCATCAGCGTCGTCCATCCGAGGTCACCGGCCAGATTCCGCGGATTGCTGAGATGCGCGCCGAGCCGGGCGCCGACTGGATCGACGTAAGTGAACGCTCCGTAGTAGTGCGTCTTGAGCAGCTCGATGATCGTGGACTTCTGAGTCTGATCCTCCTTCCACGCGATGTGCGCTCGCATCGCAATTTTGTCCTTCAGCTCCTTGAGCTTTGCCTTGTTCATGCCGGTCGCACTCGCGAGTTGTTCCGGCTGCTGTTCTGCTGCCTCGACTGCGCGCCGGTCTGCGGCTGTGGCGTCGTCGTGGAAGCGCTTGAACATGACCTCCGCGTTCGCCAGGTTGACCAGCGCCATGCTGGGCAGCGCTGACGTGAACACCATTCCCCGGGTCAGCGGAAATGGCGAGCTGTAGCCGCGCCCCAACGTCGCATGGTAGAGCAGCAGCTCTGCGAGCATGGAAGCCCGGGGTTCAGTGGTGGATTGCATAGTGTCGCATTGTGTTGATTCGTGATCGCCCCGCAGCAGCCAAGCCGGGGGCGACGTTGTATGGTTAGACTCTCCGCGGAAGCTCGTCAACTGCTTATTTCAAAGTCTTGAACGAATTTTTATTGACCGGGAAGTGTGCGCAACGCTGCAGCACGTACAAAGCCAAAGCCAATCTCGAGATTGCTAGTGCTTTGTACGTGCTTTGATTTGATAATCACCCGGGTGTCAACGACTTACGTCAAATCCAATCTGGAAAAGGCCTTTTCTATATAACGCGCGCGCGTTTTATTCCGGACCTCTTATATAAGAAGCGTCTTTTCCAGATTGGATTTGACGTAAGTGCCTGATGTTGTTTGTTTAATCAAATCAAAGCACGTACAAAGCACTAGCAATCTCGAGATTGGCTTTGGCTTTGTTTTCGAGATTGGCTTTGTATTCTGCCCGGTTTTTCCAGATGTGCTATTTTAGCAGACTAGACTATCGGGACAACTCGACGATTACGGCAGCCGCATCAAGATTCGCTCACGCCGTTCCATGTACACGACGCCGATGACGTAGCTGCCGCCTTCCTCGATTGCGATGCGCCACCCCTCGTCGGGATTCCCGGGGATGCCTTGTGCACGCAGCAACGCGTCCGCTTCCTCGTAGGTGCAGAGTCTCAGCTCGAGTCGTCGGTATCGTTTGAAGATTCGGTAGTAGAGGCTTTTCAACGCTCGGAGCAGCAGCTGAAAACCAGACGCCGGTCTGGTTTTCAGTCTCCTCGATTTGAGTGCGTCATGCTGTGGTGTTTTCTGTATCATAGGTGATTGTGTTTGACACTGTGCGCTGTTGCGATATTTTTCCCGCGTCGAGATGCTCGTCGCATTGTATCTCAACAGCCAGCGTAACGCCGGCCCTCACGGGCCGGCGTTTTCGTTTTGTGCGACAGAGATGAGTCTTGCACCCCGGAGAGTTTTCGCCTACATTTGATCCTCTGTAAATCCCACGCAACAAAAACCATCAACTACCCACTACCATGACTGTCCGAGTTCCCACTACCAATCTCAGCGGCAACGACGGCCGCGCAGGCTTCCGCGACGTCGACTTTAAGACGGCAGATGACCTTGTCGTTACGTTTCCCAAAGTCGGGAAGCGCTACCGCATCAAATCCATCTCGATCATCTCCAAGACGGTCTCAGTGCTGACCAACGGCGCGACCGTGGTGGCGAACGAAGCGACCACCAGCGTCGACACGGACGCGCAAGTCACGCTGACCAGCAACGCTACCGCGCCGACGAACGGCGAGACGGTCACGCTGGGCAACAAGACCTACACCCTGAAGGATTTCGTGAAAGCATCCGGGACGCTGACGTCGGACGGCACGGCCCCTTCGGACGGTGACACTGTCACCATCGGGAACAAGACCTACACGTTCAAGACGACCCTGACGCCCACGGAAGGCCAGGTGTTGATCGGCGTCTCCGCTGCGGTGGCCCTGGACAATCTCAAGGCGGCCGTCAACCACACCGGGACTCCTGACACGGACTACAAGTGCGCGGCGGCCCACACGCAAGTCGAGGCCACCACGAACACGAACACGACCCAGCTATTCGTGGCTCTGGACGCTGGCACCGCTGGTAACGCTCTCGTCACCACGGAGGCGGGCACGCATACGTCCTTCGGCGCGGCCACGCTCGCCGGCGGCACCGACCCGACCGTCGAGGGCGAAGTGAAGATCGGCGTCTCTGCTGCCACCTGCCTCGACAACCTCAAGGCCGCGGTCAACAAGGACGCCGGCCACGGCACCCTCTACTTCGCTGCGGCGGCCCACACGCAGTTCACGGCGACGACCAACTCGGACACCACGCAGCTGTTCGTGGCCAGCGTGGGTGCATACACCGGCGCAGGCGGCAACGGTCTCACCGTGTCGGACACCTCGTCCACCCTGACCTGGAGCGTGGCGACACTCGCTGGCGGTCTGGATGGCATCCTCGTCAACGAGATGGTCGACAGCACCAACCTCGCGGACACCGACGAGGACGGACTCATTCAGAACCTCACCCTTCGCTCCGACGCAGAGGTCATCACCGGCGGCAACTCGCTCATCCTGTCCATCCGCGGCGGATCCACTGCGACCACGGACGTGAAGGACGTGGACATCGAATACAGCGTCATCTAGTCCAGCAGGCTGAAACATTCAAGGCGCCGGTCTCTCGCGAGACCGGCGCCTTTTGTTTCTACGCGATAGTGTCAACCGATCGGGGCTCGTTATTTGCTTCCTCCCCAGATTCCGTCCCCTGCTAGCCTTCTATCCCGGTCTGCGTGCACTTCGTGTAAGTGCAACTTCCTCCGTATCTCGTCGCGCTCCGCGAACTTCGATGAGTAAGGGCGCTTGCCTTTGAGCGCGACAGAGAGCTGCCGGTTGAGTTCGTCGAGCGCGACATCGCCCTCACGTTCAGCGGTCTGCACGTAATCCAGCATCCCGTCCACCTGCGGCAGGATTGCCAAGATCAGCTTGTCCCGGGTGCGCCAGTCGTCCGGATCCATTCCGAGCGCAAGCATCGCAGTGACGGCGATCGCGCTCGAGGCAGAGACGCCTTCTTCGTTGTCGAGTCGCCACACGCTACCTGACTTGCCTCGCCGAACTGCGAAGGGATTGGTTTTTGGTTTGCTCATGCTGTCTTTGCTGTGAATCGCTGGAACCGGAACTCCCGGCGCACTTGAATGTTGTTTCCCTCGCCCTTTCTGGCCTTGCACAGGCAGAACAGCTGGTCATCGAGGAACATGCTGCGAGGCATGTCCGCCTTGCCGCGCTCTGCCGCCACGATGCCGGCCTTGTCGATCGTGTTGGTGACGCCGATCACGGCGACCATGTTCTTGCCGAGCCCCTTGCTGATGCCTATGTCGTTGATCGTCAGTATGCGCTTGAGCTGTGCATCGTTGACCGCCTGGGCCAGGAGCAGCGTCGGGATTCCGGAGCGGTCCGCAAACTTCACGCCGCTGTTGGCTGACTGCTCCCAGAGCATTGCCCGCTCCGAGGTGCCGCCGTGCTTGCCGCCCGGCGCGGCGTCCGCCACCGAGCCCAGCCAGTCCAGACACACCCAGGTCGGGTCGTGTCCCATCTTGGACTTGTAGATCATGCACTCCCGCTCCAGCAGCATCTGCAGGTTCATCCCGTCATCCGGGGAGACCTTGTGGATGCGCGTGCGCTCGAGGAACTTTGCCAGCACCTCGTCCACCTTCTTGATGCGATACATGGACGCGGGGTTGCTCATGACCGCCTGCCGTATCTGCGCGACGTTCTCGCAGTCCTGCACGACGTTGATCGGGATACCGGCCGCGTTGGACACCGTGCGCACGGCATACTCACGCGGGTGCAGCTCCGTGGTCACAATCAACGGCCAGCCGTGGTTGTGGCTGGCCTCCCACCAGGCGCACTGCCCCGCGGCGATCGAGTTGTGCGTAATGGAGAAATCACCCAGCAGGTAGCGACGATCCGGTCCTTCCACGCTGAAACCGTAGTAGTCACCTTCCCCTAGACTTTCCACGGAGAACCCATTGGTCAGCGGATTTTTGATCTGCCGCCTGGTCGGCGGCGTCACCCTTTTTACAGGCAACACCACGTCGCCGTAAGGCTGTATGAGCGCGCGCCAGCTGGTGCAGTCGACATCAAACCCACGCGTTACGCGAGGACTGGACACCGTGACCGAGTATCCCAGCGAACGACCCAGAAACGCCACAGCGTTCACTAGGTCTTCCTGCGTGTTTGAAAACTCCCAGCCGGACTTCGCGACGCACCCGTCGGAATCAAGCAACCCAGCCAGCAGTGCTGCCCTCTCGTCGATGGAGGCGACCAGAAAATGAGCCGGAACATGCTTATTACGGATCAGTCCCAATTTGCGCAGAGCCGCCTTGAAACCGCCAGTGATGGAAATCTTTTCGCAACGATCCGGGTCGTCCGGACGGCGCACGCATGTCCACCCGGCGGATTCGACTATTTCCCGAAGCATCCGCTCGCATCCTGGCTTGCTGATTTCTGGGTGCCACTTGCACCCGTCGCCTAACCAAAATCCCAGCAGGTAAGGTGGGATTTCCAACGGAGACGCCTGCTGCGGAAACACCACGATCCCGGCTTGCACCCACTTGGTGACATGCCGAAACTTTTTGCTGCTCGCCAGATAGTCGTCCAGCGGGACATCAATCAGTGTTCCACTGCGCGCAGCTACGCCGCGAGAGGACCTCACCGTCCTCTTTCCTATGTTGGTGACAGCCAGAGTCAGCGTGTGGCTGCGGTTGACAACGACAGGTTCGGCCGACCGCAGAGGGGTGATCCGGAACATCTCTTCTCTTCCGCGGACAAGCTCGGTGACTTTTCTCGGGGTCGAGTCGGGTCCCATGAGCAGGTCGCCTACGACGACATCTTCGACTGCCTTAGTAATACCGTCATACATCAGTATTCGAGTCCCCTTGCTGTAGCACTTGCCGCCGCCTGTGCCCCCGAAGAGCAGGTAGCACTCGTTGGGGCCCCATCCGCCGTTCAGGCACTCGTCCAGCCCTGTGATGCCTGTGGGGCGCCTCAGCGTGCGTTCGAGGATCTGACTGCCGGCGAACGCCTGCATGGGGTCCTCCGCGCCTTCTGCGACCGCCTGGGCCGCGGCGGAGAGGGACCGCTGCATCTCGACGATCTGCCCGGGTACATCGGGAATCACGTCCCGCCGGAGCACCAACGCGGCTTTCTTCGCGCGGATGCTGCCATACCAGGCCTCGAAGTAGGGCCGGATGCAGTAGTGCTGCTCGCAGAACGATGGGTCCTGCAGTTCCTTGATTAACTTCACAGCGATCGCGACGATCTCGTCATCGGAGCTTTCCGTCTTCGCGGCGACCTCCAGGTAGGTGCGCAGGAACTCGTAGGTCGGCGGGCACGGCACCTGGTGCCCGATGACGTGCATGATCTTCACGGCGCTGGTCAGGGCCGCCACGATCAGCGAGTGCTCTTCCCGCTCGAAGTCATCATCCGTCACCGGGACGCTGAGCATCGCTGCGCGCATCAGCGGATCGTGCATCATCGCGTGCAGCAGGTAGAACGCGTAGGTGTCGCGGTTGTCCGCGAGCCACTGCTTCATCTCATCTGTGATCTGGGCCATGTTTACGCAGCCTCCTTGATGTAGTCCGAGGCCATCTTCTCACTCACTCCGCAGAGGACGGGCGTTTGATACGCTGGCGAGCCGACGGTCTCATACACCGTGTAGGTTTTGAGCAGCACGACTTTGGTGTTCGACCATTTCTTCGTGACGGGACACTGCTCCGCTTCGTAGGTTCTGTCCCGCTCGTAGGTGAGCCTCTTCATTTGGGTTGGTTCTTTCGTTTGTTGAATTGTGCAGCCACACGTTCGTAGAGCACCCCGCGGTGCGCCAGCCACTTGGTCACGCGGCGGTCGGCCGACATCATCGCCAGGAGTTCCTGTGCCATGTAGAACATCGACTCCATGTCCATCCGGTGAACCGCGATGAGGTAGCGCACCTCGACCGGGTAGGACGTGGCGGTGGTGACGTCGGTCACGCCGGCCCGCTCCAGCTCCTGCCGCATCCGGGTGAACTCGAAGTCGCGACGCTCCAGGAACAGCTTGGCGCTGCGCTTGTCCACCACGACCTCGTAGGGCACCTGCAGGTAGTTGCTGAGCGCCTTGGTGAGATACTTCGACGAGAACAGCATGTTCGGCATGGGGCCGTCCGGATGCTTGTTGAACTTCGCCCAGTCGAATATCGCCTCCATCAGGATGTCCGGCTGCACGTCCCAGTCGTGCACGACGCTCGCCATCTTCTCGATACGAGGCAGCATCAGCGAGCGTAGGCGCCGTTCGTCCAGCTTGCCGTGATGCCCGGCGTCCTCGAGCAGCTTGGCCTTCTGGTAGATGTAGTTGTCGAGGAGCCGCGTGACGAGGGTTGGGTCAATGTCCGGCATTCTTGGTCTTCTGTTTGGACCTGGTGACTTGTCCAATGTTTGCGCGGTCGAACTTTATGCGACGTTTGGCGCCGTTCGGAAACACTCCGTGGACTTCGAAGCGCTCGATGCGCCACTCTGGATCGTCGAAAGTTTCACGAATTCTGTCCAATGTCCGTTCGATGGTCCTGCAGTCTTTTTGTGGGTCTTCTTTCATGGTGGTGTCGTGGATGTTGATTTACCGCGTCGACGCTCAGCTTCGGGTGCGTGCTCAAGGCACGGCCAGACATTTCCGCAGTCACCGCAGCGTCCAGTCTGTGGGCACCGGATCTTCGGATGATGCGCCCCGCTGCGATGAAAGCCGCACTCGCAACAGGCAACCTCTTCACGGTGTCACTGTCGACCCACGAGCCGGTCGTAAGTCCTGTTGCTCATGCTGCGCCGACCAGACCCAGCAGGTCCGGTCGGAGTTTGTTGGCCCTCGGCGGAATGTGCCACTTGACTGGAATTCCCAGCTCCTGCGCCAGCTGCCTGGTCAACCCGGGGAATTCGGTGTCCTTCTCCTTGCATTCAGCGAACTGCGCCCATCCCGCGGCCCATCCGTCAGCGCCATCAAGTATCGGCATGGCCACCGTGAACGCAGGCTCGTAGAACGTGCGACCCAGGCGCGCGTTGAAGTGAATCAGCACGTAGCAGTCCACGTTGAACCGGCTGCGCTTGAGCATGTGTCGCAACTGCTTCTGCTTGATCTTGTCGTTCTGGATGCGGAAGGACGGCTGGCTGCAGACCTTGGCCTCGATGATGAACTGCCGTCCGCTGGAGCGCACGCCTTCGAAGTCCGGCAGGCTCGGCACCGGCAGCCAGGCGTCGTCCACCATGCTGACCATCGTGCCGTAGCGACCCATCGTCAGGCTGCCGTCCTTCTCGAGCCGCTTGGCCTCGTTCATCAGCAGCTCCTCCAGCTCCTTGCCGTTCCCGCCCAGGTGGCGCGGCGGCGAGTATGGGTCACGCGAGGCGACGGTGTCGTGGATGAACTGCAGCACATCGCCGACGTCGGCCTCGGCTTCGAGCAGCAACCCGGATGGTAAACTGCTCTGGATGACGTCGTCCCCGTAGGCAACGAACGTCAGGTGGCCGCAGCGGAGTGTGTCCAGTTCGTAGTGGAACCGCGCGTCGGACCTCCACAGCAGCTCCGCCGCCTTTTCGAACAGGCTTTTCTTGGGAGCCGCAGGCTTAGCCACGGGGCGCCTCCTCCTGCGTGAACGCTGCAATGCGCTCACCGAGCACGACCGAATACTGGTCCATGATCTTCGACTGCCGTATGAGGCGTTCCTGTTCTTCCGCTGGCAGCGTCGGAAAGACGTCTCCACGTCCGAACGCATTCAGCTTTTCGAGCTTTTCATCCAGATCTTGTTTTTCTGTCACGACTCTCTGTTGATGTGGTTTCATGTGTTGTGTGATTAAATGGTTGTAACCGCTGTTTGCTCGTAAGCCCCCAGCACGATTTCTCGCGCGCGTTCAGACGTCGCCACGAACTCGATGTCGTAGCCGATCTCCTCGTATGCTTTGTGCCGCGCCCAGCACTCCCCGATGATGCCGGAGTACGGAGGGTTGCTGCGCGTCTCCTGCTCCGCGTCGCGGCACTCGAACATGAAGTCGACCATCACGCCGTAATTCTTGCCGGGGCGGCACTGCAGCAGCCGGCCCGGCTTCTGAATCGCCGTCGTGTTCGCCCCGCCGCCGGCCAGATTCACCACCACCTTCAGGTCCGGAAAAGTCAGCCCCTGCACGTAGATGTTGCTCGCGAGCACGCGGATGATCGAGCCGTCGGCAATCCTGCGTGTGACGCTGTCGCGCTCTTTGTCCGTCATGCGTTTGGCCATGGCGATGGTGCCCCACGGCGGCATGGCGTGCTCAAGGTAGAACTCGGCTTGCTTCTCGTCGCGGATGAACGCCATGGTCTGCCAGTCCTGCGGAATCACCTCGTCCACGATCTTCTTCACCAGCGCCGCGGTGCGGGAGGATTCAGTCAGCAGCCGCTGATACACCACCGCGCGGTCCACCATGCGCCCCGGCACCGTGTCCTTGCTGAACGGGATCTTCACGAAGATGACCTTCAGCGGCGCAATGGCGCCCCAGGCGACGGCCTCGCGGTAGGTGACGTTCGATATCACCGGCCCGATGATCCCCTCGATCAGACGGTCCTTCTTGTCGAACCGGCCTTTCAGCGTGGCGCCGAACCCATACTTCCGGGCACGGACGAACGCGGTCACCTTGGGCATGCGCTCATCCGACACCACTGCGTGCGGCTCGTCGATGATCAGCAGCTCGGTCGCGTCCGGATCCATCTTGTCCAGCGAGTCGACGGAGCAGATCGTGATGTCGTCCGACTGCTTGGAGTTGCGGCTGCCGGTGTAGACTCCTTTGATCTCGCGCCCAGGAATGGCATCCTTGAAGTGCGCGAAGAGCTGCTTGCACAAGTCCACGCCGGGGGCGGTGATCACCGTCATCGCCTTCGGGAACGCTTTGCAGATGGCGGACATTCCAAAACTCTTCCCAAATCTGGTTGGAGCGCCGATCAAGCCGGAGTCGCCGCACATCAGAGCGTCCATGATCCAGCGCTTCTGGAACCCGCGCAGCCCTGGCAGGGCTGTCAGGAAGTTCGGATGGTCCAGCACCTTTGGGCGCACATCCTGCACGACCACCGTGTGTCCCAGCTCGACGAGATGCTGCCGTAAAACTTTCCAGAAGCCCTGATGGCTGAGCAGCGCCGCCCGCCCATCCACGGAGGTCATGTTGAACATCGGCTCCGTGATTGTCTCGAACCTCGTGCGACCGCGATCGAAAATCATCTCGCGGTATTGCAGGGTCAGGAATTCCCGCACGAGCGGATGGTCTGGCAGCACAGTCAGGCCGCCTTCGTCCCTGGCTATGACGAAATGGGTAGATTCATTCTTCTTCACTTAGGTTTGCAAATTGTTCATCGGCCTGCGCCGGCGACTCCAGCGGCAGATCGCCGCTGGGTTCTTTTTCGTCCACAGAGCGCAGCTCGAACCGTCCGTAATCACGCGCGTGTCCCCACTCGGATATCCCAAGATGCGCGCCGATATGCAGCAGCATCTCGTCGAACTCTTGCTCATCTGGCGCCCGGGTGAATCGTCCTCCGCCGTCGGTGTTCGGAGGGATGTGCTTGGACAGGGTGAACTGCACGTCGAGCGTCTGCCCGGTGGACAGCGACTCGAACTTTTCCGTCAGCATCTGTCCCGCGCGCTTGAACTTTCGGTTGTAGGCCGACGTGCGCTTCACCGAATACCAGCGGCAGGGGATGATGGCACTCACAGCCACGTCACTCAGGTGCAGCGCGTCGCGGGCCTCCAGGAACGCCCACTCCCATCGCGGCATGTCCATGTAGATGTAGCAGCGATCTGGATCGCACCCCTGCGGAGGCTTCAGCACGCGGTTGAACACCCGCTTCGGGTCTTTGCGGTCGTTGTTGTGTTTCGCCGCGAGCAGCGGAGTGAGGAGACGAAGACGTCGGTTAATCAGCATGGTGGCAATCGTTGAGCAACTGGCGCAATCTGGCAAGGCCCATGTAGGCGTTCTGTGGGCGTAACATTTTAACCGCCTGGACTTTGTAGGCGTCCTGTAGGCGTGCTAGGTAAACAACGAGAAGCGGCGGCCCCTTTCGGAGCCGCCGCTGGCTAGTTCGGAATTCGTTCTGCGTCCCGCATCCGCTGCTGAGCGCAACGCTTGTCCCACGCGACGCGGTCGTAATAGACATCGATCATGTCGACGGACAAACGCGGGTCCACTATGAATGGCAGACCACACAGAGCATTGAAGAACATGTCGGCGCGCGACAGCAGGTCGTGCTCCAACCTCAGAATGTCTTCCGCCTGCGGGCTGATCGCTATCCCGACCGGCGATACCGCGGGACGCTCAGCCGCAAGCATCGCGGCGAGCGCGCCACCAAAGTCAGGCCCGGGGCTCGTGGTGAATGTCCCTGTCATGGCAGCGCCTTCGTGGTGGAAGATGTCGGAAGCGCGAGCCCGGCAAATCCGCGTTCCTTCAGCGTCTCGTAGAGCGTCGCTCCCGACGCATCCTGCGCATACGGCAAGAAGACCTGCTCGAGTTCCGCCAGCCCGGCGCTCACCAGCGCCAACTGCGCGGCGAGCCAGTCTTTCACGATGCGCCACGCAACGCGCGCGGCCTGCTCGTGTGTCTTCAGTTTGGGAGTGACGTTCTGCCGCACAAGCACCTGATATATCCTCGGCACGTTTGATGGCAAACGAAAACTCATCAGTCCCGCCGCCGTCTGAATCCGGAAGCTCAGAGCGACCAGCACGCCGTCGGTATACTCGGTCATCACAGCCTGCGCCTTGGCCTTCGCGAGCATAGCCTGGATCTCCGTCACCGTTTTCTCCGCAGCAATCTGTGTATTATAATTCAGGATGGGCATACGTCTCCTTCGCCGTTCGCCGCGTCGAATTTTTCCTGCTCATCGTCGTCCAACACCCCCTCCGGCGTCGGCTGCGTCGTCGAGGTCGTAGTTCTGCGCCTTCCTGCCTTCGAGCAGTATCAGCGCGAAATCCCGGTTATTGAGTCCGGTGAATTTCCACTCCGCGAGTTCTTCCTTTGTGACCGGGATTGGCTCGCCGTCTTCTATCCACGTCACTTTTTCGAGCGGCACACTTTCCACGGTTGCGAGGTATGCCATCACTCTCCGAAGGTCTTTCATTTCCACGCGAAGCCCCGGCGCAGAACCCGGCGCTGCGCTAGAACGCGCCTCCTGTGTGCTATTTTCGGTTTCGGTTTTCATAGAGTTTTCAGTGTTTTCGATGCGCTATCACGGCGCGTCTGTGAGCTTTGCGGTGGGCGAACTTCCTTCGTGCGAGCGACGCGCAGCTTCCCACCCCGCCAAGAATACCTCTTGGTGAGTTAGTCGGGGCCACACTCCGCGCTTGTCGCACCATTGCAGGAACGCCCATTCCGGCCCCTCCTCCCACTCCTTGTTCGCCCGGCGCTTCTCGTCGTCGCCCACCACGCTAGTGCAGCGAACGGCGGTCTCAGGTTGTTTGTCGTTTTCAGTGTTCATAAAGGTTGTTTCTTCTCCGCGCGCGCCGGCCCTGCAGAACGCATCTGCAGGGCCGGCGTAGATGTCGTCCCCGTGTAGAGCCACCGTCACCGTCGCGTCGGCGAACATCTTGGTCAGCCACTCTGCAAGGGGCAGCGCCGGACCCTCGCACCAGGCGTCATGGATCAACCCGGCGATCAACGGGACCATGTGGTAGCGCCAAGGGTAGTCCCAATCTTCTCCCTCCGCGTGGATGATGGCGTCGCCGGGTTCGGTGATCGCATCGGCCAGCTCACCGCATAGGCCGTCCCAGTCTTCCACGGTTTCGCCGCGCGCATCCAAGAACGCCGTCGCCAGATTGGGAATTTCCTTGGAAGCGGGGTCAGACATGGGCGCCTCCTCTCGGCGATGGCTCCAAAGATTTGCCGCATTTCCGGCATTTGGTTTCGTAGGCGGCGTGTGCCCTGTTACAGCATATCGCCCGTGTCGGGCATCCGCTGATCTCACGAGTGCCGCAAAGCCATTCCTGCTTTCCTTTGCTGCTGCGATACCCCTGCCCCTGCGTGAATACTCCAGGATCAGGGCGAGGCCAGTAGCACGGGCATTTGAGGCAGCGCGAATCGGCCACGCTCACGGTTTGTCTGACATTCCTGTCGCGGACATTCATGTTACTGTGCCCGTCATTCTGGGATCTCGATCAGGTCACTGAAGGCGTCGATGAGCGTCGGGGAGTGGTCGCAGACGATCATCTGCAGCGTGCCCTCTTCGCCGATCTTCCGGAGCATGTCCGCCATAGCGCGTTTGGCTTCTTCGTCCAGATGCGTGGTCGGCTCGTCCAGCGACAGGAGTCCCACGTTTGGCATGATCATCGCGTGCAGCGCGCGCAGCGTAGCCACGGCCAGGCGCACCTTCTGGCCGCCTGACATGCGGCTTTGCGGCATCCAGGCCTCGTCCGCGCGGTCAGTGCGGAGGAAGTCATAGGACAGCGGCAGCTCCTCGCTCGCCGAGACCATGAAGTCCGCGCCGCTCTCCGCCAGATAATCCCCGGCCAGTTGTGCGATCTGCCCGAACTTGTAGTTCAGGAATTCGAGGCTGGCGCCGTTCGGTCGGAACGTGTCGCGCAGCATCTCCAGATCCTTGGCGAGCGCCAGGCGCGTCTTCTGTTCCGCGGTCCGAAGGTCGAGCTCGTCGATCTTGCGGCTCGCCGCCTTCATCGACTCGTTGGCGGCGTCGTGCCGTCCGCGGGCCTCGTCGAGGGTCTGCTGCGCCTTCTCGAGTTCGGTCAGTTTGCTCTGCACCATCTGCTGCGTCAGCACCGGGGCACCGTCGCTCGGGAAGAATCCCAGCGGCACATCAGCAAGCAATTTGTGCAGGCTGTCGTGCGCGGCTTCCATGCTGCGCTGCGCGGCGTCGACTTCCGCGATCTGCTTCTGTACAGTCTCCACTGCGTCGCTGGTGCTCTTGGCTTTCTCGGCGGCGTCGTGAAGCATTGCACCGTCGATCAGCGCGCGCCACGGCGCGTCTTTCAGCGCTTGCGCCTGGCTCGCCTCTTGCGCGACCAGATTGTCGATCTCGTGCTGCGTCGGCTCCGTCTTGCCTTTGACAGCGACCCTGTAGCGGTCCACGACCTGCGTGAGACGCGCGTGCTCGTGCGCCTTGGCGTGCCACGCCTGCAGCTTTGCCGTCGCTTCATTCAGCCCCTGCTGTGTCGTCTCCCTGGTAGTCAGCGACGTTTCAATCTGCAGCCGCCTCCGGTCGTTCAGGTGCTTTGCCAGCGCGTCAGCCAGCGTCGCGTGCGCGCGTTGCAACGCGCCCGCATCCTTCTGCTTCGCGCGAAGAGCGTCGCCGCTGACCACCCCCTTGTCCTCGGCCTTTTTCAACTGCCCCTCGAGGTCTGTGATTTCCTTGCGCAGATGCTCTGGGTCAGGAGGCGTCGTGCCGCCACAAAGCGGACAGTGATCCGCGTGTCCCCCGCCGACTTCGAGTCCACGCAGAAGATCACGCCGCATCTGCAGAGCATTGCGAATCAGAACGTATGACTCCCGGTTGGCGTCATACGCAGTCTGCAAGGCCGTGACGACTTCTGTGCCCGCGGTCACCTTCTCCTCTGCCTCTCTCTCGCTCGCAGTCGCGCCGGGGATGGATGTCGTCAGCGTGTCCAGGTCGTCGAACTTCTTCAGCATCGCCTCGGCGCGTTTGACGGACGACTCGGGACTGTCGCCCAGCTCTCCGGCCTCTTTCAGCTTTGCTTCCGCGTCTGCGAGTTCCGCGAACTGTTGCTTGAGCCCGCGCGCGCTGAGCAGAGCCAGGTCCGTCTTGGACTGGTCTGCGCTGGCTTGCAGATTCGCCTGCTTGCGCTGCGTCAAACTGGTCAGCTTCTTCTGCCACTCTTGTTGCTGCTGGCGCGCGTTGACGAGCCACAGGGCAGCGTCCTCGCCCGCTGGGACGTGCTGCTGCAGTTGCGTCTTGGCCGCTGTCGCGGCATCCTCCGCCGCCGCAACCGCGCTGTGTTGGGACGAAACATTGCGGACCAGCGCCAGATACTCGGCAGGCGAAGGCAACCCTTTCATCTCCGACTCGCAGGTCTCGAAGAAACGGCGGGCCTCTTCGTAGGTCGCCTGGGCGGCGTCGCGCACCGCGCCGAGATCCTGGACGCTGCTCGCGACGGTTTCCCGATGCGTCTCGATCACGTTGGCAATCTTCGCGAGGTGCCCCAGCATGAGCAGTTTGGTGTAGAACTCCCGGCGGTCAGTCTCGAGCCCGAACATGTTGGCCATCTCGCCCTGCCGGATGAACACCGTGGAGTTGATGGCCTTTTTGTCGACGCCGAGGATGTCGAACATGATGCTGCTGACCTCTGCGTCGGACGTGATGGGCTTCTCGGCCCCGTCCCACCACAGCTTCCTGGTCACTGTCGTGCGCGTGATGCGCCGCTGGATCTTGCCTACCTTGCCGTCCGCCACGAACTCCAGCGTCACCTCGGCCGCGGCCGGCGGATTTTCGCCGCTCGACCGGCGGATGAATGCGCGCAGCGGGTCCGGGTGGTCGATGGTGCCGGTGAGTCCGAATTGAATGGCCTGCAGCACAGTCGATTTGCCGCGCCCGTTGGGGCCGGCCAAGCCGACGACGCAGCCCTGCAGTTTGCTTTTGATCGAGTGATGCCGACCGAAGTCGGTGATCTCGATGGATGTGATTTTGATCATGTAATGAGTATGGCTAGAAAGGACAATTTGGGTCGTCCGGGATGGTGTATTCGCCGCTGTCCTTTTCATCTAAGACGTCGGACTCCTCTCGGTTGTCCATCGCCAGGTATTTCGCATTCCTCTCCTGGATGTCGTCGCGTTTGCGTTCCAGCATGTGCTGCACGTGCTCTGGCAGGTAGCGCTCCTGATGCGATTTCCATGAGTTCAGCTCCACCGTCACCACGCGCATGTTGCCCTCCTCGTAGCCGAGCGTCGGATTCACGCGGTCGATCGTCAGCACCGAATCGTCGCCCTCTTTTTTGGAATACAGACCGAAGGCGTCCACCAACCCTCGCCAGTAGTCCAGCGTGATCCTGAACGGTATTTTCCGCTCGGCCGCGTGGTCACGCAGCGTGCAGTAGTCCGCGGTTTTCTTCTGCTGCGCACGCCAACGCCGCATCTCGTGCATGTGACACAGACACCGATCGTCCCGCGACGCGCGCCGGCAGCCTTTTACCCAGCACAGTCCGTCGCCGGAATTCCCCTTGAACTCGAAGAATCCTTCGGCAAGCAGAGCTGCGCTGGGTTTCGGCATGTCAGCCTATTCTTCATTTTCCCTGACGTCTGCTGCGACTAGGCGAGCCTCGATCAGATCTGCCACGATATTGCTGGCGTCGCTCTCGCCCCGGTGCAGGAGATCCAGCGCCGTCTTCTGCAGGTCTTCCCGGTCCTTGAATCGCTGACTCACGAAGTATTCCATCGTGAACTCCTTCTCGGAGTCCGGTGAATCTTTGACTCTCGCCGGATGCGCCTGCGTGTTGGGCAGCGGGTAGCACCGTATGACCGCGCGCTGGGCGTCCAGCATCGAGTGCAGCCGGTTGATCGTCTGCGGAAACTGCCGGTCGAACTGCACGACCGCCACAGGATGCTGCGCGGCCACCGGCTCGATACGCAGCATGAGCGCGTCGAGGTCCTCGGCGGTGCGCACCTCCGCGTTGATGAACGGACGGGTGTGAATCGGAATCGTCTCCTTCAGGACAGCGCCCTCGGCGGTCAGCCGGATGATCGGCACAGACTTGCCGATCGGCTCGCCGGCGTTGCACATCTCGGTCGACCCCGGGTAACCGATCAGGCACTTGCCTCCGCCGGGACGGTCCAGCTGCTGGAACCCCTGCAGGTGGATGTCGCCGAGCAGCCAGGCCTTGTTGTGCTTCGAGATTGGCAGCTCGGATACGTGCAGCGGGTCCGGTGTGTGAATCGGAAACTTCACCACTCCGTCGATGAGTCCGTGGAACAGCACGACATCTGCCTGCCGCGCCCGCACGGTGATGTTCGCCAAGTCGCCGCGGAAGCTGGCTGCGGTGTGCGGCGTGAGCCCCACGATGCGGTAGCCACGGAAGACGACGCTGGAGTCGTCCAACGGCACGATGCCTGTCTCACCTTCAAATAGCGTCTCGGTGTCGTCGTCCGTCAGATTTAACGCGCGCCCCGGAAACAGCGTCTGCAGCCACGTGGGCGTGCTCCAGTCGTGGTTGCCGGTGATGGTGAATGCCACCTTCCCGGCGCTCCGGATCATCTGGTCGATGTGCATCAGCTGCCCGATTACCTGCGGGCTCGGCCGCGGGCGGTCGAAGATGTCGCCGGTGATGCAGATGATGTCCGCGTGCTTCAGCGCCGCCTCGACTGCATTACGGAAGCCGTCGTAGAAGTCCTGGCCCCGACGGGCAGCCGCGTATTGTGAGTCTCGCAGGTGGGTGTCACCGATAAGTGCGATCAGAAGATCGCTGTTTGGGGTCGCATTTTTTGCCATTTTTCAGTAGGGTAAATTTTGGAAGCCGCTTCAGCCAATTCTTCGCGAGCCCCCTTGAGGAGAGCGCGCGCCGCGCCTGCGAGTGCATCACAAATCGCCTGCCCGTCCACGACATTACGCGGGCGGCACATGGGCGTGATGCAAACGTGCTTGGCCATGAACGACCAACGCATCCACAGATCACGCTCCTTCAGCCGGGACATCAGCGGGTCGCCATCCTCGTTGTAGAGGAACGCGTGGGCGAGACTGCTGCGATCGGTGTACCAGAGAATCGAGACCCGGTCAGGTCCCGTGAATTGGTTCAGGATTCCCTCGGTGCCGATTTTGTAAAGCTCCGCGGAGTCAGTCGTCTGCTCCTGAAGCTCCCGCCCGCGCTCTGTCAGGATGGAGTGCACGCCATCCAGCAGGGCGCTGAACTCCGATCGGCTGACCGTGGACCCATAGGTGCCAGCGACGTAGCAACCGCGCGACACCGGCGCCCTGACCTCGCCGATCAGATCGATACGCTCCCAGACGGCCGCGTAGCCGCCCCATCCCTCGGTGCAGCCGGAGCCGTCGGTGTAGAGGACGCAGTCGTGCTCGTAAGGATCCGGGGCGACATCTTCGAGCCACTCGAACACGTCGGCGTAGCGCTCCTTGATCAGCTCACCGTCGACGGTCAGGTTATCCCACCAGGACGTCTCTTTTCGCCACTTGTGTTTGTTCCAGGTGTCACGGTTGTGGTGAGTCATCGTCGTCCGCTTCTGGAGTCCTCACGTTTCCGGCCGTCTCCTTTTCGTGCTGCTGCGCCGCGTCCAGAACGCTGCCGTTCGCGTCCTCTCCTTGTGGTAATTTCGGCACGGCGGGTGCGGTGGTCTCGACCGCCGTGATCAGGCGCCGGCTGGCAATTCGCTTCAGAGAGCCGACGTTCTGATGTTCCGCTTCTTCCATGAACGCAGCGATGAGAGGGCCGGCCATCTTGTCCGCCACCTCCTGCTGAATCTGCGCTTGAGCATGCGGTCGCATCTTGTCGCTCAGCATACCGGGCATGGATGATGTGCCAGTGACCTGCGTGAACGGCTGGTCGGCCCCGCGCACAATGCGGATGTCCCAGTAGATGCGGATGTCGCTGTCGTTGACCCCGACGACGCCCGAGTGGAAATCGATCAGCGGACGTTCGCGGTCCAGCAGCCTGGCGTTGAGTTCGTTGGCCTCCTGGATGGCCTTGACCGCGCTCTGCAGTGCGGCCAAGACATCGACGGACGGCGCGTCAGGCGTTGAATTTCGCCCGGATTTCTTCTGCTTCGCTTTCGACTGGTTCGGTGGGTGGTGATTGCTCATTTTGAATATCGCGTAGTTTCTCGCCTTGCTCACGCGTCCAGATCAAATAGAGTGACGTGCGTGCTTTTCCGAACCTGTCCGCACGTTCGTTTTCCAACAACACCGTCGATTTTGATTGAGCCATGTTAGCGCAAGGTGAATTTATTTATGATTTGATGAACGCCTTGAGGAGAGACCCTCAGCGGGCGGCAAAGGTGTCCGCCGCTCTGCAGCGCATGGACACGGTAACGGCGGCCGTGGCGGATGGCAAGGCCACACGCAGCGACATCGCCAAGATCGAGGCTGAGATCGTCCCGCTGTGCGGTTTCAACTTCGGCCTTCTCATTCCTCGATTCTTCCCGCGTTACCCATTCGAGAAGCCGCTCGACCTGAGCGCGCGCCCGTTCATGTATGCCATGACCGCGCTGGCGCCGGGCAGCGTCGTCACCCTAAAGGCTGGACGTCAGGTCGGGAAATGCGCCGACGGCGACACCACGGTCGTCACCGACCGCGGCGTCGCCACGTTGCACGACATCTTCGCGGAGGGGATCCCAGTTCAGGCCAGCATCGTGCGATAGCTGCGAATGGCTTCTGCTCCGTGGATCTCGACGTATGACGGGTCGAACACTTCCGCCTCCGCAGGCGTGTAGATCAGCCCGTCCTTCAGCTTGTCGATCAGGTGCTGCGAGAACCGGTAGCGGACGCCGGGCGAAGCGAGCATCCACTTCGACTGCAGCGTGAGGATCATCTCGCCGGACATCCCGGCTGCGAATCCGCAATCCCGCAGCAGATCGGTGATGTAGTTTTCCCGGATGCGCGCGAAACGATCCGCCAGCGTCTCGAAGTGGTGTCTGGCGCTCAGCGGCCAGCTTTTCTTCAGCCACTTGTGGCGCTCGAGGTAGATGTCCTGCATGCTCGGGGACAGGGCGCTCACGTCGGCGTAGAGGCAGGACACTCCGCAGGTCCACATCTTGTGCTCGCCGACGTAGAACTGATCAAGGTCCGCCTTGCCCGATTCCATGATCATGCGGCGGCAGAGCATGCCGAAGTTGGAATGATCCGCGGCGCTGGCTCCGGCGTGATCCTCCGCGCACGCCAGCAGCGACAGCTGCGGTTGACGCAGCGCGGTCCGCATCTGCTGCAGCAGGATGCTACGGTCAATCTGCAGCGCCGTTGCGTCCGGGCCCGTATATGGGTATTCCGGCTTCGGCAACTTCTTGCTCAGCTTTCCGGCTGCGTCATACATCTCGACGATCCGCTCGTCGCGACGCAGGAAGAACGCATCGCTCTCGTCTTTCCTCGCTGCCTTGCGCATCCATATTTCGGCGTCTTCGACGTCGATTCGGTAGATGGTGATGTCCGGCCTGCCCGGGTCGTTGCTGGCGGCCTGGACGCTGACGAGTCCTGCGAGGAACGGGGATGGACGCGGAGTCCATTGCTGCTTTTTTGGTAGTTTCTGAGTGGTGTTCAAATGGTTGAGTTGTGGACGACCATACAGCGTGGAGACGGCGGACGGCAAGTCCGTGGATGTCTTCGCTGCCCCTTCGTCCGTAATGGGGAATAATGCGCGCGGTCGTTCCGTGCCGACCGTGTTCCTGCGCCTGTTCAGGTGAGCCCCCGCCGCTTGCGCTTGCGGGGATCTTCATCTTGACGCTATTTGCGATGCGCCTACGATGCCAAACATCGCGTGCTGTTGGAAACCGAAATAGCTGAGGAAAGATCCGTGGAGCATCTCGACTTAAAAGTCGCTGCTCCGGGTGGTGCTTTTGTGCGTGTCACCCACGTCTGCCGAACCGTGCCGATGCCGGTGTGGCGAATCCTGACGCGAGATTTCGCGTTGGAGTGCGCCGGCAAGCATTTGGTAAGGAGACTCAGTGGATATGGGCAGGTGGATCAATGCCTGCCCGGTGACTTCATACTGACTCAAGACGGCTGGCAGCCCGTCACTGCATGTGCGCCGGTGGGTGAGGAACGCGAGATGTTCGACCTCCGTGTGGAGGGCGAGGATCACGCATACTTCACCTCCGGGATTGCCAGCCACAATTCCACGGGCCTCGGGGCCGCTGAGCTGTTCAAGCTCAGCGTGGTTCCAAATTACCGCTCCATCTACCTGACCCCGCTGAGGGAGCAGAGCAAGACGATGGCGGACAAGCTGCTCAACATGCAGCGCGGCTCGATCTGTCCCCCGGCGTATTTCACCTCCCGCGGCTACCGCAACAACATGTATTACAAGGAGTCGCCACAGGGAGGCTCGCTGAAGCTGATGCACATCCTGACGGACCCGACAAAGATCCGCGGCGAAAGCGTGCCCACCATCATCATCGATGAGAGCCAGGATTTCGACGCCGAGCATCTGCCGGAAATCGAGCAGGTTCAAAAAGCCTTTCCCGACGATCGTCTGACCGTGTTCGCCGGCACGTCGAAGCATCTCGATACCTGCCTGGAGGCTCAATACAACCTGGGCAGTCGCGGCGTGTGGCACGTGTATTGTCCGTGTCCGAAGAAGTTCCACTCGCTTGGCGACGCAGAGCTCGTGCCGAAAATGATGGCCTCCGTGGAAGGCCTGCGCTGCCCGGACAACAAGCACATCAAGCTCAACCCCCTGATGGGGGAGTTCGTCCACGAAGACCGGTCTCGGCTGCGCGTCAACATGCCCAGCTTCCATCTGCCGCAGGTGATCGTGCCGGAGTATGCCCTCGGAAAGGGCTTCATGGACATCTGGAAGGACTACAAAAAGTATCCTCTCAAGAAGTTCCTGCAGGAGGTCTGGGGTATCGCAGTCGAGTCCGGGCTGACCGAACTCAACGAGGAAGATTTGAAGCGGTGCTGCACCACCAAGACGTTCGCGCAGACGCAGGAGGACTGCCTCGCCGGACGTTCGCGCTACATGTATCTGTTCTCCGGCGTGGACTGGGGCGGCTCGGACTGGGAGCCGGCGTATCGCAGCAAACTCTCCTACACGGTGCATACGATTTACGGGATGCGCGGCGACGGGAAGATGGACCTAGTCTACGCCTTCCGCTACTCCGGCATGAACTACCGCGAGATCGCACAGAACATCGTCGAGCAGCACAACAAGTATAAGAGCTTCGCGATGGGCACCGACAACGGCGGCGGCGCTTACTACAACGCCTACATGCGGGACTGCGGACGCATCCGGACGGAATCGATCATTCACTTTCAGTATACCGACACCAAGCTGATGCTGGACCGCATCAAGCACCCGGAGGCGCACATCATGTCGCTGCACCGGTCGGACTCCCTCTCGGCTCTGCTTGCCGACATCAAGGACCAGAACATCTCATGGCCACGCTGGGACGAGTCCAGCCCATTCGTGTTGGACTGCCTGAACATCCGGAGAAACATAGCCGAAGCGCCGTCCGGTCGCACCATCATGCGCTACATCAAGGCTGGGGCGCGGTCGGATGACTTCCTGCAGTCTACCAACTACGCGTGCATGATGAAGCGCATCGTGCGCAACGAATCGCTCATCCCGAACAAGCAGATCATGGACGAGCTGCGGACGTTGTTCGGTCTGTCCATCCCGACCGATCTGGCGTCGCGGATGGGCGACATGTTCGAGGGCGGCTACGTGGGCGGGTAATTTCTGTAGTAGGTAAAGAAGACGCCGGCGCGGCCCCACCTGGGGCCGCGCCATGCGCAGACGACTTAGATGTTTTTTCGTTCTGCCGCCTCGGCGGCGATCATCGCCGACATCAGTGGGGCGGCGTCAGTCGGCAGCACTTTCTTGATCGCCATCGGACGACACATGCCGTGTGTGTATGCCGACGCCTCCATCATGTCAGCTGCGCTGGGCATGCAATCGTTAGCGCGCGCAGACTTTGCGGTTTCCCCGCAGCACCCACGGCCGCACGGGCCGCAGTAGGTGCCGGAGGCGTGGCTCCTGCAGCTGCAGCCGCAGCGGCACTCGCAGAAGCTCGGGAGCGGCGGCGTGTAGAGACACACCCACTCGCCCAGCGCCTCGCGGCGGCCCACTTCAATCTGCGCCTCTTCCTCCGTCGCGTAGCGGTCGCCGACTAGCGCACGACTCTCCCCGGACCACACCCCGTATGGCAGCGGGGGTGTGATGCTAACGATATTGAGGCCTTCGCGCACAACAGTCAGCCCGTCACTTGTGATAGTGGTTTTCATAACGACAACCCCCTTAGCCCGTCCTTCAACAGGCGTTGGCGTCCAGACTCGGGGGAAGTCCAGAAGGCTGACTCAGCATGACGCCCCGGAAGTGGGGAACCCGGGCGCCGTTCGAAGCAGCGCCCGGGTCTTGTCGTCATTGCCTGTCGGCGTGCACACACACAGCCACCAGACGAATCTGGTAACCATGTATATACAAAGTATTATGACACGGAAGGGTCTGGAATTGCACGGGGTCCAACCAGGTAAAGGAAGTGCCGCCGCGGCCCCCGAAGGAGCCGCGGCGGCACGTTGCGTTACAGGGCGGGGTCGGCGCCAGCAAGGAGGCTGCCGGTGGTGCGCAGGCGCTCGACGAGTTCCCGCAGTCTGGCAGCGACGCCAGCCACGAACGGGATCTCGTAGTCGAGGTCCGTTGGTCCGCTAAGGACCGCCGGCAGCCACCCGCCGTCATCGTCGTCGGGCTTGGTCGACGCTTCGAGCCAGAGAACGTCGGCGAGGTTTTTGGAAGTGAACTCCGAGAGGAGTTCCTTCCGGTGTTTCTCCAGCGCAGCGATAACTGACCAGCCCTTGCGGGCTGCGTCATCACTGGCCATGGTTCCGAGCTGTTTGACCAGCTCACACAGTTCAGCCGCTTTTGGCGGCATCATGGTATTGGTGGTGTCCATACAAAGTCTTATGACACCGCGCGGTCTCGAATTGCGGCAGGTAAAGAAGACGAGCCGGCGCGGCCTCGTGGGCCGCGCCGGCTGTTTCGTAAAGTGAACCGGGCGGGACCTCAGCCCCGCCCGGTGTATCGAGGCGATACGGTATCGCAGCACGACGCTGCGATTGATGAACACCAACCGCTCGAAGAGGCGCAGGACTCGCCTGCAGCTTTTCGAGCGGGGTGCGAAACGAAAAAGAACGGACACCGTATCCGTCAGCCAGCGGCGCATCTGTTGCTGTAGATGATCCCACGCATGACGCAGGATGAACTTCACAACAGATGCGCGGGCTGACGAGGCGTGATGTGTTTAGACGGCGAACACCACTCAGCAAAGTATTATGACGCAAGATGACGCCAAATTGCGTCAAGCATCCGAGTCGTCTTTGAACTCGGCCGCGACCGCTGCATACTCCTCATCCATCGCGCGCAGCATGTCGGTCGGGACTCCCAGCGCACGCATCTGGTCGAGCACCATCAGGTATGCCCGCTCGACCTCTGTCGCATTCTGATCCTGATCCTCTTGCTCGTATTCGAGCGCATCCTGGATGTATCGCCGCACCGCATTCGAGAATGTCGGCGGATCGACGGAGTCGCTCGCCATCCCCATTTCGAGCACCGCCCACATGATCTCCGTAGCGTCCAGGTCATCGAAGATCAGCGTGTCGCCGAGGTCACCGTCGAACAAAGCGGTAGCGACCGCCACGAACACATCCGCGTCATACCAGAATTGTCCGTTCGTCAGCCCAGTGATGATCGCGTTGAGTTTGTTCTCCCCCTCCTCGGTCACCCAGGTTCCATACCGGGTAAACAGGTCTGACCACATCTCAGATGGATCCATCTGCTCCACGCCTGCCTCAGCATCCCCCATGACCGCGGGGCCGAAGGCGTGGAGCGCAATGACAAACAGGACGATACCAGACGTGTCAGCATCTCCGAGGGCCTTCCTTATCTCGCCCTCGTCCAGTTTGACAGATGCCGTCATCAAGCTGCTCATAGTGCGTCAGGTGTTGGTTTCAGGCGGCGGCAGCGACGGTCAAACGTAGTAGAGTTTTTTGGTCGCTCTCCGGCCACTGCTCGACAGCGAGACTGAGGTCGCGCGCATCCCCGGTGTCCCGCAGACGTCTGAATGTATCCGCAGCAGATTTGCTGAGCCGATACTCCGCATCCATCGCATCGATCGAGCGGACTTCTTGCAGCGGCAGTAAAACGTCACGAACCAGGACGTGCTCCTTCGCCGCCTTTTCCGCATCAGAGGCGAGCGCGCCGCAGAACACGATGTCGAACGGCGTCGGCACCAGCGATGAGTGACGGTAGCTGTTGGAGACGCCAGCGACGAAATCGATGGTCGCAATTTTTTCCATGGCAGCGTCCGGCTCGGCCTCCAGGTCGGCGAGGGCCGCCTGGTAGTCCGCCTCCACCTGCTCCCGGATTGTCGCGTCCTTGCAAAACTGCGACCGTCCCTGAATTCTTCGTGCGGCCTCCTCTGCGTCCGGGAAGCGCTCTACGCCGTGCCGCATGATGAGATCCGGCAGTTCGTGCGACACGTTATGGTCGTGCGCGGCTTTCACGATCTCTCTGGCCGCAGCCACGAACATCGGAAGCATGATGCGATTCTCCGCTGCCATCTTCGACAGCTCGAACGATGAATCGCGAACGTCGACCGCGTCGTTCAGCGGCAGCAGCTTGAAAACTTCGCCACCGAATTCGTCATTGATGGCGTAGCGGCCCTCCGTCAATTCGTCGAGCGAGGCGCTCTTCTCGAACTCGCCCGCGAACAGTTCAGCGTAGGGCAGGATGTCCTGCTCGATGCCATAGTGGGCGCACGCTGACTTGACGCGTTCCAGCGTGGCGTCGTCGTAATTATCCAGATGCGCGAATACGTTGAGTGCTGAGTGAAAGGCTGCAGACTTTGTGCAGATTGGCAGCAGCCGGCGCTTCGTGTCGGCGAAGGCTGCCGATGCTTTCTTCTCGAATTCCGCCGCCTCCGGCATGGGTTCGCTCGCGACCCAATCGGGAAACGGATGATGCATCTCTGCCCGATACAAAAACTTGGGATTGTTGAGGGTGTTGAAGTCTTGCATGTTCGTGTCGTAGAGGTGGCTGTGGGTATGGAGACAGCATAGCCGAATTTTTGCAACTGTGGAAGTGCAAATCCTGACGTGGACTTCCGGCAGAGGATCGCGATAATGCCAAACACCTGTGCGCATCATTACGGCAATCGACTTTCTGGGCATCCCAGTCACTCCACTGGACACGTGGTCACATCAGCTGGTGTGTCCGTGGTGTCATGAGGATGCCTGGGCCGTCTCGGACTACCTCCAGTGCTACAATCCCACATGCACAACGCAGGCGGCGACAGCGGAGGATCTGCTCGCGCATCAGTTCGGCAGCTACGAGCAGGCCGCTCAAATCATGGCTCAAAAATATAAGCACGAGCCGGACTTTCAGAGGGCGAAAAGCCGCGAGGCGGAGCGCCTGGTGCTGGACACGTGGTTGCGGTTCTGCGTCACGCCGCCGACGAACGAAGCGCTGCAGGCAGCGGGCCGGCTGCAAGCCAGTGGTTACGGCATACGCAGCAGCCGTTTCGGCGCCATCGTGTTGGACTCCAATCAGATCAAGCAGCTCGTCGACGTGGCCATGTCCACCGGGGCGGAAGTTCCCGAGGCGTGGCAAAAAACACCACCATCGGTCGTCCGAGCGTTCTGTGTGCAGACGCGCCCGCACACCGTGGACCGCATCATCATCATGCACCACAGCGGACGCACCGAGGAGATTATCTGGTACTCGCACGCCGCGGGGTTCTGTTCGCTGCTGGGGTTGCGCCCGAACCAGCCGCGCCTTCTGGCTGCCGACATCGAGACGGCGCTGAAGCTTCAGCACGATCTGACCGCGGTTGGCAAATCGGAGGAGGTAGCCTGCATCCACCTGGACCTGCACCGCGGAGACCCGTGCCCGCGATGGGAAGTGCAGGAGCATCTGCTGACGGCGGTGCCACGTCACTGCGCAACGAGTTCGAACGCGAAGTTTTTCGGACCCAACGACATCGTGCGGATACAGAACGCGATGGACCACTTCCCGGGCGCGGAGGGTAGCGTGCGAGGTCTGCCGATCGACCATGTCATCAATCTGCGTCCGCGCGAGCAAGCGGTGGCTTGGTCATCGCTGCGCTTCGCCATGATCGCCAGCATGGTGCCGTCGACGGTCGCGCAGATGCCGCCGGCCGCCGCCAGCATCTTCGAGCAGACTGGCACCAAGGCCGAGGACGCAGCGGCACTCATCGACTGTTACGCCAAGCAGGGACGTCAGCGCCTGGTGGAGGACGTGGAGATGCTGGCAATGACACGCGTGATCCAGCGCGACAGGTCGATGACCGTAAAGGAGACGGCAAACGACTACCGCATCATTCGCGGGGCTGACACAGCCCTGCTGACCAACTTCAGCCTGCGCATCACCTCGAACGTCACGTTCCGCAACCACAAGGCCGACCGCTACTGCCAGGCCACGATGCGCTGCGGCAAGGCCGTCGTGGACGTCATCTTTCCGCAGACGCTGCTCAACGACCGCGTGCAAAGCCTGGAGGGAGAACTGCAGCGTCAGATCACCGTGGCAGACATGGTGACTCAGGCCGGCAGAATGCCGACAGTCATCGAGATCAACAAGTTCAGGCAGTTCGTCGTCCCGCATCTGCGCACACAGGCGGCCAAGGCCAAACCGATCCGGGGCGTCGACATGCTCGGGTGGAGCGACAACCGCAAGTCGTTCATGTTCCCCGGCTTCGTCGTGACGGCGAACGGGACGGAAGCTGCCAGCCAGATTCTCTGTCCGTCCGTGCCTGTGCTGTCCCGATACAAGGCCATCCCGCTTGCGGGCTGGTCCGAGAGCTGCCCGGCGAATCTGGACTCTGCCTGCCACGACATCATCGCCATGATGGTGGCATCCAGTGTCCGATATTTCCGCCGGTGCATCACGCAGCCGATCATGATCGCGCAGAACTCAGCTGCGATGACCTTGCTGGACCGCCTGAGCACCGCGATGGGGCAGCACGAAATTCATACGCTGAACAGCAACGCCAGAGAGGGCAGCCGCATCGAGGGAATCTACGGTTACCCGCTGCTGGCCGCGGGCGCCCGCAACGCAGGCCTGGCAGATTCGCAGACGCCGTTCCTGCATCTGACCGACAGCGGATACAGCATGTCCACTCCTACCGAGCCGCAGCAGGCGGCCGCCGCGGGCCGCGCAGCGCAGTTCTGTCTGAAGAAGGTGGTGGAGTGGTGCCTGGCGACCGGCGGCGACGCGTTCCAGGAGGTGCCGGCGTTGATCCATTACCACTCCCTGCTGCGCGAAGGCCGCTGGCTGATCGAGCAGGTGTGCGGACTCAATGGTTGGACTGTCTCACACCTGGAAGCGACCGCGCTGGAAAAGCTGCTCGCGCAGATACCATATGCCGAGGCCGGACGCCGCATCACACTCATCGACGGACAGGATCTCAGCATCGACATCCGCGGACTCGATCATGACCACGACGGTATTCTTCGGGAGGCGCGCGACATGGGCACCATCATCGCCATCAACGAGGATCAGCTGGCATCGTCCGCGGTCCGGCTACTGCCGGCCATCGCAACCTACTACGGGCAGGAGCCGGACGTCACTGTTGTGGTGTCGTGACTGCGCACCAGCAGTCGTAACACCACACCCCAGCCAGCATGAGCCAGCGCCGACACCGTGTGACTCTCGGTGACTGCTTCAGCTGCGTGTGCATCCATTTGCGCGCGACGTCGCGCGGAAATCCCATGTCCAGCATGCGGTCATGTAGCAGCGCAGCCGGTGCGTGCGCTCCGATCTGAGACAGCAGCGACTGCAGAAACCACGGCACGGATGCGATGTCGGTTCTCCAGCCGACAGGGAACGACAGCATGCAACCTCCGACTCCCAACTCCACCTCCCCGGCTGCGGTGCAGACGAGAGTTCGGTAGTATTCGTCGTTCACCAGGCTGAACACCGGGCGGGTCTTCCACGTGATGTGCGTGTTCGGATCCATCGCTACGATGACGCGATAGTAAAGCCCAGCGGCAGTCCGCTGATGCTCAGGATCACATCATCGACCGCCAACTGATTCGTCAGCAGCGTTCCGCCAGTCAGCGTCATCGGCCCCTTCAGTGCGAAGTCGCGCCGCATGGGAGGCGCGACCAAAGATCCGTCCTGTCGCCGGCTGTCGATGGTCATCAGATCCTCGATGGCGAGATGCTCGTTCATGCCTCCTCGGGTTCGATGATGATCTGCTCCGTGATGGAAAGCGATTCCGCAGCCTGCAAATTGTTGGCCAGATCTTGCACCATCATCTCGACCTTCTCCACAAACTCCTCCGCGGCCTTCGCGCTGCGGCAGAGTTTCGTCACCGTGGACACCCGGTAATACGGGCTTCCCTCCGCGGGCTCCGACTCCGGCAGATCAGTCATCTGGATGGCGCTGGCGATGCAGGACAGGCTGTCCGCGGACACGTCCGGCTGTGGCGATGCCTGCATCACGAAGATGAACGCAGGCTCGTCGTTCCATGTGTAGAGCGCGGTGTAGCGCACCGGCCACAAGTGCCGGTTGTTGATCACATCCTCGTCGCTTATTTCTTCTCTCGTCAGTTTGAACATGTGGCGGGTGGGTTGCTGTCCTAGTCGCCAGCGACGGCAAGAGGCTGACCGGAGATCGTGAAGATGTAGTTCGGACCGCCTGGCGTGGTGGGAGAGACGGCAAAAGTGAAATTCTCAGCGCCAGGGTCGGATATCAACGCTCTCACGTATTGTCCGCGCTCATCCAACAGCGGCGCTCCGAATGAGTTTTCAGGTGGTGTCAGCAGCAGATTCATAGCGGCAGCGGTTTGATGCTGACGAGAATGTTACACGACTTCGGCCGGTGTTCGAACAAAAACCGCCACAGCCGGCTGTTGATTGGGGGTCCGTGATCGGCAGCCACAGCCAGCGCAAGCCGGCTGCCGTAGAACGTGTGCAGCATCTCCCAGAAATTCACGCTGTGTGGAAACGACGGAGCGCCCAGTTCCTCATGCAGGAAGACTCCGGTCGCGCGCTCGTGCAAGGCCGAGAATTCCCAGTAGCGCTCCTGCACCGCAGTGTCGCCGTCGAACATCAAGCGGGCATGCGTCTTACCATTGTGGGGCCCGGGTTCTGGGTTGGTGCCGCCGTCAGTCAGCATGACTTCGCTGACGCCGTCCCAGGTCAGCCCGTTTACAGGCAGGATGCCGTCGAGCGTGATCGGATGGTCCCATCCGGAAAACATCTGCTTTCGAAGATCCTCGGTGCTGGCGTGCCTGGTGTTCACCAGCTCGAACTTATCGCAGACGATGTAGCCCGGCTCCACGGTTTGGCCCGGCGTGAGATGGACGTGCGGATAGGCGATCTCAATCGCCCCGGCGGACGCGGTGGCGTAGACCATGGTGTCGACACCACTGACCGCGTGCGCTGAGAGCACCACGTCGGCTGAGTGAAAGACGTAGAGACCGGCATACTCCGCCGCGGCCCTTTTGTAAGCCTCCAGCGACTGCGTCTTGTAGGTGTAATCGGCCACCCACTTGCTGCGCGTCAGCTGCGCAGGCGCGGACAGCACGAACCGGTTGACCGACGCGGTCTTCACATACGCGGAGTTTACCTTCACCACGCCCCTGGGCATCACCAGAGTCGGCAGATCGATCATGGCGATGTAACCTTCGAAGGCCAGGAAATCCACACCCTGCACCAGATACTCCCCTGCATTCAGACCCTGAATAACGATCGGCAGGATGTGCGACGGCACGGGAACCAGATACCAGTCACGACTCTGGTCTGCCAGGAACATGTCCTGGTCCTCCTCGACCTTCGCGACGAACTCGAGCGACAGGCGCGCAAGTTTCGTCGCCAACGGATCGGCGCTGTAGCCGCCAGCCCCGGACCGGTAGCCGGCGTAGATCGGCGTGCCGTCCGGCATGACGACGCGCCGGTGGCTATACTCCCGCTGCTTCTTGCCGATGACTGCGAATTCGCCGTCCGTAAATTGGAAGTAGACATCCTCCACGAGCACGCGCTCGCTGTTCAGCGCGGCGGCCGCCGCCTGATCCAGCTGGGCAAGCAGCGATGCGCCGCCTGCCGCGCTCACGATGGCGCGGATGATCTGACGGGTGGGCCCGTCGACCTGGCTCTCCCAGAGCGAACCCTGCCCGCCGTATAATTTGTGCCGCAGATCGTAGTCGGCTTTCATGTCAGGCGGTTTCGACGAAGCTCACGTTCTCAGGATCGACAGCGTAACGCACGGTGCGGTTGGTTGCTGCCCAGGCGTCGGCAGGTCCTCCCGGTGAGATCTCCCCGTCGACGATCTCATACGGATTGTTGACCGTCGCGATGTCCGTAAACGTGGGGATGTAGAGCGCGTCCGATTCCGTCGCCCAGTCCGCCGTGATGTCCGCATCACCAGGATCAGCGATCGCGACGCGCAGCAAGCGTGAAGCTGCCGAGACCAGTATGCGCCCAGCGACGCCCACCGCGATGATTTTGTCCGCTCCGGCGTTGCGCATGATGTCGTAGATCTCCGTCACGCGAAAATCATCCGGGTGGCCAGCGGTGCGGAGATACTCCACGATCTTGTCCCTGGCCACGCTGAGCAGCGTCTTCACTCCCTGCTTCTTCACATACGTGATTTCGAGATCATCGAGGACAAGCAGCGGGCCGGACTTCACGAGCACGTCCACGCCGGCCGGTCGATACTCCGGCGACTCGAGCAACGACGACACCGTTTCGAGCAGCGGATCAGCGTCGTAGGTGATGGTGAAAATGGCATACTGATCGCCGTCATCCTCGCTCAGCGGAATCAGCGGCACGTCCAAACCGTCCACGATCGGCACCAGCGACAAGTAGAGCGACTCGAACCGCGTTCCGCAGTGCAGGCTGCCGTAGAGATCGGCGCGATCGGTTTTGCTGAACACCGCATAAGAACTCACCAGCGACTCGGTCGTGGTGCCGGACCACTCGATGCTGACGATCCGCGACGCGCGGTGAAGCAACGGCAGCAGGCCGCGGAACACTTTGTCCCCGACCGACGGTTGCACGTAGTCCAGGCGGACGCTCTGCGTGATGCGCTGCATGTCCCGAGCCGACCGGAAGTAGACGTCGACGGAGGGCGCCGTCAGCGCGAGCGCCGAACCTGCGGCGATTCGCTGCATCTCAGCGTCGCTCGGGACGATAGGTGAGACCATGTTGGACTCCGGCCAGTTGCGATACACCAGCGCCTTCGTGGACGCGCGCGACCCGGACGTCAGCGAGCAGGCGATCTTGCGCGCCGTGCGCGCCAAGTCAGACAGTGTAGCTGACGGCACGCCCGACGTGAAAGTGATGGCCGCCGCAATGCCGACGAGCGTCGTCGCGATCTCAGTGGCTGCGCCTTCCGTGCCGATTTCGATTGGCGCGCTCAGTGTGCCTTCCACCGGCAAGTCCACCGCCCAAGTGTTGGCGGTCGTCTGCGCCAGAATGTAGGTGTCAGCCGCCCCGGTGTGCGTGCTGCCGGCGGCCAGTATCTGGACGTAGGTGGCGTCCGGGTTGACCGCCTTCAGAACCCAATCGTCGTCAGCGGCGAAGCGGAAGCGAATCGTGCGATCCAAACTGACGGCGTTTGGACTCGAGAAGGTCAGACGCACCAGACCAAACGCCCGCAGGTTCTCCACGTCGTAGACCCCGAAATTCCCGAGGTAGGCCTTCACAAACTCGCATGAGTAGATCAGCCCTTCGGCGACGTTGCCCAGGTCCAGGTCGCTCATGAACCTGCTGTGCGCTTCGTTCGTGGCTGCCCTGCGCAGTGCCAGCGGGGTGATGACGAGATCGCCGGTCGGCGTACCTGGCGCCAGGTCCACGTCGGGCATGGCGGGACGCAACTCGGCCACCTCTTCCGCGCGCGCAGCAGCGATCTGCTCCGGCGTCAGTTCCGCCACGGATGGGTAATACTCTTTGGTGAAGCTCAGGTTCATTCGATGGATTTGATTTCCTGCGTGGTTTGTCCAGCGCGATTGGTCACGGTGATACCCACCTGCGCCACGTTGTCTTTGACGGTGATCAGCGTGGTTTTTATGCTGGCTACGCTGTCGGCCGCCGCGCGCGCAGGTTCGTCGTAGAGCAGCATGTCGCTGCGCGCCTTCAGCGCGCCGAAGTTCAGGATGTGCTGCAGGCCCAGCATGTCAAACGCGCCGTAGCTGAAAAGCGTGCGCGCCACTTCCGTGCCTCGGTCCGGCAGCAGCTTGTCGGACCCGAGCTGAGTCAGCAGCGAAACGCTGACGCGCTGCGCGACCGCAGCCATCCCATCCACTGAGCTGCCCCAGTCGATCGCCACTTTATTGGCTCCGCCGAAATTGATCTTGAGTGCTCTCATGCGTAGTTGTTGCCGTCCTGGATCTGACCGCCCCCGTCGTAGATGGATCTCAGGCATTGGCTCATGCCGAAAATCTGCAGGTAAGGAGCGGAAGCCACAGCGTAGCGCGCGTCCCGCGCGACCGCCAGCTTGAAGCGCCGGACCATCGAAGAGTCGCCGTCGGCCGGCTTCACGTCAGCGAAACTGAGTCGCTCCTGCATCGTCGCGCCGCCGCTGCCTGAGAACTCGAAAGGACCGCTTGGCAGGCGACCCTGCAGTTCCTGCCGGTGCTCTTGGAATGCGCGCGTGCGTGCGCGTTCATCTGCGAGCGCGTGCCCTTTCATGCGTGTGCGCCCTCGATTTGACCTTCCATGTCCTGCATCTTCAGGCCGATGCGGTCCGAGCGGCGGGTCACCTGAGACGGCGAGATCCCGAGCTGCGCGGCGATGACATTCTTCGCCAGCAGCGGCGATCCGCCGTAGCCAGTCGTGTGCTCGATAATCTTGCGGTCGACGCGGTCGGACGTGTCGTAGACATACTCCAGAGCCTCACCCAGGAAGTCCGGCATGTCGTGCCCTTCGTCATACATCTGCGAGGACGCCGCCACCGGCCTGGTGATCTTGCGCACCGCGGCGATGCGCTTCACGGACAGCCCGGAGCGGTCCGCCAGCTGCTTCACGTCCGGGTCGAACCCGAGCTCGTCCTGCAGTTCCCTCGATGAGCGTTCGATTGCCCAGGCATCGATCGCGGCGCGATCCGGAACCTTCACCGGCCCCTGACTCTCGCGGCGGTAGCGCTGCAGCGACTGCAGCTGGTTCTGCGTCCATGTGCGCAGGTTGACGCCAGCGCCCGGACTGAATTTCCGAACGGCGTCCGCCGCATACAGCCGCGCCTGGTGCCGCATCTGCGGGTTCACGCTCACGCCCATGGAGGACAGCTTGAAGCTGATCGTAGGGTCGAGCGAGCGCACCACGCGGTTCATGTTGTCCGGCGTCGGATCCTTGCGCCACGCGCCGTAGAGCGCCTCTGACGAAGTCGGCAGCGGGGACGTTGGAATATCTGGAGTCACGGGTATCAGTCTATACGCTTTGCTGCGGCTTGTCACGCTTGAGCCGCTCGCTCAGCATGTAGCGAAATCGCTCATGCACTTTGCGCACGGCGCACTTGCTGCATCCCCCTCCTCGGGAATGCAAGGCGGACTGCAGCTCCGCGTGGTAGCGTTTCTCAAGTTCCGGGTAGCGCGCGATACCCGGAACGCTCACAGCAGGCCCTTCGCCTCGAGCTTCCCCCGGAACGCGCGGATCAACTTTCCGACCTCGCAGCTGGGGCAGGGTGCGCCGCCGTAGCTCGACACGAGCTTCCGCTTCGCGGCGAAGAATTCCTCGCGAAGTTCCTCGCTTCCAGGAATCGGATTGACGTCCACTTGTTCCGTCACCCAGCGTCCGACAACCTGCGCCTTGCGGCGCTCAGGCGACGTCTCCTGCGTGGGGGTCGCGCGCCCTTCGGCGACGTGATCGAGCGCGGTCATGTCGGCATACTCCGCGATGACGGTGAGTTCCGCGTCGAGCTCGATCGTGTAGGGCACGCGCTGGTCGCCCTTCATCCGGAATATCCTCAGTTTGCGTGGTGCTGGCATGGGTGTTAGATGTGGTGGAACAGGCGGTGGCCGATCCAGGCTGCGGTCGCCCATATCAGCGGCACGAGAAAGATTGGCAAGAAGAAACCGGCGACGCCGAACAGCGTCCCGACCGCGGCGACATGCGCGGACAGGCAGCCTGGACATCCGAGGACGCCACGAATGAACCCGGGGGCGTTGGACTCGGCCGCCAGGAACATCTCGAAGTCCTCCGTGTTGAGCGTCAGGATGTCCTCGCGCGTCCGGTCCGCGCGCCACGATTTCGGAAACACGTAGGCGAACAGCGCGTGACGCAGCTCGCCCTTGAAGAACCAGTGGAGCCAGGCGGCGGTCCAGCCGGCGACGAGGAACAGAATGAAGACGATGGTGAGCATGGGGAAAGATTTACCGGATGCGCGGAGCGACGCAAGCACGATTATGACCAGCGACTAGAGCTCTTTATGTTAAACTTTCAAATTCCTCACATATTCTTCTTATGTCTTCTTCTGTGAATTGCTTTTTCAAATGCGTGTTCTCCTTCAGGCATCGCGGCGGTGTCCCAACATACAAACCGAAGCATTTTGGGTTCACCTTTTTGGTGATGACAGTACCCATTCCTATCATACTCCCGCTGCCTATCCTTGAGTATTGGTGACACATGCTACCAATTCCCATATTAACGTAACGCCCGATCATGGAGTGCCCGGCTATTATGACATTACACGACAGTATGGCATTACTCATTATTGTTGAGTCATGCCCTACGTGGCTGGCTTTAAGCATGAGTATGTGATCCATCAGCTTTGTTGGTTTTTCACAACCCGCGTTTATAGTCACATACTCTCTAAAGATGTTGTCATCTCCTATGATGACCCCTTTGTTGGGCTTGCCAAAATAAGCCTTGTGTTCTGGCTCGGTGCCGACAGAACAAAAGGCTTCAAATCTGTTGTTGTGACCAATCAAGGTATCTCCGGTGATATAACAAAAAGCGCCAACGTAATTACCGTGACCCAATTTCACACCATCGCCGATCACAGCGGTCGGGTGTATGTAGTTTGCTTTGTCCATCGTGTTCAGGTCTTTATATTACGCATTATTGGTAAAGGAGCAGTCACAACCACCTAATACGATCATGATACGTGAGCGCCTTGTCAACAAAAGAGCACACTGTCGGATCTGCATCGTGTATGCGTCGAAAAAGATTTCCCTCCTCACCAAACTCAGAGTAGGACCATCCGAAAGAATTGTAGTAGTCCGCATCAAATGCAATTTGTCCTCCGTCGACGTGCCCTCCTGTAAGATGGCTTAACCCAGCCGCGCGAAAGTGACCATGATTCACTTCCTGTCGAAAGTGAATCATCTTGACCACGGGATTCTCTCTTACGTGAGCAACGAGGCTAGACACAAATTCCGGGTGAAGCAGATTGTCGTCTGACAGTATCAGCACCCAGGTCTTACTGAGGCTGCGGAGTGTGTCGTCCCATATACGAAGGTGGTCGCAAAACTGCATTCTCTCGGGTCTGTTCATTTTGACCAGCCACCGCAGATCCACACCGTCCGGAACCTGCGCGCTAGTAACTGAAGCAGCTACGCAAGGTAGCAACTGCGGACGACTACAGAAGGTCAGAAGTGTCACGCGCAGGGTGGTGTCTGCGGGTTGTTTGATATGAGGTGCCAACTCGCCTTTGATGTTGTTCCAATGCGTGTGCACGCGTGAACCGCTCCAGAAATTTTCGTTTTCACACAGTAGACTGACCATGTGATGCCACGGCTTGCTACCTAACCACAGTTCTGCGTGCATGCGCGCCCATGGATTGCCGGCTATGTGAGGTCCTCCGCGCTCTCTGTAACTCGACACAGAATCAAGGCTGTTAATCCAGTCCGCTCTCGCCATCCAGAAATTACCACTGTAGTGCGGATGCTGTGGATTGTGCTGCCAGTTCACGCCGACCATATCCGCCGATTGGAGAAGCTGTAGGTTGTGCTGCCATCCGGTAACGATGTAATGCATCATCACGCGACGCCAAGCGCCTTTGCAGGAATCGTGCGGCGCACTAACACCTTTCGTGTGTAGATACATCACGACACCGGACGGATGCTCTTCGCACCACACATCCAGCGCAGCCAATGTAGGAGTTTCGTAATTATGGAAGTCGGGAGCGCTACCAACGATATCGAGATCGAATTGACGAAGCCACGCAACATCATCAGACGTCCCCAGCACGAAAGACTTCGGCCTGCCTAACCCGGCGGCTGTCAAGTGCGCCATCTGTTCCGTTACAACTTCTTTCCAGTTACCCATACACGCTATGTGATAGAACACCTGCAAATCTTCCAAGGTATATGACACAGCAGATTCTCGCACGCCGCGCCTGAGATCGTAACCTGCTTTGCTGTGATAATCGATCAGTGTAGTCGTAGCGAATTGATCTACTGCCATGTCATCGCCTCCAGTTTTTTTCCACTCACGTTGGAGGTGTTGGCACGTTGCCCGCAAATCCATTTCGCAGGGCAGTAGACTGGCCAGTCCGCGCGCTGATGCGCCAACTCCAGCTGGTGGTCGATGTGCTTGTTCGTGCCGACGTAATCCGGCATGTAGGACACGTGGTTGTAGATCTTCTGGATGTAGGCGGCGCTGACTGCATAAGCGTGCGTCCTGTTCACCGACTTGCCGACGATGACATCCGGGTTTGGCGTCTTGCCGATCGGTCTCCTGTGCTGCCCGCCCAGGTAGATCTGGCCCCAATCGGCAGGCACGCTCGTCATGAAGCGTTTGAGATCCTCCAGCGCGTTGTCCAGGAAGAACACGTCGTCCTCCAGGATCAGGGCGCTGCCCCAGGTCAGCGCCTCGCGCTCGTCCCGGATGTGCATCAGGTCCTCGCATATGCGCCTGTGGCTCTGCAGGCAACCCCAAGCTCCGCGGCCGCCGCCCCACCCGGCAGGGTGCGACGTGTAGTCTCCGATGATCGCCGGGTAGACGGTGATCTTGTCGATATCCGCGAGCCCCTTGCTCGTGATCTCTTCCTTGAATTCCGCCAGGCGGTCGGGCCGGTGCTGGCAGTTGATTACGAACACGCGGTCGAACCAGTCGGTCAGCTTCGCGGGCGCGGCGATCACCGGCTGCGGCGCCTCCGCGAGGCTGACCGTCGCGCCGTTCTTGCTGTGCGGTCTGCCCTTTGTGCTAGGTTTTAGGCTCATGCTCTGTATGGGTGTCTGCTGTTGATTTACACTGCTGCGTGCCGCGGGTGTCGTCAACGCGAACGTCATTCAGCGCCGTGGATGCTTTTGCAATTCGGGCGACAGCGCAAGCGATTTCGCAGTCCTCTCCCGGCTTCCGGTTGGTCCGCAGCACGCAGCATCAGATCAGTGTGAACGTCCCGTTGTCGAACACGGTAACGGTAGCGACAGTCTTTGCGGCAGGCACGGCCGTGATGTTCGGGTTGAAGCCGGGAGTGATGGTCAGCGGAGGCGATGTGACGCCGTTATATGTGACGGTCACGGTTGCGGTCGAACCCCTCCTGAACCACCAGTCCGCCTTGAGGTCCAGCACGGTTGACGTGGTCCACGCTCCGGCCGTAAGGGCGTCCTCGGCGCTGATGTAATAGTCCTCGTGCCCGCCGGTCCATGGTACAGAGAAGTCCTGCCAGAGCATATACGCGGCAGAAATACCGTTAGCATACCAGCCTAGTGTGTTACCCAGAAACGCAGTGCTGGTGATCAGGTCGTACCCGCCGGTCCATTCGTATTTAATCACCATGACTTCGCCGCAGTCCGTGCAGGGAGTGCAGCCCATCTCATTGTCACACCAGATGCCGCCGCCTGCGAAGACTGAACCTGCGTCCAACCATGCTCGACAGTCGTCGTACGTCACCTCGATGTGCGCTAGAGATGTTACCGAAGGGCCTGGATCTGATGCAGTGACGGCGATGTTGCCCGAAAACACCAGCATCCCGCACGCATCTACGGCCTGCACTTCAAGCGACGTGTAAAGCCGGTCGAAGATGGTGTGAGTCCCGGACTGTGTACCGCTTGTATTTATGGCAGCGCCTCCCAACGTCGCGGATAATTCAAAGGTATTTGCCGTCTTGTTCTTTACATAGTACCCTACATTTGCGGCCAAACCCGTTGGCAAAGAACCCGTGGTCTCGAAGGAGACGCGCCGGTTATTGGCGTAGCCGTGACTGGCCTTTGATACCACGCATGGAGATGCGATGGTCATTGTGACCGTTCCTCCGGCGACCGCCGCGCCGTATACGTCTACCGTTGAACCGGCACCTAACACTGTGGTGATTTGCTCTGGTGCGCCTACTGGCGCTAGCACTGGCTCACAGCCATCGCCCGTAACAGGGTCGCTGAGGTTGGCTGGTAAGTAGCCGGGGGTTCCGGTGTATCCGCCAGTGATATACACATCGATCGGAAGCAGGATCGCAGGACCGCAGCAGCAACAGCCGGAGCTGCCGGAACCAGAGCCGCTACCAGAGCCGGAGCCGCTACTTGAGCTGACTGAACCGGATGACTTGGAGCTGCCGTAGCTCATTCAGGAGGGTAGATGGAGTTCAGGAAGTTTTCGTTGGCGTTAAACTGAGCCACGCTGCGCTCGGGCATGTTCATCCCGGCGAATCCGCGGCGAACGCCTGTCAGCTTCAATGTCACTTTGCTGGGTAACTTTTTGTGCCACGGCTTCCACCAGCACGCAGTCGGCTCCGCCTCAATCACCAGATAAGCTCCTTCGATTCTCGCAGACATGTTCGCCGGGACATCAGGATTGGGCTGTCCAGCGACTACGAGGCTGTTCGGCTCGCACACGAAACGATACCGGTGGTCCAGTTCGTATCTCGTGCGGCGACCAGTCAGGGGGATGTCCCGCAGCACGAACTCGAAGAGCACCTCGTTACTCTCCATGGTGAACAGCGCACCAAACTTCTTGGCGTGCCACGGCATCGGCACGATGGCGGTGGATTTGTCCGAGCCGCTGCCGCCAGTGCTGCCACCACCACCAGAGCCGCTGCCGCTGCCGCCAGTGCTGCCACCACCACCAGAGCCGACGCCGCTCCCTCCGCCGCTACCAGAGTCGCCGCCGCCGGAGTCGCTGCCAGAGTCGCCGCCGCCGGAGTCGCTGCCAGAGTCGCCGCTGCCCACGCCGCTACCAGAGTCGCCGCTGCCGGAGTCGCTACCAGAGTCGCCGCTGCCGGAGTCGCTGCTGCTGCCATCAGGGCAGCATGTGTCGTGCAGGATGATCGGACCAGAGTGAGCCTGGCTTGTGATGCTGCGCCATTTTCCAGCGCCCATGTCCGTGACATGATACGACCCGATGTAATACACCTCTGCCACGCCGGTTTGCCGCAGCGTTCCCACGAAATCAGTGCCCTTTTCGATGCCGAGGCGTCCCTTCTGGTTGGCGCCGCGAATGCTCTCGTAAGTCACGCCGGGATCTGCGGAGACGGTCAGGATCAATTTCTTCGCGCCGGACCCGCCTGAGCCGCTGGTAAACGATCCGTCGGGAGTGCACACCGCGTAAACGACGACGTGGCCACCGCCGGCCGCAATCGCCCGGTCCGTGACTTTCGCCGGTGTGATGCCATCGGGATCGTAGAGCGTGGCCTGGCTGAGCCCCAGCGGATGACACTCCGTCTCCGACTTGCCGACGACAGCCATCGCTGGCCCCGGCAACGAGAGGAGGTTGTCCGTGAACGTCAGCATGAAGTTGTGCGTGTCGCGGCATTCCAGCAGCGTCAGCAGCATCGTCTCCAGCGTCTGATCGGCATCCCCAGTCGTCGCACCTTCCGTGATGACATCCAGAGCGGCGCTGCCTCCCCACGGTTTCTGGTTGGGCTGCGCGCAGGTTACGATGTGACGCGGCCACGCGATGTGTGTGCAGTCCAGCTGGCCTACCGCGGCGTTCCTGGCCTGCTCCGCCAGTCCGTGCGGATCGAAGGATTCCGCGACTCCCTCCGCGCAGTGATAGAATCCCCACGGGTCAGGCGCAGCCACAGTGTCGCCCTCCGCCGCTTTGTGGCAGGCCTTCACTGTCCCAGGCAGCCAGAGCGTGTCCGGATCTTCCTGGACGCCGTCCGAAGCGGGTTCCGCCCACTGCTGCCCCCACTTCAACAGTCCGCCGTATTTGAACCTGGCGGGCATGCCTGGGCCGTGCCCGTCGTTCGGACCTGGATGCACGATGGCCGCAGCTGTGCCCATGTCTCCGTCAGGGTCGATCACGTTGTCACCGAGCACCGTCAGCTCGCAGTCATCAAACTGATCCGGCGAGAACACGATGGTGCCGCCTGACAGCGCGCACGCGTCGATGGACCGCGTGCTCAATTCGAGGAACCACTGATCCATGAACAGTTCGTGCTGCGTCTGATTCGATTGCGTGCCGGCCAGATAAGAGGCGGTCGTGGAAGCGAAGTTCGGCGCCTCGTTGATCAGGTTCGGACGATCGTCCGGACGCGGCTCGCAGCAGGCCATCTTGCACGCGACGAACATGCACGACAGCGCGGACTGACACAGCGTTGCGAGATCCGGCCACTGAAAATCTCCCTCGTAACCGTTCGCGACGTTCGGATACTCCAGGCTGCTGATGAGTCCGCGCGGAAGCACGTTCGTGTGGACGGACCGCGTCAGGTCCAGCTTGACGGCCAGCGGACTTCCGCCAGGCGCATCCAGAATCGACTGCGCGTCATCGGGGTCCGTTTGGTATTTGCCGGAGATGTCGACATCCGACACGGCGCCGCCCTGCTGGGACAGCAGCCCGTAAGTCTGCTCGGCGTCGCCCTGTTCATCCACGGAGCACGCGCACTGGTGCTTCGGCGAAATCCAGCTGCACGCCAGAAAACCAGCGCCATGCAGCGCGGCCTGCGCGTCGGCCTCCGCCTCGGTGCTGCCTACGAAAAGACCAGGCCAAACCCACACCTCGAACGCGGGGTTCACGTCGAGCGATTCCGTCGCATCCCCCAGATCCTGCAATCCTTTGTTGCAGCGCTCGTAGGCCGGCCCGCCGAAGTCGACCGGGTCTCCGCCGCGCAGCTCCTCATACATCGCCTGCCTTCCGTCTTCGTCGTTCTCGCGCTCGGGTATCACTGCAGCGGCACGCAGCGCCACGGCCGCGTTGCCGTAAGTCTCCGTCATGCACGAGATGACCCGCGGACGGTTCGGAAAAAAGCAGTCGAGTCGCGCCGCGGCCAAGTTGTAGGCGATGGCATTCGCTTCGTCCTGCGTGCGCGCCGCGGCGGTCGGCGTGTTCGCCGGCGTGACGGCGGTCGTGCGCAGGACGCGCAGCAGGTTACTCCCGACCTGAGACCGCAATTTGAACTCCTGCCCGTTCAGGTCGTTCAACGCGATCGATACCAAGTCGAACTCGAACGACTGCCACGCGTCCGGACTGTTCTCGCCACCCGCGGTGCCGATGGCCCCGGCCAGCGTCTGCATGTCGCTCGTTGTTGGATCGATGTTCGGAAGTGGCCACTCGGTCGGCCAGTCGATCAGCGTCGTCTCGTCGAGTATCTCCTCGGTGCCGCAGGTCGCCGTCTGCTCCGTGTTGCCGACCAGACATTGCAGATCAAAGGCAGCGTAAATGGCAGCCAGATTGTCCGCGTCTACCTGGCTGACCGTGGACTGATGCACTCCCGCAGCCACATACTCAAACTCATCGCCCGGCTCGGCGTAGAGAATCGCGTAGCCGGGATCCTCGGTGTCGCACACGACCCACATCTCACGGTTCCTCCATCCGCACACGATGCTTGCTTCAGCAGTCGCCTGGGCGATGTCGTCAGCCACGCCTTGCGCAATTACCAGCGCCTCCCGGATTTTCGTGGCGAGCAGCAGCGGCACTCCGACGAGGGCGACCAGTCCGTCGTCGAAATCCCCGAGGGTCGCGCCGCCGGTGCCGTTGATCGAGTCGATCAGATTTGCCGTCACGTAGGCCTGCAGAGCCTCGCTGTATGTTGCCAGCCGGAACAATTCGGACTGCGCGATCGCAGGCACGAGATCGTCGGGCGGCGGCAGCATGATGTCATCCAGGAACACCTCCTGAACCGCAGCGCCGGCGTCCACGACAAACGGATACGCGGCCCCGCTCAGCTCGACCTGTCCCTCTGCGCACAGCGCTGTGGCTTCCTGGCTGTAGATAATAATCGCATCCGGCAGCAGATCAGGATCTGCAGGCACAGCAGGCGGCAGGTTCGGCGGGCTGAATACAGCCTTCGGCGTCGCCTCCGGCTCGTCGCACTTGCCGGCTGGCGCCGCCGGAGTCGTGTCCGGGGTGAGTGTGACGACGTCCGCTGCGCAAGGCGTCGCGCCGCGGACCCGTGCCCGCTCTGCGAACAGACGGGCGGCGCTCGATGCTGAAGTGTCCTCGGGTTCCAGTGGCATATCAGCTGAACTTTGCGTGGCTCAGACGCACCTGCGTGAACGAGTTCATTTGCTTGCCGGCGCGCAAGTCCACGCTGTGCGTAAAGCCCTGCACGAACGCCGTGAATTCGGTTTTCTTTGCTCCCGGCTTTTCGTCGTCAGCTCCTCGAATTCGAAGTATCACGCGCTTACCTAGATACTTGGTCAGGTTGAAATCCAGCGGAATCGTCATACCGACAGATGAGTGTGCAAGCTGCAGTTCCTTGAACATGAGCTCGCACATCTCAGTCATGACGCGAGACGACGCCGCATCGACTTTGTTCTTCTGCGCCGCGGCGGCGACCGCGGCCTTCGCGCGCTGTGCGAGGCTCAGATTCACCTTGGCGCCTGGATCTTTCTTGCCGTCCATTTCGCTACCGAAGATAGGGACGCCGCCGCCGCGCAACAACCAGAACGGAACTGCTTCGTGCTGGATGAAGCCCTGGAGAAGAGGATCAGGCGCAAAAGCGACCGCAGACGGAGTCCGGCCTCCTTTCTCTTTTCGCGCCCACTCCGGCGCCATGGCATACATGACCACCCCGCCAGGTTGGAGGATGCGTGCGCTGCCGTCCGACACGCTGAAACCCGACACGCTGACTTCCATGACGTCGGTCGTGTCAGCCACTTTTTTGTCCACGCGTTCGAAGTGCCCGAAGCCTGCGAACGACGGCACGTAATACATCTGAAAGCTGGACATGAGCGCGCGGACCTTGTTCCAGAACCCGGGCATGAGGGCGATCAGCACGTCATGCACGCTCTTCGAGAGATGCTTGGCAATTTCGCCGTGCGCCTTGAAAGCGGCCTCCCAGCTCTGGAACTTGACGTCGCTGTCTGTGAGCATCTGCCGCCACATCCTGAGCGGTCCGTTCGTGTTGATGCTGTGCTGCCTGACGATCTGCTGCCTCTCCATCGCGCGATGCTGAATGCTGGCGATGGTCGCCGCGTAGTTCGAGACGAGAAGGTCCGTGATCGCCAGTATGGTCCCCGGCGCGTCCCCATTTCTCGCTGCCGGAACAGGCTTCAGCAATGGTCCGGATTCTACACGCGGAGCGCCCGGCGTCTGGGCGGCATACAGCCCGGTTCCGTAGATGCTCAGGTCCATGGCATCCAGCAGCGCCGCCTGTCCGACAGTCGCGAGCTTTTCAGACGTGCTGACTTTCGTCAGCTCCAAGATCGGGGACGAAATAAAGCCCGAGTAGTTGACGGAGCCGCCGATGCCGTCTTCGGCGAACACCTCGAAGTCCGGCGTGGTCCGACCAGCCAGACGTGCTGTCTGCAGCTTGCCGATGCGCGCGATGACCTCCGGCGCTATCGGCGTCTTGACGGATACCTTTCCGGAGGTCTCGGCGACGTTCGCGCTGACCATCGGAAAGCTGTTCACGTCGATCTCGAAAAGTAGTCCCTCGGGGGACACGTTGTCCCCGTTGATGCTTGCCGAAATTTTCGCCGTGGTCGCCTTAGACATGGAATCCGATGGGTGAATCAGGATCGACTGGCGCCTCGGTCATCCCGACGAGCCCCGGAGCGATCGTGTAGAACGTGTCCAACGGCTCGCGCGCGTCGACGCTGTCGTTCGCAGACACGCTGTATCCCGCCTGTTCTTCGGCAGTCCACTTGAGCATCCGGCGGATAATCGCCAGGCCAGCCATCCCTACCCTCATGGCTGGATTTGCAGGCGAAGATTCAAAAGCGGCCAGCGTGCCTTCGCTGTTCATCAGCAACACCATGGCGCGGTCCTTGCGAAGTCGCTCCGCGGTGTCGACAAACGGATAGCGGGTCGGCGCCAGGCTCACCGACACGGAGTCGTCCGATGTCCACTGCGTCACCTGGAAGTCTGCGAAAATTCCGTATAGCGGCGCGGCGGCGACGCTCAAGCGGAAGTCGCCGCCGTCCAAGCTGGTCAGCGTCGCCGAAGATGTCGCACGGATGCCGTTGCTGGTCTGGATATCCACAGCAGTGTCTGACGTCCGGGTGATGGAGAGGCTGTTGAATCCGCGCGCGCCGGCGACCGAGCCGTCGACGTAGCCATCCGCGCGGTCCGAACGTCCGAGCATCGGGGCCGAGGTAACGATCTTGCGCAGCGCGAGCAGTCCCGGCACGAATACCGCGGCGACGTCGCGCGGCATCTCGCGCAGCATGGCCTTGGACATCAGCGACGCGGCGTAAACCGACAGCGCGTTGAAGTCGTCACCCAGCGTGTCCAGCTTCAGGAAGCGGCGCGCGTAGGTCACCTCAGCCGGCGTCGAGTTCACGACGTAGTTGATCGACGTGTTCAGCGCCGAATTGGCAAAGCCGGTCGAGCGTCCGGTGAGCAACCACAGGAAAAAATTGGAACGAATGTTGATGTTGGGTAGCGCGCTCATGCGACGTCGGCGGTGACCATCTGGATGGAAAACATCTGAGTGTTGACCCTTGGTTCGGCCGTCTCCAGACGCAGACCGACTACATAGGCGTCGATGGCCGAGGTTCCAAGCGAAACTCTCACCGGCCCCCGCTTCTTGCTGACTCGATTCTTATCATACCACTGCAGCAGTTTCGTCAGCTGCAGGCCGCGGGTGCTGGTGTTACCGAGCAGCAGGATACCAGCCACGGAAACGTCGTTCCAGGCCGTCCCGAAGAGATAGAGCACGCGCTTGTCGTCCAGCGTGGTCGTCGGCTGCACGATCTCCACGAAGTTCAGCGGTACTCCCAGCACCAGAGCCCTGGAACCGGGGGCGTCGTCGATCTTCGGGTCCAGCCTGTAGAACCCGTTGGACGGTCCATCGAACGCGTGGACCCACCCCTTGCAGTCTGCCAGCGTCGTCGAGGATGAACCTCCCGTGAACGCGTTCCCGGTGAGCAACGACGCGCCTTGCAGACTTCCGATTTGAAGAGATCCGGTGAGTAGTGCCATGATTTTATTTGGGACTTTTTTCGACGTTGCCGGTTACCAAGATGTTGCCGTTTACGACAATCTGCGTCGTGGTTGTGCCGCCGTTTTCCTCGACAGCCTGATTCATGAATTTGCGCTTGGCAGCCTCCAGCTGCCTTTTTGCGTCAGCGATGAGCACGTCGTGAGGCTTACCTTTATCATCCTTGAGATCGAAGGTCGTCTTCCCGGCATCTTCTGCCTTCTGGAGTTGCTTCAGCTGCGCGTCGATCTTGTTGACCATCTCCCCGCCCTCGTTCAGATGTCCAAGTGCTTTCATTTCATCTTTGGTGGCCATACCGATCCGCTTGGTCATCGTCATCATATTGTGGAGTCCGCCGCCTTCAAACTCGGCCTTCTTCCCGCTGAACCACCCGCCCGGTTTGAAGTTGACCGCCTCAAACGCTGACAAATTCGGCGCTTCGCCTTTCGCGATTGATGTCATGAGGGAAGTCTGCAAGTCGTCGTCCAGACCCATGGCCTGAGCGAGCATTTTTGCGGCGCCCTGACGCTGCCCAATCTTGTTGAGCTCTGCGGCGCCGGACTCCTTGGCAGAATCCGTTATGGCTGTCATTCCGCCCCTGCCGTCCGCGTCGAGCCCCAGCGTAGGATCACCAGTCAGATTCATCCCCAGGTATTTTTTGTCTGTCTGCATCAGCTTGATGGCGTCGGCCCGCAGATTCTTATCCGTCACGGTGGCAGCCATCAGATCCTTCATATTCTCAAACCCCATCGCCTTGGAAATATCGATCTCCTTGCCGTGCACCTTGGACAGCTGCGCCATTCCTTTTTCGGTCAGTCCATTGCTGAAATCAATGCCGGTCTCGTATTGCGAATCCGCAGCGACGAGCTTGCCGTCCTTGTCCAGCACTTGCGGCATCTTTATGCCTTCTTTTTTCATGGCTTCGAGCATCAGCACCATCGATTCGGGATCGCTGACGCCGCCCTTCATGCCCCCAGTCGCAAGCGCCGTCGCGATGCTGTTGAACGAGATGCCGCCATCTGCAGCAGAGAGCCGCCGACGGGAGGACGCCGCTCCAAGCATTTCGAGTCTGTTCTGTCCCGACTCGGCCTGCTCAAATACGGACATGCCGGGCTCGTAGTTGGCGTCGTTCAGCATGCTCACGGCCTGGCCGAATGCCTTCTCGTCCTTCACCTGCCCGTTCTTGTCGAAGAACTGGCTCATGAACTTATCCGCCGCGGCGCCAGTCACGCCGGCCTTCTTCAGGACGTCGCGCTGCATACTCGCACGGTCCGCCCCGGTGATCAGATCCGTTTTGGACGGCTTTCCGTCCGGGCCGATTCTGGCGGTCTGCTTGGACAGGTTCAGCATCTGCCCCAACCCGCCGGTCCCCAGGTTCTTCAACATGGTCTCGCTGACGGCGTCCGCGTCTTTTACTCCGCTGCCCTCCAGGTAATTGGTCAGCATATCTGTGTCGATGGCATCCAACCGTTCCGCGGCTGCCTGTTTTTCCATGGCGCGAGCTTTCGCAGGGTCCTTGTATGCCTTCGCCAGCATGCGTTTCCCGGTGAGCGAGGATGTCAGCTCATCGAAGCCCGCTTCATTCCCGGGACGTCCGGCGGCTGATGCCAGCAGGCTTCGCATCTGCTGCTCCAGATTGTAGCGCGTCCCTGGGTCCTTTTCGCTGTCGAATTGCTGCAGCAGATCCTCGGCGTCCTTGCGTCTCGCTCCAGACAGATTGTCCATCCCGCCCCTGGCCATAGTCATCCCCTGATACTTGTCCAGGTATTGCAAGCGGCCCTCCTTCTTGTCTTCGTAAATTTCCTCGAAGGTCTGCGAGTCGGCCATATCCACGCCGAGCGATCTGCCCAGCATCACAGCACGGTTGGACTGCTGGTAGGCGATGGCCGAGTCGCCCATGATCTGGTTGTGGATGTTCGCGTTTATTCCGGTGACCAACGAGCTGTGCCGCCCGTCCGCTCCGATGACGCCAGCCACTTGCCCGCGCATGGACGCCTGCATGTCGCTAGACCAGTCCATGAACGCACGAGGATCCATGCCGCTGATCACTGCTGCGCCGCGCAGTTGCGCCACCTGGGCGGATGCTTGCGCCGCCTGCTCTCGGTTGGTAATTTTCATGCCGGAGATGGACTCCAACTTCTGCTGCAGCTCCGGCGCCGACATCTCCTGGTAGACGTCCGCGAGTCCCGCCAGTCCGGCAGTGATGTCCTTCACGACTTGTCCGACGCGTCTGACCTCGTCCTTGTTCCCGATGAGCGCGTCGGGCGACTTGATCACCGCCTTGACTTCTTTCTGCAGCTTTTTGTCCCCTGTGGCGTCTGCCATCGCCTGCAGTTCTTCGGCCTGCTTTTCCGGTGAGAGGTCCTTGTTGACGCTGAGCTTGGCCAGCCCAGCCCGCAGGTCGGGACTCACGGCGTTGTCGGCCGCGGCAGACAACCGGGTCTGCAGGTCGGCGTTCTGCTGCAGGTGCGCGACGTGTCCGATGCCGCCGCGCTGTGCGAGCGTCTTGAACACGCCGGAAACTTCCTGCGAGTTGAAGCCGTGCATGCGGCTGGTGTCCCCGGTGCCGCCATACATGTCGCTCATGATCTTCTTCATGAACGTCGCCGAGACATGCTCAGCGACGGCCCCGGAACCGCCTACGCGCCCGATCCCGTATTCTCTGCCCCCGGATCGTCCGGTGCCGCCGATCGACATACCAAAGCCGCCGCCAGCCACGCCTTGCGCAATGTTGGCCGCTGCGGTGATCGGATCCCCTTGGCCAATCATGCCGGTGGTGCGCATCAGCATGGCAGCATCCATCGCCATCTGCCCAGATGTGGACTGGAACATTGCGCGACGCACCTGGTCGGGGCCGGCGCCGGACATGCCATGCTGGAGGCGCACGATCCTCTCGGCTGCGGCCAGCGCGACTGGGTCGGTGAGCGCCGCGGCGCGCGCCATCTGCGCGGTCATGTGCAGGTTGCGCTGCCGCTGCTGATGCTCCGCGGCCGTCGGCGCTCCGCCGGTGCCGGTAGGTCCGTAACCAGTCCAGTCTATTGGGTTGCGGTCGTAAGGGTTCAAAATAGCGGTTTGGATTTCTCCTCGGTGTAGTGAGCGTCGAGCGCGGAGAAGATACCAGACTTCTCTGCAATTTGGTAGAGCTGATAAAGGGACACCTCGTCTTTCGTGCTGCGCTTGAGTTTTCCGGCGATTTGATCAGCCACTTTGTAGATGTCGAACATCCGCAATTCGCTCGCGCGCACCAGCCGCGTGTTCGACTTGTTGATCGCATCGTTCAGCCCCTTCTGGTTGAGCACCGGGATCAGTGCCAGGTCCGCCGCGATGGACGCCTGCATGTTGCTGGCGATCATCTCGGACGTGAGCACCTCGATCACGATGTCTTCCGTGACGACGGAACGCTGACCGAATTTATGAGCAGGACGAAGAAGGCCGCGCAGATACGCGACTACCATCAGTCGGTAGCGGCCCCAGTAAAAAAAGATCGGTTTTTCCAGTTCTGCAGGCAGACCTTGTATTTGAATTCCGCCGTGCGGACCGCATCCAGCAGCATGCGCCAGCGCGCCGCGCTCATGCGAAAGAAAGGCTCAAACGAGTCGTGCTCGCGCATCCGCTTCCGTATCGCGCTCAGTGGAGGCATGCCATCCACCCAGAAATCCGACCACGCAGTGGGCTCCCCATTGATCGCCCGCACTTGGTACCACGCGTGCATCTGCTGGAACGCCAGCAGCCATTGCAGGTCGCTGTCCTTGTCAATGTGCCCGTCGCGGCCCCACTGGTTGACCGCGGCTGATGCGCTGGTGGTGAATTCGTCCGGCGCCATGGCGATCTGCACCGTCGCCTGCAAGCCGTCCAGTTGGATGTCGAAAATCAACTCGGTGTCGTGCATGGCTGCGCGGACGAACGCATCCCGGTCTGCGCCCGTGACCTGCACCTTCATGTCCCCCACTTCCAGCTGGAACCTGCGCTCCATCTCATCCTGCAGCCGGTCCGTCGCGCTCATCATCATGTTCGGATTCCGCAACTGCGTGACATCGTCTGTCGGCATCGGAGGCGGCGCCACGCCGTCCTCTTTCTTCTTCGCGTCGATCGCGTCCTGTTCTGGCTTGTGATCGAACGGATCCACACCGCCGAGCGGGAGGGTTGCCTTCAGTTGCCCTCCGTCGACGACCACTTTGGGCGCGGTCGGATCTTCTGCCTCGTCGACGCGCTGAGCGTCCGGAGCCGGATCCTCTACGACGGTTCCGAAGATACTCTGAAATGGTGGCGATTTAGGATCTGCTGGTTTGGTGTCTGCTGGTTTGTCGGACATGCGGTTTTGTGTTTAGGGTTGGACTTCTTCCTGACGCTTGAGAGCCTTCATGACAGCATTCGTCGTGGGGCGCCACTCAATGTTGACGTCGTCGAACGATGACGCCGCGCTGGAGGACGGCACGTGCAGATTCTCGCCCGTGTCCGATGCGCGGTAAAGAATCTCGTGATACCCGAACCCGCCCGACTCGCGGATGCGCGTTCCGGTCACAGACAGGCGCAATCTCCAGTCCGCGTAGCCAGGACCTCCCCATCGGTCAGGCGGTCCCATGTCGGCATCGAGGCGCAGATACTGTTGCGTCAGCGTCTCAGGCACCCCTGCGGCGGTTTTCTCGCGGTTGTTCCAGACATACTCATCCCGAGACGGGAAGCCCCACAGCGGGCCGCCTGCGGAGCTAGTCCACGCCAAGTCCGGCGCTGCGGATGAAAGGGCAGCAGCCTCAGCCAGCAGTATCCGCTGCGCCGCCGACGCTCCAGCAGGCGTCGCCGGCGGCGTGTCGTCCACGAACGCGTCAATGTGATTCAGATGGTTCTTGAGCTGCAGCGTGGGCTGCGAATCCGGGATCGGAATGATGGGTCCGCGCTTGGGTCCAGTGATGCGATTGCCTTTGATGTCGTCCGCTTGCAGATTATTGCACCACACCAGTCCATTGCGCAGCACCAGGTCCGGGATGGTCGGGTTCGGTCCCACGATGACCTCGCTGGAACTCGCCAGGAGCGTCTGCGTTGCGATGACCACCTGACTGCCGCCTGCCACCCTCACTGTCGACGAAGACCGTAAGTCAGCGCCCGTCTTGCCCCGCAAATCGAGAGCGCCGTTCGTGGAGACCACCAAGCCGTCCGAGCCGTCCACGACGACAGCCATCCCCAGTTCCGAGCGATACGCGGAACGGCCGGCCGCCGCTTCGCTCAGGATGGCGAACCCGTGCTTCTCGCCCTGCACCCTCCCAGCTACTTCCGGCGCAGGCATGCCGAGCGACGCCGGCTCTGGCGCGTCCCCATCCTTGTCGGTGACCGCATTCGAGCGGAGCCACAGCGTCCCTTTCTCGCAGAGCATCTTCAGCCAGGCGTAGCTGTGCAAAATGAGTCCTCCAAACGTCGCAGAAATCTCGATGCAGCGGCGGGCTTTCATGTAGATGCTGCCGCCGCTCACCATGCGAATGTCGCCGGCCGCTTCGAGGTCGATGTGCTTCGCCGCGCTGATCTGCACGTTGCCGTTGCTCATCACGACAGACGACCCGTAGCCGTCGTGCATCACAATGGAGCCGTCGCGCATGATCGTGAAGCAGGCGTAGGCATCGTAGTAGAGAACCTTCTGCTCCGGGTCTTCGCCCTCGCCCTCCGGCGTGTAATTGGCACGTCCGTTCGCCTCGTCGCGATCGCTCTCGAGATTTCGCCAGTCGGGCGTGGGCGACGCAGCCTCCGAGGGGATCGCATACTCAGTGTCCTGCTGCAGCATCCGCGCGAACGCGTGATACCGACTCAGCCACCTCGAATAGCTGCGGATGTGGTAGGCAGCCTGGTACATGTCCTTCTCGTCGACAGGCTGAATGGCGGACGGCAGCTTCAAAAATGCCGCCGTCAGTTTGTCATACTCGCGCTCCTTGGTAATCGCAGGGTCTTCGTGGTGGGCGATTCTGACAGGCACCGGGATGCGCGTGGTGCGCTCGATGCGGATGTCTGCGACCGACTGGATGATGAGCGATCCGTCGCTGTTCCGGTGTATCCAGTTTTTGCCTGCGCCGGATTTGGCTGTGCTTGCACCGAGCGACACAATCGCCCGCGGCGGGTCAGACACGAAGCTGTGAATGAAGTCACCGGCGAACCCCAGAAATTCCTTGAAGCGCATGCGCCCGAGTCCGGTGACGCGACGCTCTTCCAGCTTCGTCCGGTCAACCTCGTCGCCGTTCATCTCCGCGAACGGTTCCTTCTCTTTTTCGATCCCGAGCACCTCGTGCCTGTAGGATGACCAGGACCGTTCCATGGTGGGGCGTCCGTGATCGTAAATCAGATCCTCGCCGAGCCCGCTGATGTGGCGATACTGCGCGGAGATGACGCGTACCATGTCGTTGATCAGATGACACTCGACGACCGCTCTGTCGCTCGCCTTCATGCGGATCAGCGTGGTCAGGAATTCCAGCGCGATGCCGAACATGTTGGAAATCTCAACCTCGCCCTCGATCATGTCCTCCGCGTGATCGGACACGACGTTCCCGGTGACTCCCTCCGCTGCGTCTGTCGCCGGCCCCCACAGCAGCGAGCGGCTGCGTGCATTCAACCAGTCGACGCTGTGCTCCGGCAGCACTTGCGTGATGAACGTCGGGGCGCCGTAAGCGATCTTCACGCGAGTCAGCGGCGGCAGGTTGCACCGGAGCTGAAGGCCGAACAACCCTCCCAGCACTGGCAGCGCCAAGCGCACGCCGCTGATCTCCTGTCTTGGATCCTCTGTCGTGACGTGATACGTACCGTCGATCTCCCTAGCCCGCACCGTGGCCGTGTAAAGCGCGCCGGGGGTGAGACGCTCGGACATGATGGCGCCAGTGGCCTGCGCGGTCCTCGAAGGATCTACGTCTGGAAACCCGTCCCCCGGTTTTTCTGTGCTTATGGCCATGCTGCGAATCTACGCGTGCCGCGCGCTTTTGTGCAAGCACGCAAAAGCGCGCGGCCCCCGACCGCGCGCTTTTCCCTTGCTTCCAGCCTAGATTGATCAGGCCGTGCGCATGCTGGCGGTCCTGATGGTCGCGCCCTGCGTGATTGTCTGTCGTCCTGTGGAGAGGTTTGCAGTGAGCTGCTCGACGATGGCGCCGCTGAAGAACAGCGAGCCCTTGCCCTCGAACTGGCACTGCCCGCCTTGAATCTGGATGCTGGCTGTGTCGATCTTGCCGCACGCGGCTTGCCAGTCGCGGAAGAATCCTTCGGAGCCGACGAGCGAGCCCATGGTGATGCTGCCTTGCGGGCGACCCGGCAGCCAGAAGATCTGCGTTGATCCCACCTGGGTGATCTCCTCGATCTGCTGCCTGTATGAGACGTCCACCGACTGAACGAGCGAGTTCTTGCCGCCGCCCGCCTTTACGGAGATTCGGGCGAAGTCGGAGGACGCGATCTGTCCGCTGGTTTTGATGTTGTTGTCGTAGCTGAAGACATCCTTCATGGTATGGTGTGGTGGTTGAGTTGCTGGCTGGGTTTAGGTATTGTCGGCGCTGGCGAGCACCTCGGCCACGCCCACGTCGATGTAGTGGTTGATGCCGTTGAGCGGCAGCGGCACGCGCAGCTTGACGTAGGTCATCAGCGTGTCGGCCAAGTCGCCGTCCTGGCGCACGGTCACTTCGCCTTCGTTGCCCTTCTCGTCGAAAAATGTCATCACGGGCGGTCCGATGTCGACGTTGGCGAGCTCGACCTGCGTGAAGTCGGTGGCCAGTGCCTTGAGCTTGTCGTCGATTTCCGCGATGGTGTCCGGAGTGGCATTGCGGCGTCCGACATAGCGCTTGAAGGCGTCCTTCTCAGCGTAGCCGAACTCGTCCACGATGACGCCGACGTTGTCCTCGTATGCCAGCGCGCCCTCTTCGGTGCCGGTGGTGAGCTGATGGCGGATGAAGACGTCGCCGCCTTCGGATTCCTGCGTGACGATGAAGGTGCCAGCCGATGCGACTCCGTCGAGATCCGCGGGGTCGAATGACGTGAACATGGACGGCGCGGCTTCCACGGAGGTCACTTCGGTCATCGTCAGGCCCTGCTGCGGCAACAGCGCGCAGCGGAGGCCGGCGATTTCGGCCGCCAGGAATTTGGCAGGAAGAACAACGGTGACGCCGTTCTCGGTGACAGTCGGATTGTCGCACCAGACGTTGCTGATGCGGCGCGAGCCGAGTTTCACACTGCGCGCCTGCACGTAAAGCGCAGTGTTAGCCGGCGTGTCCGCGCGCGTCAGGATGAGGTTCGAGTTCGACACCGTCAGCACATCCGCGGCATCAGTCAGCACTTCGAAGTCGGACAGCACTTCCAGAATTGTGTAAGTCTGCCCCACGGATTGCAGCGTGATCGTGGAGCCCACGTCCGTCGCTGCAAACTTCCACGCGCTGCGGAATGCCGCATCCAGAGTCACTACCGAGGATGCTAGGTCGCCGGTGCGGTAACCGCCGCCGGTGAGTGCGCCCCACTGGACGTAAGTGCCGGGTGAGTCGGTGCCGATGTAGGCACGCCGGAAGTTCTTGTTGAACTTGTTCGACATGGTCGTGCAGTGGTCGCGCAGCAACTCCATGACGGCTTCGCTGTCGGTCATGCCGGCGAGTGCGTAGACGCGGTCCGTAGTCTGGATCTTGCGCAGCGCTGTCGTGAAATCCGCCACGGTGTCGCCACCGGTGCGCAGCGCGTAGACCACGCGATTCTGATTTCCGGTAAACGCTTCGAGCGTGCCGCGTCCGAGCCAGTTCTCGATGCTTGTCTCGCCGACCTTCGTGACGATATCCACGTCGCGGTTGATCTCGATCATTGTCTCCCCGGCGAGCGGGATCACCAGTGCCTTGAAGGACAGGTAGACGGATCCGTAGCCGCCGGCAAACAGGCTGAAGTCTGAGCCGTTGCGTCCTGTCGCGGTGCTCGGCAGTCCCAAGTCTGCGGCATAGTCCCAGTCTGCCGCGTTCGCAACGAGCGCAGCGTCAACGCCCGCTGTGTTGGTGTCGTCCAGCAGCCCGCTGTAGGGTTGGAACACCGTAGTGGAGGTGAACGTGATGCTACTCGCGCCGCCGGCCGCTGCGACTTCCGCAGACGGCACCGCGGGTCCGTCCAGCAGCAGGCCGTCGAATTCCGTGGTGGACGCCGCGGCTGCGACGCAGTCGATGTAGAAAATCTGACCCTTCGCGAAGCCGCCGATCGTTGTCGGGTTAAAAATCAACCCCGAGGTCCCGATGTCCAAAGCCGAGCCCGCGATGGCGTCCGTGTATGCCACTGTCGGGTCTCCGCCGGTCACGTCGTAGACTTCCACGTCGATATCCGTGGCGCCGCGCTCCGTCACCTCGATCGCGTATCGGCGGTCCACGGTGCCCGTGTAGGTGCCGGTGACAGCGAGTTGTGTGTCGGTGTTTGGTGCGAACACTGGCTGCAGGATCACGCGGATTTTATTGCCGGCGACCATGGCGGATGCCTTCGTGAGAATCACGTCAGTCGCGCCTGCGTAGCCAGCGGTGGTCAGGTCGATGGAAAATTCAGTCCCGCCGCCGCCCGCCGCAGACGTCACCGGACTCGGCGTGGTGATGCCGGTCGCCAGGGAGGTGACATTGAACGTAGCGACGGTGTTGGCGCCGCCTACGACACAGGTGAAGTCCAGCACATCGCAGAGCTGGTAATCGCTGCCCACGAGATACACCTTGCCGGCGCCCTTGAGCATCGCGACGTCGGTGGCGTGAATCGTCGGCGGTGTCACCACGTCCAGCCCGGATGTGGTGTTCGCGCTGACTTTGACCGCCGCCGCGGTGGCGAGGGCGACCGGGTTCAGCAAGCCGACAGCCGTGTCGTCATACGAGGACGCCGTCACTTTGCCAAGAAGGCCGACCACCTTGCGGCGTGTCGTACCGGTGGGTGTGCCACCATCCCAATCGCTGGAGATGATGTCGCCGATGCTGATCGGGCGCCCGTCCAGCCCGGTGTTCAGCGTGCCAGCGCCAGCGAGATCGTCAGCCGGACTGCGCAGGGTGCGGAAAGTGGTGTCGTTCTCGTCCAGCGTCCAACCGTTCGGTGCGCCGGTGAACGTGGCCACCAGAGCCTGCAGCCCGGAGCCATACAACGCCGCTGTGGCGTTCTGCGGCTTGAGCTCAGTCAAATCCAGCGCCACACCTTTCGTGTCAGTGTAGAGGTTGTCTGTCGCGCCGGCAGAATCGAAGTCGAGATACGCACCGGAGAGATCGCGCCCGTCGTTGAGGTAAAGGTTGAACTGCGGACCGATGACGATTGGATTCCTGCGTGACGTGGTGCGCACAGCAGTCTGCCTCAGGATCTGAGTGATGGTGTCTTGAGGACGAACGTATGGAGTGATCATGGATTGTCGGCTTGGTGGTTATTTCTCGGCGGTTAAAATTTGCGAAATCATTCGAATGCGATGCGATTCCAAAGTGCGAGTGACGGCCATACTGTAGGTGATCCGCACGGCGATGGCAACTGTGTAATGGTCTTTCGGCGCAGGTTTCTTCTCCTTCGGTCGCTGCATACTCACGACTTCGAATCCGGTGGCGCCTCCGTTGCGCGCCATCACCGACCCCATGGCCAGCAGCACGCGTGCAGTCAGATCGGCCAAGTCGTAAGCGTCCGACGCGTTCTTGGCCATGTGATGCACCTCGTAGTCAGCAACGGCTTCCTTCGTCACATGCGACCCGGCCAGGTCCTGCGTATTGCCTGCGTGATTGCCGATGCCGACCTTGTTGAAAGTTGCCTCGGCGAAGCCGATGAACACACCGGGATAATTGTCGGCTTTGCGATCGTCCGCGCTGTGCGTGAACTCCACCGCCAGCTTGGACTGCTTTTCGTCCGGATGCCACACGAAGCACTGCAGATGATCGAAGCCCATGTAGTTGGCGGACGACGCGTAGTGTCCACGCAGGAACAGCAGCAGCATACGCCGGAACGCATCCGCAGTGGGAGGTCCCGACAGGCAGTGCAGCAGCGACTCCGTCGTCTCGACTTCGTGCCCTGAGAATGAGCTGAGCAATTCGGATTGGCGATCGTTCATGGGAGTGTGTCCGGCGTCCAGTGAGCAATGCGGCGATATGCCTTGGTGTCGATGACCGGCAGCGGAAACTGGTATCGCTCGTCCGACTGATTCAGGTGCTCGAGCGTCGCGTCGTAAGCGACCGGCAGCACACTGCGGAAGCGATACGGCTTGATCTCGTCGCTGATCAAGTAACGCACGTCTGTCGTGGGATCCACGAGCATGTGCCCGCGGGCCGGATGCGGAAATGCCATGAGCCGGGCAGAGACCCTGAGCGTGTCTGCCGGCGAGAATTCCTCCGGATCATCCTTCAGCCCCTCGCCGTGCGCCGTGATGCTCATCCACGTGAGCACCGGCCGGTAAAAGCCGCCCTGAAATGCCATGCCGTAGGAACGCAGCGCGGGGTCCTCGACCGCGCACTCGCCTCCCTCCTTCTTGCCGGTGTCCGGGTCTGTCGCCAAGGACGGCGTGCCGAACTCGCGCGGGATGCAGTGCCACACAGGGAACCCGTTCACGACTCTCATCTGCGTGAATTCCTGGTGGATCATGGCGCGGATGATGCCGTATTCGCGCCGCGTGATGTCGCCCATGATCTGGAACGGCTCGGACAAAAAATCGCCGACCGACGCGATCAGCAGCAGCCGGTAAAATCCCTCGGCCGAGCCTTTGTTCATGAACAGCGTCGCGTCCTGATACACTCCCACGCCGGAGGCAACGGGCGCGTCCGGATTGAGTTCTTTCCATGTCCCCTGCGTGCCGGTGGTCGAGAACGCGGCATACACGTTCCCCGCGGGCGCGTCGGACGCCATCTCCCAGGTGATCGCAGCGTTACGCGTTCCGTGGTTCGGATAAATGCGGACGTTGCGGAATACGCTCATTGCGACTTAGGCAAGCCGAGGCTGTCGATGTGTTGCGCGGCCTGTTCGTATGGGTCAGATGACGTCTGCGCTGCGGTCGCGGCAGGCGCCCCTGTCGGAGCTGGCTTCTCACCCTCTCCCGTTAGATAGCCGCCAGCCATACCTCCGAACCCGGCAGTCATACCGCCGGCAAGGAGTTTACCGCCTACCCCGGCTCGCTCCACGGCTTTTCCGGTTTGCATGGCTTTGATCACGCGGGGAGTTGCATTGGCCGCAAGACGAGAAGCTCCTCCGAAGAAGCCTTTGGCGGTTGACGCGACGCCTGGCAGAAACGACAGCGCCCCCCATCCGAGGTTGCTGACGCCCGACCAGAAGTTGCCGTTCGAAAAATCCTTGACCGCCTTGTAGCCGTAGTAAGGGACGCCGGTGACAGGATTCGAACCGGCGGCTATATCCAGCGCCAACTCGCCAGTGTCACCCCATGTCCACCCTTTGCTGGGTGCGCCCGGCGCGACGGGCTGCGGCGCGCGGCCAGGCTGATACATCGGCGCGAACGGAAACGGCTCCGTGTTTGCGGCTTTCACCATCGGATCCAATAGAGCAAATGGCGTCGGTGTCATCCTACGGCCCCCCATGCGCCTTCGAGGTTGGCGGTGACCTTCAAGTTCGTTGCAGCTTCCATAAATTCCGCCTCCAGTTTGTCGCGCAGGCGTTCGAGGTTCCTGAGCAGCGATCCCTGCACGCTGGCGTTGACGCCGCCGGCAGCGTAATCGAAATCGTTGATGCTCACGTTGCCGTGCCACCGGCGGTAGAGCGCCCACGCGATACCGTCGAAGAACACCGAGGAGTTGATCGGCAGTTTGTCCGACGTCACCTCGAAGCCCAGCGGTCGGATGGAGTTAAATTTTCGCGCACACTTGCTCATCGCCCACTCGATGTCAGGATCAGTGAACGCCAAGTCTGCGAGCACCAGGTGGTCCTCCGCCTGGCGATCCATCATGTCCTCTCGGACGTCAGCGATAGCGATGTAGCTAGCCATGCGTCAGTAGGTCGGGAAGAAGTCCCTGGTCAGTTGCTCACCGGAGCGCGGCGGGTGAGTTCGCCCGGTGGCGCCACCGCGCAGCAGCTTGGCTCTGTCTCGCGCCAGCCTGGAGTTTAACTCGTGACGTGCGAGACTTTCCTGGAGCGGCCCGATCCGGCGGTCCATTCCGCGCTGCACAGCGCCTGAATCGGCGAAAGGACCACGCCAATCACCTTCGCTCGCGGCCGCGGCCCACCGCCTCGGCGCGGCCCACCACGCCGTGCGTTGGTTCTCCAGATCCGCCTTACGCTTGGCGATCTGATCCATCATGCTTCGGCTGTGATCCTCCTGCATGTCCAGGCGGTCCACGGTCTTGTTGAATTTTTTATCGTAACCTTCGTGAGACCGCTCAAGTTCCTTCAAGTCGTAGTAGTCGTTTGAGCCGGCCCGGATCGTTCCTCCGTCGAGCGCCTCGCGCAGTTTTGCCATGCGAGCGACAGAACTGTCGCGATTCTTGTTCATGTCGAAAATGCTAGGCTCGTGCTCGCCAAGGCGGTTCGCATACATCTTCTCGTATTCGCTCGAGCTGAGACCGCCGGGGGGCAGGAACGAGTCTGCGCCATATCCGCCATATCCGCCCGTCAGCATGTCGTCCTTGTTCCACCACTTGGTGCCTGCGTATGTGCCGCCAATACCTCCCGCGAGGAGGCCCATACCGCCGATGAACGGATGCTTGGTCAGGAACGAAGGTTTGACTTTTGACGGGCCGACCGCCGCCGCAGTCGCCCGACCCACGCCGCTCAGGGCGCCCCAGCCGGCTGTGGCGGCTGCCCGTGGCGCATCCCAAAGCACCGCTTTACCCAGGCGTCCCAGACCGCCCCAAAATGGACCTGCCGCCTTCTCCATATCCGCGTGCGGAATCAGCATCGCACGCATCTGCCCGGGGAACGAGGCAACCTTCGCCAGATATCCGACGGCGAATGCAGGCCGGGCATCTAGCTCCTGGTCGAGCGACTCGCGCTGCAACAGCTGCGCGGCGGCCTCCTTGCTTAGTCCGTTCTCGAAGCAAGTCGTCAAAAATGCAGTAACAAATCGCTGAGTCATGGGCTCTCTCATGTGGGAAGGCTACTTTGAAAATCGGCGCGTGGCAATGCGAAAGGAACTTCGACGCACAAAAAGAAAGCGCCGGCTGTTTCCAGCCGGCGCTCCTTGTTGAATGGTGGAGGCGATCCTTACGCGATGCCAGTCATCGTGTAGGTCAGCTTCTGCACGCCGAGGGTGTTGCCGATCGTGAGACCGACCTGCTCCTGGGCACGCATGCGGATGATGTCGTACTCCTTCTTGATGGTGACGGTGATGTCTTCGAGCATCAGCGCGTTGCCAAGGAATTCCTTGGGCGCGAACTGATACATGACGCCGTTTGCGACGAGTCCGTTCTTGATGGTGCTGACGAACGGGACGCCGAACATCTCGAACTTCTCGAGGGCCTTGAGACCCTTGCGGGCCACGTCCTGCGACAAGTCGCCGCCCATCTCCAAACGCTCCCAACCGAGAAACTCGTTGGCAGTGCGTTGATTGACGAGGACGACACCGATCGGCAGCTGGCGCTCAATGAGGTAGCTGACGGCGCGCTTCAGGCCCTTGCGGGAGAAGGTAGCGCTGGTCATCGTGACGTTCTGGTAGGCGCCCGGAGAGGCACTTTCCACCGTCGCGTAGGCCGTGGCACCACCCACGATGCGGTCGATCTCCGTAAGGAACGAAGTGTCTTCCGCCGTGTGGATGTCACGCAGCATGTTGTCGTTGACGATCTGCCGAAGGTCCGTCTTGTAGGTCCGGAGCTGGTTGATGTTCTTCGTCGCTTCCTCGGTCGTGATCACCGACAGGAGCACCACATACTTCTCCGCGCGATACGAGAAGGAGTTCGGGGTGTCGTTGTAGGGGATGACGCGAGCAGGCGGCGAGTCCGGTTCGAGTTCGTACCAAACTCCGGGGAGTTCCGAGTCCCCGAAATAATCGAGGTCCTCGTTGGTAATCATGTCGAATGACAGAATCGCGCGCTGGAAGCCCTCCTCCCGGATTTGTGTCCGGGTGGCCTTCGAGGTCGCGGTGGATGCTTTCTTCACAACGCCGTCGTCCGATGAGAGGACGTCGTCGATGAGTTGCTTCTTGATGAGCAGGTCTTTTGCAGCTTGTTCGTTCATGGTCGTTTGTTACCGGTTAGAGTTAGGCTGCTTTGATCTGTCCATGGCGGGCCGTCTTGAACTGGAGCACTTCGGCGTCTGCTGCTGTCGCCGTAGGCAAAGTCTTGCCCACATACGGGAGCGAAGCATCCGAGCCCGTGCCGATCTTGGTCACGTAGCCGATGATGTAGTCGCCCTCGGTCGCGTGCGTCACGAGGCCGCCGACCTTGATGGCGAGGGGCTCGTTCAACACGTAAGCGCCGCCGCTCTTGTCGAAATATCCAGTTTGGACTTCGTAATCGTCGGAGCAATCAAGCCCAACGATTCCGCCGGCCGCCTGCACGTCGTGAGAATCCTGGTCGTGGGTGGCGATAAAGACGGACAGGGCTTCGACGACTGCATCAGCGTCGACTCCCTTACGGAACGCGCCGGCGGTCGAAACCGCGTTGACGAGTCCTGTGTCCTTCACTATCACCATTCCAGACCGGATCGCTTCACCGTCGATAGGCGGGGCGAGAGACGACAACTTGACAGGTTCCGTGGGTTGATTCCCGCGGATGATCTGTAGGGGCACTCGATCGCGCGAATAGCGCCGATTAGTTCCGTATAACATGTTGTTGTTTCAGGTATGTGGTGTTTTTGATCCGGCACCTTAGCCAAGACCAGCCTCAGTGCAGCACCGTTCCCAAAGGTCGGTTCTGCTTTCGGATGATCCGGCTTCAGTCCGGGTTGCGGCTGGCTTATCGACCAGGTCCCCGTCCTTGCCGAACAAGTCGACGTAGAGCGGAAACACGGCCCTGGAGGCCAGCTTCTCCAGAAACTCGAGCAGTTCAGCAGGGCCGGCCTGCTCGAGAGATTTTGCGAGGTCCTTTCCAGTGTTGTCCTGGAAGGCGCCTGTCTTCATGAGTTCCTTGGCGACTGCAGCGCAGCGAACGGACGCCACTTTCACCAGGGTCACTGGCTCGGGGCGGCGGTGCGCGAGTTCTGCAGATTTCACGGCTGTTTCAGCGAGGTCGATGGCATCATCGATCACACTGAGCATCTCCGTGAACGCCTTGTTGTTCATGTCGTAAATGAGTTGCGAATGGGTTTAGACTGCTGCTTCCTCCGGCATGCCTTCGGGCGCGGCACCTTCGCCGCCGGACGTCGCTTGAACAGCTTCGAGGATGTCCTCCTCGGTGATCTGACCGCTGGCGAGCATTTCCTGCAGCAGCGCCATGATCTCTTCCTCGCTGAGGGATTCGCCGCCCATCGGCAATGCTTCGTCGGCTGGCGAGGCGCCATCGGCTGGCGGCTCAGCACCTTCCGGGGCTCCGGCTTCGTCGGCCGCGGCCATGAGCGCCGCATCGTCCATGCCCTGCGCGTAGGCTGCCTTGAGCAGCGGATGATCGAGTGACGCGAGCGTCTCCTGATGCAGCGCGGCCTGCTTGATGATGGCGTCCGCGTGCGCCTCGGTCACGCCAGCTTCCAGCAGGCTCTCATGAATTTCGTGCACCTTGCGTCCGAGATCGTCGTAAGCGGCCTGCTTGATCTGTTCACCCTCGCCGAAGACGTGCGAGGCGTCGATGGCCTCGAGAATCTGCGCGCGGGCTGCGTCCTCGCCTGCCTGCTTCTCTAGGAGGTCATGCGCCATGCGGATGCCCTCGTCAGTGCTCACGAACACGCGGGCGATTTTGCACAGCACTTCCGTGCTGAGGTCCAGCGTGGAAGCCCCGGTGCCGGCCTGCTTCTCAGTCTGCCGTGCGGGCTGTCTTGCGGGAGCGGACGCAGCGAAGCGCTGAGCGAGCGCGGGATTCGACTGCACCAGCGCTGCGCGGATACTCGCGGCGCGTTTGGAAAGGTTTGCGGCTTTCAGCGTCGTGCCGTCTGCGGGCTGGTCCGCCTTCAACTCCGCTTCACCCGGATCCTTGGGAATGCTGGCCTTGCTCGCGGTGATACCGCCCTGGCCGTCGGCGACGGTCATACGATCGGGTCTGCCGGCCGGAACCTGGGCCCCTTTGCGCGCCGTGCCGTCTGCCGGCTGCAGGCGCTTCAGTTCAGCTTCGCCGACATCCTTGGGAATGCTGGCCTTGCTCGCGGTGATACCGCCCTGGCCGTCGGCGACGGTCATACGGTCTGGTGCGCCTTCTCCGGCTGCGGATTTCTCGGCTGCGATCTTTTCCGCATACTGGCGAAGCGCGGCAGCCACTCGGTGTTGATTGGGTTTGGACATGTTAGTCGTGGGTTTGTTGGTGTGGAGGCTTTCGCCAGTGGATGTGATCTTGTGGTGAGTATGTATCAAAAATGGGCGGATGGCAATCTTTATGCGCGACGAATCATCAAACTCGCGGCGAGCCCTCGAAACAGTGTGCCGGCGTTGACGTCCGGCAGGTCTTTGATCTGGTGTGCGGCTTTCACTAAGTAGTGTCCGTAAGCTTCTATCAGACCGCCGTAGTAGTCGTCGATATTTTTTTTGAGGCCCGGACGCGCAGCGATGCTGCCGCTCTTGATGATCACCACGCGCATCGCACGATCAGACGCCTGACCTGTGCCCATTCCAAGGTCGCCGCCAACCTCGTCCATGAGACGATCGATGTTGTCCTTGCCGGGCGAGAAGGAGCAGCCTGTTTCGTCCGGCGCCACAGCGTCAGCGACATCCTCGCCGCACGCGCAGCCGCCGCTGTGCATCATCCCCGCCAGCAGCGAAGGCAGCTTGATTTCAGCAGCGTCGCACAGTGCCGCGTTCTTCTCGATGTCGGCTATCTTCTGTCCGGTCACGAGCGAAGCGAACGTGTAAAAATTGATGACCATGGCGCGCTTGGCCAGCTCGCCTCCGGCGTTGCGGAAGTCCACCTCGGCCAGTGTGTCTATCTGGTCGGCTGAAAGATCTTGCGGCGCCAGCTTGCACAGCACTTCCCGCGTCACCGCGTCAGCACGCTTCACGAATTCATCAGCCGCGGCGAGCTTCTGCAGTGTGAGATTTTCCCACTCGCTGAACGGCACGACGCGCGCATTGCCGAACTGAAACGCGGCCCATTGTGCGCCGGTAATGATCGCGTCGCCCGACGCAGCCTTCGCCATCTCGCCCTCCGGAAATGTGTAGCTCAGGAAAGTGGCGATGCGGTCAGCGCGTCGTTTGACTTCGCTGATGTCGAAGAACTTCACGTCGTCCTCGTTGCGGGCGTAGGCATACTTCTCAAACCCATCCACGAACCGCAGCATGTTGTTCTTCAGATGGCTGCAGTAGTCCGTTGTGCGCTTGCTCTTTTTCTTGCAGCACGAGCACTCGTCATGCGGGAGGCGCATGGACATCGACCAAGACAGCTCCTCGCCGGCCTTCGCCTTCTTATACATGTCCGGCGCCTTGTCCTTTTCCACCCAGGCGATCAACTCGCCGCGGTGCATCTTCGGATTCACCCGGGCCAGTCGGACGGTGCCGATGCCCTGAGTCACGGGGTTGCGATTTTTGTGTTCGCGGAATACGCATCCAAATTTTTCGAACGTGCCGTGGTGACGGTCCAGCGATCGCCGGCTGGCTGAGTCGCCGTTGCGGTTCGGCCCAAAAGTTTCTTCCTCGCCCATCGTGATCAGATGCACGCCAAACTGATCATCCGGAGGCATGTGCTCCTGCAGATCCAGGCGCGAGATGACGTCCGATGCCGACTTCGTAAATCCACTGCGGCCCCGGTCGCGCTCGAAGAATGTGAAAGCCTTGCCGTCAGCCGCCCGCAGCAGCTCCGCGTGGTCGTCCGTGGCGAATGATTTTTCGAGTTCGCGTTCGATGTGCATGGTCAGGCTTCGGAAGTCTTGTTGGTGATCAGCGCGCCGATGATCGCCGGAATGCCGGCGGCCGCCAGTCCTATCGCGCCGCGTCCGATCGCGCGCGGCGTCGACTGGCCCAGGATGCCCAGTCCACGGCGTCGCACGGTCGACAGAGCGCCTTGCGCACTCTGCGCCTTCTCAGACGAGAGTCCGGCGCGCTCCAGTAGTTTGCCCACGCTGCCCTCCGCGACGTTGGAGGATGGAAGACCGGCCATGCGGCGAAGCTGGTCAGCTTGCGGTTGCTGCGCGGTCGGGAGAGCGCGGATGGCATCCGCGATTTCGTCCGCGCTCGCGGTGTTCGCCCAAGCAGTGTCCTTGTTCAGCAGCGGAAGCAGACGCTTGCTGTAGTCATCCGTCGAGCCGGCCCCGATGACAGAGCGACCGCGCGTCGCCGCCAGTGCGCCCAGGCCAGACGAAGCGGCGGTGATCGGCGAGAACGCCACGTTCTTCACTGTGGTGGACAGCGGCCCTTCGTCGTTGGGTGCTCCTGACAAAACCTTGGAACTGTCGGACATGTTGCCCACGGTTTTCTCCAGCCCTTTCGCTCCCAGGTAATGCGCGCCGCCGGCCAGGCCTCCCGCGATCAGCGCGTTGCGCAGGATGCGGCCCAAGTAGCCCACGCGGCTCTCGCCCGAATCAGCGCGCCGCCGGCCCGACAGCGCACCGCCCGCGATCGCGCCGACGCCGCCGGACATGAGGTAGGGAACCAGCGATTTGAAGGCGTCCGAGTTCAGGTAGCTCGCAGCCTGATCGCGCAGATTGGTAGGTTTGTCAGTCATTGAAATGTTACGCTCGCTTGTTGCTGTCGGAACGCACCAGCGACAGCGGACCGGCGCCGCCGACAGTGTAGCGCGATTTCTCGTTGATGTCGGAAAGTTCGTCCGCCTGTTCGCTGTTGCGGCGGATTTCAGAAAGCAGCTTCTGCGAGTCCAAGGTGAGCCCTTCGTAACTCACTGCCTCGCGCAGGATCAAGCGCAAAGCAGCCATGTCGCCCGCGAGTTGCGGGTTCCTGGCGGTGACCGAGTTGTAGATCTCCAGCACGACTTTCGGGTCCGCTTCCTTCAGCACGGGATCTGTGCCGATCAGTCGGCGAATGGCCATTGCGCGCTTGATGTCCTCCACGGACACATCAGCGGAAATCTGCGCCTTGTTCAGCCGCGGCTTGGACGTGATGCCGGTGATCACTCCTTCGGCTTTGTCCGCGGCAGCCTGCGTTGCTCCGGCTACTGCGGCGACTGGCTTTCCGAGCAGATCCATCAGGCTGATGGACTCCTGCTTGTTCTCGGGATCGCTGGTGCTGCGCTTGTCTCCAGTCGACTTGTCGCCGCCGCCGCCCACGGGCGGTCCGCTGGCGCGCGGCGGACCACCAGATCCAGCGGCGGGCTGTGCTGTTGTCGAGATCGAATCGACATTATCCAGCGACTTCTGCGCGTCGTCCACCTTGGCCTTGTCCGCCTTCTCAGGTTTAGGGACGTTGAATATATCGCTGACGTCTGCATCATTGTCCACCTGGTGGACCTCGACCGCGGTGCCGTCGCTGGCCTTGGCGGCCATCTTGATCAGCACTTCCAGCGTGCTGGCGGCCTTCGCCAGTTCTGCAAATTTCTGCCCGAGCGCGTGTCCGATGTCGTAGGCCCGCTGCGGCACGCGGACGTCATAAGCAAACCGCAGCAGCTTCGTGCGATGCGGCGCTGCGAACTTCTCCATGAACGCGCCGGCCGCTTTGACCGCGGCGGGCGGCTGATACTGCAGCGCCTCTTGTTCGAACTCGGAAATGTCGCGCTGGAAATGCCAGTCGCCAACACGCGGCGCCGCTGTAAAAATCTCACTGGCGAGTTTGGACATCTCGTCTTCGAGATCAACTTCGAGCGTCAGCAGCGCATCCTGCAACTGCTCGCGCGACACCGCCTGCTTGAATGTTTCGTGCACCTTCGCCGGCTGGTCAGTCACCTGCGCGGCTGCCTTTTCCAGATTCGCCTCACGCCTCATTGCGGCGGCCAAGTCGACGGTGCGCGGATCGTGCGTCGAAAAAGAATGCGGACCGGCCGCTGCCTTCTCGTGATTGAGTCCGGTGGCGTAGCCGACCACAAGCGTCGGAACATCCACCAGCGGCACCGTCTGACCGCGCGCGTCGTCCGCAGCGTGATCGATGTAACTGACGGTGCGGAGAGTGTTGTAAACCTGGGCGAGCTTCTCGAGCTGCGCAGGCGGCAGATCCTCGCGAG